TTCCTATCTCAGAATCAACATTGCCTCTGTGTGCGTAGGACAGTTGAGTTCATACACAATCTATCCTCAACATAAGCTGCCCGTTGATGAACCTTTCAAGAAGTCGAAGAAGGGTCACATGAAGCTTGTTGGTGGAGTGGATGGACATTTTCACACCGTTAATGAAAACGATCTTCCACAACTGGAAGACAAGCTTGGGACTGTTTTTGAGGATGGAGTTATCAAGGAACTTCACACTCTTGAAGTAGTACGAAATCGTGCAAAGATTTTGACTTACTGAACACTACTTATAATTCGAAGAATATTTCCGAGAAAAGCATCTGTAGATAGAATGACTCGTTAAAATAAGATTCTACAGGGACCAGGGCACCTTTCCAGAAGTGTGCAATGCATCTACAGGCTACATTGTAGAAAACTTGGGGGTGAAAGCCCAAGATTGATGGTTAGCTAGGCTAGCTCGTTAATCATCATATGCCTCAGAAGTTCATTTTGGTAGAACGCTCCCTTGGTATGGGAGAGGATAGCGGTTCGAAGCCGCTGTGAGGCTCCATCTCCTTTTTCTTTTGAAAACTGAATAGGTTGTTTTTCTGTTACGAGAAAATGTCTCTATAGCTTAACAATTTGGAAAAGCGTCGCAGTCCGAAAGCGGGAGCTATTGGTTCGAATCCAATTAGAGACGCCAAATCAACCGTAAAAATAGACCGAAAATATTTTCCATATCTCGGTTTACATTTCCTAAGTTTCCTGTTATTGTATACATAATGAATCGGTTGCTCGAAACTGCCTACAAGGTTCTAGCGTTTGCTCTAAACAGCATTTTCTGGATCACTGTAGTTCTCTCTTGCATTCAGGTCGGTTTGACGATCTGGTGGGCAGTTAGCTGCTATTTTGCTTGGTTTGCTAACTGAGAAAAGAAAAAGAGAAAAAAGATTTCGATAACGGTTTACAAAAGACAAAAAATAGGTTACTGTATATAAGACTCGAAAGACGGCAAAGAGAGAGAAAACAGAAAAACCTCTCCCACCGTCAAAAAACCAAACCCCCAAAAAACTAGAACAGATAACAGAAGGTATATTTCTAACATGACTACTCTTTTCAAGACTCTCAAGGTTGGACAGCTTGTCCGTGTCGTTTCCACCGTCAAGACTTCCGAGGGCAAGACTCTCGTTTCACACGGTTGCAAGGGATTTGTTGGCTCGGTGAGCGGCGAAGCGGAGAATGCGAGCTATAGCATTAACTTCCCCAAGCGAACCGTCACGCTGACAGCGGAGGATGTTCGTTCCAATCTCAAGACTTGCAAGGGTCGCCCGCGTAAGGTTTCGGCTTCTTCGACCGCTGAGTGAGCGGACAAAAAAGCCTGCATAGATAAGTGTTTACATTCGTCAATCAATGATATAGACTGATAAGGAACTCTACGAATCATGCTCATAGCATAGAGCCACGTTAAAGAAAACGTAAGACGAGAATTGTGGCTTCCTTCTCGCAATACACTGTGCGCAGAGAGAATCAGATTTTGTCCTTCGGTAAAAATCGAAAAAAGCGGGAATGAAAAACACCTAGTAATGGACCAGAGAAAATAGGCTGGCATGAATGGGAACCCTGCGCGTTCAAGGACGATAATCTCTTACGAGTTGACAAAGAAAACTGCCACAAGAGGTTGCTACTAACCCAAATGTGGAGTGATATAGAAAAGTAGCACAATGCGTTCATAGCACAATTGGTAGTGCAGCAGGCTCTTAACCTGACGGTTCTCGGTTCGATGCCGAGTGGACGCACCAAATTTATGGGGATATGGTGGAATGGCAGACACGGGAGACTCAAAATCTTCTGCCGCAAGGCGTCTCGGTTCAAGTCCGAGTATCCCTACCAAATATAAAAAGACGTTTCCTTGAAACCGAACCGACAAAAAGGTCTTTAAACGACTGGATAATCGGAATTCCGTTAAAGGATGACACCAGGGAAAGACCGGAAATCGCGTTGGGGTTTGATATTAGCTTATTATGGAAAAGCTGCCTAGTAATGGGTGAAACTTGGTTCGATTCCAAGATATTGAGACGCGCCCCTGACACCCCGGAAAGACGGGGAAACTTAACGGAGACAAAATGGAAGATACTCAAGCAATTGTCAACGCTTTCTTTGGAAAGAAGGTTAAGCAAATAGTTGTTTTGGATGGTTGTCGTGAGGACGATTATTGCTCCATTCATTTCGATGACGGAACAATTCTCTATATCGAAGCTTCAAGCGAATGTGGCGAACCTCAATTATACATTCACACCGACAAAGACTAATTTTTTGACAACAGCAACAACAAAAAGTCACGATTGCAAAGTTCGGTACACCCTGGCTATCAAACGCCAAAATATCCTTAGCGGGAGCAGTAGTGGTTCAACTCCACAGCAGTTAATCTAACATCATTATTCGATTAACTGAATTGGTCTGTAAGAAGGTTCGATTCCTTCGCTGCAATCTAAAATGATAAGCTTGTTGTTGTCATCATCTAATGGGATCATAGCTCAATTGGTAGAGCAGTTGACTTTTAATCAAACGGTTTCCGGGTTCAAGTCCCGGTGATCCCACCAACAAACTTCACGGATGATAGTAAAATGTCCACAGATACAAAAAAGACTCATGTAAAACCGAAATTGCAGAAATTCAAGCCAAAGCCTCGTGAAGAGTTTGGTGAAGACTGCTGGAGTCTTGGAACCTTTGTTTGTACCAAGTGCGGCAAGATTATGCGAGAGCACGATTACGAACTTTACCACGGTTACAGAATCTCTAAGAAGCTTTTCGAGGATGATCCTGTTGCTTACGTAAAGGCACTCAAGAAGGAACAAGCAAAGCCCTCTTGTGAACATGCGGGGAAGACTTTCAGGGTCAGGGAACTTCCACCTTTCATTATGCCTTTCATGCGAAAGCGAGACAGGCGAAAACTCAAGCAGATTTCAAAGATCTAAGATCTCAAAAAATGGTCCCGTACACTAACGGTCAGGTGACAAGACTCTCAATCTTGGCGTGTCGAGTTCGATTCTCACCGGGATCACCAAATTATGCAACAAACACAAAGAAGTAAAGCAGTTTGTGCTTTGATCGTCCATCCAGACACCAAGAAGCATATTCTCTCAATCTCAAGGCGAGACAACTATCATGCCTTTGGATTGATTGGAGGAAAAGTGGATCCCGGTGAAACGGATGAACAAGCGGTAGTTCGTGAAGTGTTGGAAGAAACAGGTTTTGAATTTACAATCCTGGCAAATGTGTTCGAACGTCTCTGTAAAGGCGAACAAGACTTTACAACGACAACTTTTCTTGGTACTGTTAACTGGTTGCCTCCTCTCAAATGGAAGGGGCAAATCGAAGGTGAAGGCATCATAAAGTGGTGTACCAAGCAGGAATTGCTTGATGGTCCCTTCGGAGCGTACAATAAGATCCTCTTCGAAAGAATTTTTTGAGATAGAGGTTTACACAAAATCAAACTTGTGGTACATACTTAGAACAACTTAATATGATGACAATGACGACTGCTTGAATCCATTACTGGCATTTTGTTTGTGGCTGAACCAAATCCTTGCTCGGGAGAATAAGGCATCCATCAGCGGAATACGGGTGGAATCTGAGAGGCATAGAAGCGTAAGGTATTATGAAGCTAGGACAATGCGTGTTCCGTTCTAGTGTAGTAAGTGAGTCTGACCAATTCGATCAGAGCTTGGGATTTTGAGAGTAAATGCTCTCCATTCTGTAGACTAAAGCCTAGCTAGCTTTATAGGAGTGTGACCGAATAACGCAACTGTGTGGGTAAGTAAGTGGGGTGATTCCCGCTTCGAACGAAGTACCAGTAATGGATTCAAGAAGACTAGAAGTTTTCATCAGAAAAAGAAAGATAGCAGCGTGGCTAATCACCACTAGTGCAGTATGACCTGCATGAAATGAAAAGACGTTTAAGCAGCATAAGGTGATTCTTGTGTGGAAAGCGTCAACAAAGCTCCTTCTCGGATGAGACGCTTGGTAAGCGAAATGTTTTGGCATGGAGCCCTGGTAAAAATGGGGTGTAGAAGTGACAATAACAGCCAACTATTCGGGAATCGTCCAACGGTCAGGACCGCAGACTTTGAATCTGCTTATCTAGGTTCGAATCCTAGTTCCCGAACCAACTCAACAATAATAACATGGTCCCATCTTCTAACGGTTTAGGAAACCACCCTTTCAAGGTGCGCAATACGAGTTCGAATCTCGTTGGGATCACCAATCTTTGATAAGAATGCTCGCAAGGTTTACATCATTCGAACACTGAATACCAAAACAACTTTGCAAATTTTGTCTTATCTCAATTTCACATATGAAGAATGCCGGTAAGGTTTACATCAAACCATTATTTTGAACAAAAACAACTTTACCACTTTTGTCTTCGTATTTGTATTTCTTCATTCTCACAGTTGAGAATGGTAATCGCAAAAAACATAGTCTCATCACACAACTTTACTCTATTTTTTAACAGAGGTGAATCATCATGGCAAACAAGAATATTTTCAACAAGTCCGCAGTAGCACAGTCAAACGTTCCAGTTGCGAATGCAACCAACCTTGCAGGTGGTAAGGCATATTCGCTCACGGCAAAGCAGGCAATCGCACAGTATGCCGTAACGGGTACTTTCAACGGAACCTACTACGCAGACGCAGATCAGCACCTCAAGTCGATTCAGGGCTTGTTCTTGGATAAGACCGTCGATGCAGCTTTCATCGCAAAGCTTGCAGTCTACTCGCGTCAGTCAGCATACATGAAGGATATGCCAGCATTCTTGCTTGCAGTCCTTTCGACGAAGGACGTTGCCCTCTTCAAGAAGGCATTTCCATTGGTTATCGATAACTCAAAGATGCTCCGCAACTTTGTTCAGATCGTTCGTTCAGGTGCGCTTGGTCGTAAGAGCCTCGGTTCCGCGCCAAAGAAGGCAATCAAGGCGTGGTTTGATGCTCGTACAGACGAGCAGCTTTTCTCGGATTCCGTTGGAAACGATCCATCGCTTGTTGACGTGATCCGTTTGGCTCACGTTAAGCCAAACTCAAACGTTCGTGAGACGCTTTTCAAGTATTTCATGGGAAATGAGATTTCCGCAGAGTCAAAGGGCAATCTCCCAAAGATTGTTCAGGAGTACGAGGACTTCAAGGTTAACTTTGCTTCCAAGGCAGAGGCACCAAAGGTTCCATTCCAGATGCTTACTTCGCTTCCATTGACTGAGACTCATTGGAAGAAGATTGCCACGGACGCAAAGTGGCAGATGACTCGTATGAACCTTAATACCTTTGCTCGTCATGGTGTATTCAAGGATTCTAGCTTGACGAAGCTCATTGCAGATCGTCTTGCAGACGAGGGTAACGTAAAGCACGCAAAGGTATTCCCATACCAGCTTTTCGCAGCATACAAGACTGTTGATGATTCTGTACCTGTCAAGGTAAAGAATGCGTTGCAGGACGCAATGGAGCACGCTGTAAAGAATGTTCCATCATTCAACGGAAAGAAGATTTTTGTTGGAGTAGACGTATCCGGCTCAATGCAGTCGCCAATCACGGGAACCCGTGGTACTGCAACGTCAAAGATTAACTGCAACGAGGTTGCAGCTTTGATCGCGGCAGCAATGGTAAAGGCAAACGACAATACCGAGGTATTGCAGTTTGATACGGCTTGCAAGCCATTAAAGGGATTGAATGCTCGCGATTCAGTCATGACGAATATCTCAAAGATTTCGTTTTCTGGTGGTGGAACGGACTGCTCGTCGGTCCTTCGTCATCTTAACTCGAATGCAGCAAAGGGAGATTTCGTTGTTATCGTCTCCGATAACGAGTCTTGGATGGAGTTCTATAACTCAGGGTTCCGTAAGGGAACAGGTCTTGCTCACGAGTGGGCAACCTTTAAGACTCGCAACCCAAAGGCAAAGTTGATCTGCATCGATATGCAGCCAAACCTTACAGCACAGATCAAGCCTGCCCAGGACGTTCTTTGTGTTGGTGGTTTCTCGGACAACGTTTTCTCGATCATGGAAGCGTTTGCAGACAATGAGAAGAATGATCCAGATTTTTGGGTTTCAAAGATTGAACAATCCTCACAGATTGGCTTCTGAGAAAAACAAAATAGAAGAATAAGAAGACCCGGTGAGCAATCATCGGGTTTTTCATTTTGAAATTTCGATGCATACTTATACCAAGTTGTAGCAAATTCAAGGGTAGGTACGATACATGGAAAATCTATATAGAGTCTCTTCTTCTCCGTCGAAACAGGCTGACTTTCTAATCACATTGTCAACGTTACAGATCGGATTGCTCATAGGCTTTATTTTGGTTTCCGTGGCAGGTGGATTGCACGCAAAGCACAATAACCAACAACAGACTGCTGCGACAACAACAAGCGTGCCAGCAGTATCTACAGCAACACAAGAACAACCTCCTAGAACGATTCTATATTCGTCACAAGCCTCTGTAGCAAGCGAAGGGTCACTACGCCATGAGTAAGGCTCCAAGGGATTTGCTTAAAGAATACATAAGGGAACTTCTGATTCAAGAAGTCTTTACAGATACCGCTTTCAACAAAAGTGAGAAGCGTAGACAAAAGTTTAAGACTAAGTTTGATACAAAGAAGGAGACTCCAAGAGTCGAGAAGCCAGATTCTTCCTCTGACTGATACACTTTTTTGACACGCTGCGTCACGAAGTTACATTCCTGTTACACACTTTGTCCTACACTAGAACTATCTAGGACTAGGAAAGGGGACAAAGAACATGAATCTTACAATTGATCAGATGACAATCTTAGCTTTTGGCTTAACGATTGCTTCTTGGGCATTGGTAAAAGGCATTGGCAAGTTATTCAAAATTGACTAAGAATATGCCTAAAAGAAAGACAGATAAGCGATAATAAAAGTTGTTGCGACCTGTTTACTCTAATCTCTACCTAGTGTATCACTATAGAACATCGAGAGACAGACAGAACGTCACCGACTGCTGAACCTCGATGCTCCTAAAAACCAACGTCGGTCAAATCTAAACCATTTTATAGACCGGGTTGAAAAAAGCATTAGGAATATACAAACGTTACGTATTAACAACAAAGAACATTGGAGTATCACAACTATGACTACATCAACACAAAACAAGACAGAACGCCTCCTTGCACGTCTCCGCGAAACCAGCAAGCGTGCGCAACTTGATTCCCCAGTTTGGGCTCTCGTTGAAGATGGAGCGATTGCTCGCTCACCACGTAGCGTAAGCTACATCTTCTCAACTCGTGAGAAGGCAGAGCAAGTTCGTTCGGAACTCGTTCAAAACGGTCGTGAAGTAAGCGTCGCTCGCTTCGTCACAATCTGAAAACAGACAGACTTTCCTACTTAGGATAAAGTAGGTGGTGGAAGCATAGCTTATATCTCTTGCGGGTATAAACTACAGCCCCGAAAGACCGGATTATCGAAAGGTAGTCCGGTTTTTCTTTTTTGTTAATCGGCATGGATATTTATCCTCATGTCCATCCGAGCAACAACAAGTTTTCAACATTCTGTTTTCTTGTGCATAAATCATAACCTAACAACGTATACACAACAGAATCCCTTAAAGACTTCGTATAACCATACTTGCAGGTCAATGATCTTGGGTTTCAAGTATTCGGTGTTTCATAACGGAACATACCTTATGTCAATCAAAGACAAGTATGAAGCCGAAACTGCTGCCTATAAAGAAGCAACTCACCTAGCAGACTTACAAATCTTTGATCTAGGTACATGGTGGTATAAGACAACGATGTTCAACCTCGACTATGTGAAGTCAGAAGTCTCCGATTCTTTCAATGATCGATTTGGTGAGTTCTTGGTTTGGTGTGAGATTGTCCCGTATGCCAAATAATAACCATAAAGATCACAAGATTTGTAACAAGACAACGGATGAAGTATGGTCAACCAACTTTAGACCAAACTCGATTCACGATATTTCCTTTTGGCTTCATAGAAATCCATGGATGTGTCAAAGGTGTTTGCATTTGACAGTCGAGTATATGCTTAAAAACAAGGCAGAAAAATAATTTCCGAAAATAGGTTTACATTTAGGAAATTGCCTGTATAATCAAGGTATGTCCAACAGCAATCAAACCCCCTTCTCCTCTCCTGGCGGGCTTCCTGCTCTCCTCGCGAACCTTAACCATAAGGTTACGCAATGCAAGCGCAACGGCATTTGTCCGTCGTGCGGTAGCAACAAGGTCACTTCCAGCGATTTCCGAGACGAGCTTTCCATTCGGGAGCACTCGCTTTCGGGGCTCTGCCAGAAGTGCCAGGATGCGTTCTTCACGGACGAGGAAGGCTGAAATATCATGCACCCTGATGCTAGAAACGCTTTGATCCTGATTTTTGGCACGCTGGCTTCCATTGCCTGCCTTGTTTCAACGACGATTTGCCTATATGGCAAGCATAACTTTGCTTCTGGAGTCGTAGCCGGACTCACTTTGTACTTTGTGATCGCCGTGATTCGAAATCGACCCTGAAAATAGGGCAGAAACTATTTTCTTGGATATGGTTTACATTTTCCAAAATCCTTGGTATAGTATATAAAGAATCGGAAGCGTCCAAAAAAGGGAACGAAAATGGCTATCAAGATCATCGAGCGCAATGAATTTGTTTCTCCGACGTTCCGTTGCCGGTGCCGTCATTGCACTAGCCTACTGGAATACGGTGCGCTCGACCTTAATTGGTGCGACGCAATGGCATACGATTATCTCAAGTGTCCGGTTTGCGGCAACGATGTTCCGCATCGCAGCGAGAATCTCGTACAGACCGGAAAAAACTACTGATTTTTAGGCACTAAATAATATTTTGGGTATTGGTTTACATATCCAGAATATTTGCTATAATAGATAGTATGAAGAGCAAGACCGATAACAAGGTTTCTACGCGCAAGCGTCGTAACGACCGCAACCACGTTATCTACGAGATTACGTGCGATGAGACGGGCGATACGTACATCGGTATCACCGTTGCTCGCGGTCGTGCTTACCAGAAGTCCATTGAGACTCGTTGGAAGGGTCATATCTATCACGCTTGCATTGAGAACCGTGATCTTCCGCTTGCCGCGACCATTCGTTACCATGGTCCCGAGAAGTTTTCCAAGAAGCTTTTGGGCATTGTCCGTGGAAAGGCTGCCTGTCATGCCGAGGAGACTCGCTTGATTAAGGAATTGAAGCCGACCTTGAACGTTGTTTCTGTTAACCGAAAGAAGAAGAAGTGAAACAAATGTTTTCCATCATTCTCAATCACTTCAAACATGCTCGATGGCTTCAAAAGTCTTTCGGTTTCACCTTCGCAGAAGCTTGGAGGCTCGCGCCAGCGTTTGAAGGTACGTACGTGAATCTTGACATGATCCGGTCGATGAAGTTCGACTTCTCCGTTTCGGAGAACGTTCCCAACAATCAGGGCGGATATTGGGATGCTCCAGGGATTGTAGTTCGATCCAAGTTTAACAAGAATGGAAATCTTTTGGTTTCCAAAGATAATCGTCTCGTTTGAAAGAAGAAAGAAATGACCATTACCATTATCAAGCGCGTTGAACCAACTGAGCCAACCCGAGTTATTGCTTGCACCACTTGCACGAGTGAGCTTGGCTACAACAAGTCCGATGTTAAGGTCTATGCCGAGGATCGTCCTTGTGGCTTGTGGCAGGAATATATTGACTGCCCTGTGTGCAATCAAAAGATTGTCCTTTCGTCATTGAGTGAGGCACGACGAGTCGATCCTGATGAAGAGCGCAAGCTTCGTTCCAAGCCAACCGATGAGTGGCGATTGAATCCACTTGCAACAAAAGGTCACTGACACTTAATTCTGGAGAAGACAAACAAAATGCCTACGAATAACAGTAATTCAGTTAAGCCCATCATGGTATCTAGCTATCGATCTCTTAAGGATCTGGAAGCAATTTTGGAGGATGGACATATCGATCCCGATGATGCAATTTCGCTTTGTGAGCGTCTCCGTAAGGAAGTGAAGCGACACAAGAAGACCAAGCGAGATTCTATTGCAGCCTTCGACACACTTCGCCTTGAGCTTCACGAGAAGAGTCACGAGGTTGTTGAGCTACAGGCAAAGCTTACCGACGCCGAAGAGCTTGTTACCGAGCATAAGCAGGAGCTTCTAATTGAGCGAGAACGCCTTTCCTTGCAGGACATTGAGATCGCTGATTTGAAGCGAGAGCTAGCTGCTCTTCGAGGATGCCTGGGGCTTTGAAACTTATGGCAAGTAACAACAAAGACAACTACGAGAACTTCGCTTCAAACATGACGGACATTGCAAATCGTGTTTTGACCGATTGCAAGGTTAAGGACGAGGAGCTTTATTACCTGGCTCGTGGTGCAAAGAATTTGATGAAGAAGATTGCTTTGATCGAAGAGACAGAGAAGCAAGCAAATAAGAACAGTTCTCTTGAGAGCACAACAGACAAGGCACTTGAACGTCTTAAGAATATGAATCCAAAGGAATTGCTCGGAACGTTTGTTGATGCTGGAATTGTTGACGCCAACGGAAAGCTGATGCCTGCGTATCAACAAAGCTGTACCTGCACTCGTCGTCTCGGAGACTACTGCCCGACTACAGATGATGCGTGCCCAACTCACGGCACAAAGAACAAGAAGTAAGGATTGATTATTATGGCAAAGGCTCGATACAACAAGGCATACAAGAAGGAACCTGAGAAGGTCATTGCTACTGCCACGCTTAGGAGTGACGTTAAGCGTACGGAGCTTGATCATACCGAGTGGTTTGCCGGTGATAAGGTTGATCTTGTTAAGCGAATTGATTTTCCAAAGACCGCTGGTATCCGTTATCGTATCAAGGGAACAATTCAGTGGGTCAAGGCAAGCGAGCTAAAGGGAATCAGGAGCGTTTGAACTTACAATGAAAAAGAAACGTGCAAGCCATACTGTTTGTAAAATGATCCACGCTGCTCATCGTGGTGAAGAGCGTTATGGAATAAAGAACATCTATAAGCTTGAAACGGCAATTCGCGTTATTCTCAGTAACAAACAGGACGACAAATATATCAACCTTGGAGACTCACGATATATTTTCAACATCGACGGAAAAGAATATTGCGTTGTCTACCAAAGGAAGAGTCAGACTTTGGTAACTTTTTTGCCTCCAAAGTCTCTTGGAACTCTAAAGAATCCAGACTATTCGATCGCTTCTGGTAAGTTGAAGGATAAGTACCAAGAGTATCTTAAGCTTAGTTCCAAACTTGCACACGCCAAGCGTCAATTGGTTGAGTGGGAGACTGCTTTTGAAAAGCTAAAGCCTGGAGCAGAGGCTTATGAGTATTACGCGGCTCTTGAACTATCAAGGAAGTTTGATCTTGTCGAATCTATCTTGCTTGTAGCATGTTACAGGCAGCTTTACAGCAAGCATCAATGTAAGCGTGGACAGATCAAGGATCAAAAGCTAGTTATTCTGAATCTCGTTGACGAACAGACTGCTGTAGGACTTGAGCTGCGAAAACTTGCGTATTAGCCTATAAAACAGGCAGAAAATAATATTGGAAAATCGGTTTACATTTGCCAAAAATCGTGCTAATGTATATACATAATCAACCCTCACCCGAGAAGAGAGCCCGTAGCCGATGACCATTTTCACCAACAACGACGTTTTCGTTTCCTCCCTCTCGCGTCGGGTTGTGATCGCTACCGATACGTCTTACGTGGGTCAGGTTATTTCGACCTTCTCCAAGGTCGAGCGCATTATGTCGGACGTGTGGGACGACGTGTTCTATGCCGTTGTCGCGGAGGTTGGGCAGCTTGGCTACGTCTTCAAGACGATTCGTCTTGGTTGCTCGGAGTTCGGTTATTCCTATGCCGTGGTTGATGCACCGGAGCACGCGAAGGCTGCTTACGCTGCGTATCTCGTCAAGTGTGAGCAGGATCGCCAGGCTGCTGAGTCTGCTCGTCTTCGTGAGCAGAACGCTCGTATCGAGGCTGCGCGTCGTGTGGAGCTTGCTCGCGCTGCTGCGCTTCCCAAGCATGGTGATCTGGTCGTTGTTAGCGTCGATCGTCGATGCCGTAATCCCCAGGTCCAGGCTGCGAATGGTTGCATTGGCAAGGTCTTTTGGGTCCGCGATGGTCGCTTCGGTGTGACGCTCTCGGACGAGCGAGATGCTCGCGGTAACTTCACCAAGGTTGTTTGGTGCAACGAGAAGCAGATCCGCAAGACTGCCTGAACAAAAATCGCTTAAGAGCGATACAAAAAATCAAGAAGGTGGTATCCCATGAGAGTGGGACCACCTTTTAGCTTTTGGAGCGCAAGTATGTTGATCGACAAAAAGAATCCTGATTATGACTATCGAGACGTTTTCCTTATTCCTCAATATTCGGAAATAACCTCACGAACACAAGTAAGCACAACGTCAACGATAACAAGTATGTTGTCATTGGAAGTTCCTGTTATTTCTGCAAACATGGACACGGTAACAGAATCCGCAATGTGTATTGCTATGGATAAAGCAGGAGCAATCGGTGCTTTGCATAGGTTTATGTCAATCGAACGAAACGTTGAGGAGTTTCAAAAGGTAAAGGATGCTGGAGCTAAATGCTTTGTTTCAATTGGAGTCAATGCTGACAGCAAAGACAGAGCGAAAGCTTTGATGGAAGTTGGAGCGGAATATTTCGTTATTGACATTGCTCACGGACACTCCAAGATGATGAAAGATATGGTTGTTTGGCTTCGACAAGAAGCAGGAACCAAAGTGGTCATCATGGCAGGCAACGTTGCTACCAGGGAAGCAACAGATGATTTGTGTGAATGGGGAACGGACATTGCAAAGGTTGGAATTGGTCCCGGAGCAGTTTGTTTGACAAAGAACGTCACAGGCGTAACAAGACCTCAATTCTCTGCTGTGCTTGAGTGTTCTAAAGGTATTCTTCCAACGGTAGCAGATGGAGGAATAAGAGAAATCGGAGACATATGCAAAGCTATTGGAGTCGGTGCTTCCATGGTCATGTGCGGAAAGCTGTTTGCAGGCACTCAGGAGGCTCCAGGAGCGAGGATAGAAGGGTCCAAGGTATATCGAGGCATGGCAAGTAAGGATGCCATGCTAACCATACGTGAGGACGACGGCAACCTACCAACTCCAGAAGGAATGACAACGACAATCAAGCAAGAAGGTTCTGTCATTGAGGTTGTTAAGCATATTCAGGGTGGACTACGTTCTGCAATGAGTTATTCAAATGCAAGAACCATAGAAGAGTTCAAAACAAAGTCAAACTTTGGAATCAGGTTTACAGCATAGTCATAGTCTGTTATGGTACAGGCTCACAGACAAGAAAAGAAGAAGAAGAAGAAAGAAACAAAAACTTATGGCAATTGGAAGCACAATCCTTTACGTTGAACCAACAACAGGCAAGGTAAAAGAAATCTATAACCATATGAGTGCTCACCTTATGTATACAGGTCGAGTTCTTCATGATTTCTATAAGACCAAGGAACAAGTCTCGGAGCTTGTTGAAAATGGTGACTTATACTGCATTGGATATTCAACAAACCAAGTACCTGACGATAAGCTGAACGATGAAGTTTATCGAAATGGAAACAAGCACTGTACTTTCTATATCCGAGATAGAAATGACAAATCACAGAAGCGAAAGACAAGAGAGCATGATGATCTGAATCATGCAATCGAAACGCTTGACAAGAATCCTCAACAGTTTACTTATATCTGGAAGGATGGTAAGTGGTACTATCGTCTTTGGCGTCGTCGTGTAGAAGAGATGAACAATTTGAGAATTTATCACGACGATGAAGAAGATGGTTGATTGACAACATATTTATCATCATGGGTTCCCCTGGTTTTCTGAACCAGACAAGGATAGCACGATAAAATAAACTAGAGTAGTAGTTCGGTAATTTGAGTAACGTAACAACTTTCACGCATTTCTGTTTGTAAGTGACGACACTGAAAAAAAGTAAAAGTAACTGACTCGTTCGACGAAACTAAAAAAATGTAATTGCCCCGGATGGTAGAAGCGTGAAAGCTACCATCCGGGGATTTTTTTATCCATGATTTTAGACCAAATAAGCAACTCAAGTAAATCTCAAGACTCTCAAAATAGACCAAGCAAGTCTATATTTAGTCTTATGGATCTTGTTGGATATCTTGAGACTTCGATGCATGAAGTCCGTATGACAGAGACGGACACGCATTTCTATTACTATGCAATCGACAGAAACCAGATGATCGCATCCAACACGAATCAAGCAGTTGTGTCATGCCATGTTCAACTTCGTAAGAAGCTTCTCTCGTACGAACACGCAGACTCGTATCTAAATGAGATACCGCAGGTCAGTTGGGTCTATACAAGTATGTCATACAAGAGACAGAACATTGCCCTTGATATGTATGCGTTCATCATAAAGCGTCATGGGATGCTCTGGTCTGACATAAAGCATTCCATTGGAGCAACAAAGCTTTGGGAACTCGTATCTTCCAAATACAAGGTATCTTTGGTTGACTTTGGACAAGACAACGGAAAGATTGTTAAGGAATGGACCAAATCTTCCATGGAAGACAAGTGGTACAGCAAACGAGAGCTAATGTTACTTGCTCATAGTGAGCAGTAGATTTCATAGATGGACGGATAAGATGGTCTTACCATTCGAGTCCATTCTTTGATTAGGTTTCCAGAACGTTCGTATGCTTCGTTTTCGTATGGAGTATCCAAATCTGTGTCATACTCCGAAACCATATCTAAAAGCGTTCCACGCTCGTTCTGTTTATGATGGGTAAGCTCATGGGCAATGGATCTAAGGATATCTAAAAGCATCCTGTTGCCACCAAGGACCATAATATCAGTTGTGTGAGGATCGTAGCCTCCGGTGGTCATTCCCCTCTCTTCATCGCGAGCTTTGAAGATGGTGATCTTTGAAGGAAGTTGGTCAATGTCAAGTTTTGTTTTGCAAAACTTTACGAAATGCTTCAAAAGCTTCATTCCCTCTGGAGAAAGTTTGACTTGTGTATGGATAGTGCAAGGCATAGAAATACTTAGAATTATGAATAAGTATGGTGTAAGTAAATGAACAAGCTAAGAATATTCGCCGAAGAAAAAGAATTTGGCAAAGGTATTACCCATATAGAGGATCTAAAGCCTGCACAGCTTTTGGCTCTGCTTCAACAATTCAATTTAGGCAAGGGATTCACCGTCACAGAGAAGATGGATGGATTCTTCATGACCTTTGGCAAGGATCAATCTGGATTCTTTGCAGGAACAAAGAACACCACTTGGAGATCTGCTGCTGACTTCCCTGATCTCTACTTCTTAGCCGGGCTAAAGAACTATATTCAAAGACTCCAAACGCTTGATGTTGGTGGCTCTGTTCAACAAGCTTTCAACCTTCCTTCACCGCCTCTAAACGTTAGAATCACTGGCGAGTCCATTCCTAGCTACGATCATAACATCGTTATGTATGATCCTTCAATCATTGGTGATGGCGTATTTGTCATTTATCAGATGACCTTTGATGGACAGCAAGTAACCGATCCAAAAGAGATAAACAAGTGGATCCAAATTGCTCAAACAAGCACAACCATCAAGTTTTTCACAAATCCACAGGTTGCCTGGAAGTTCAAAGCGCCAAAGAAGATTGTCGTTGATCTTGAGAAGGTAATCGCAAAGCATGGAAACATTCTTTCAAAGCCTGCAAGAACAGAAGAAGACAAGATTCTAAAACAAGCCATTATCTCAAAGGTTCAACAAGCAGGAATGCTTATCAAGCAAAGAATCCTAAAAGACCCATACAATCCTTTCTTTGGTGGTGACTTTGAAGGATTTGTTGTCCATATGCCAGATGGCTCCATGGTCAAGGTGATTGACAAAGACAAGTTCACCAAAGCAAAAGAAGAGAACTGGCATTTCATTGACAACATGCAAACGGCAGAGAGAGACTTCAAGAAGAACACAAAAGGTTCACCAGAAAACCTTGCTGCTCATGTTCAGTCATTTGAAAATGCAATCGTTGGAATCAAGGACGACTTTCAAGCCAACGCAGACAAGTACATTTCGATCGCTAGAAAGAAACAAGACACAATCGAAGAGCTAAAGCTTTACGCAAGAAAGATTGCAAAACTAAAGGAACTTGTTAAGCAAGGTCAAATGGAACCTCAACAAATCATAGACCTCTACAACAAGAGACAGATAAACGAACAGAGCAACAGAGCAATCTTCCAAGAAGGTGGTCATGCCTTTGGCGATCTTGTTAACTCAGTTGTCCCAAAACAGTTTCTTGATCCAACCATCAAGCAGGCATTGAAGTCGATTGGACTTGACAACGCAGGATACAGGATTGTTGGAAATGTTTCAAAGCCTTACCTTGGAGACATAGACGTAGCAATCAACTCGAAAGAACTTGCTTCAACCTATTCTCTCGACACAACTGACCAAGACACATTTTGGGCTTCTCTTGACTCTACGTTAGAGAAGTACAACGTGCCATACACGGTAAACAAGGGATTCAAACAGTTCCATGTTGTTACAAACGTTGTGGACCAGTCTGGAGCAGTCCAACCCGCTGTAGATGAGACAGGAAAGGTCAAACTTCCAAAGCAAAAGGCAAAAGTTCAAATTGACTTCTTTGTAGGCTCTATCGACTGGATGAAAGACGTTCTATCTGGAGCGCCCGAGAGAAGCAAGTACAAGGCATATTTCAGAAACGTTCTTCTTAGATCAATCGTTTCGCTTGTGAGAAATCCAAGAAAGCCAAACGAACGCTATGTTCTTGATTTCAAGTCGGGCGTTGATTTGGTTAAGTTTGAAGTTCTCCCACCAACAGGCAGACAGAAGAAAGAACAAGAGAACATAACTTCAAGAGCAGCTTATCTTGGTGATGCGAACGCATTAGCAAAATGGCTATTTGGTCCAAACCATTCATGGAAGGACATTGAGTCTTTTGAAGACTTGGCAGCTCTGATAAGATCACCGGACTTCATATTCAAGTCTTATCTCCCACAAATTCTCGAGAAATTCCGAAAAGAAGTCGCAAAAGACAAGAAGGAAGTTCCTCAAGAAACGATGGCTGAACAAGCTTCTTCTTCTTCTTCTTCATTGCCTGGCAACAAGACTGTAGGTCTATTCCTTGGAGGCTTTAAGCCTTTTCATAGAGGACACATGGCTGCTGTAGAAATGGCATCCAAGCAATGCGACGTAGTGAAGGTCATAGCTTCTCAAAAGGATAGAGACAAGGGTGGCTTTGCTTTGTCTGGAAACGTAGCTATGGAGTTCTGGAACCGTTTCGTTCTTCCAATCATGCCAGATAACGTACAGGTTATCTTCTCGGACAAGCCGTACAATGAAATGGTAAGAATCCTTCATGAAGAAGTGGAGCCATCTGGAGACAATGTTGTCATATATGGAGATAAGGACGATTTGCTTGCCAACTTCGGTGGTGAAACGTACAGGAAGCTTCAAAGATACATTCCAAACACAATTGCTTCACACAAGATTTCTCTTGAGCAAGTTCCTAGAATAACTTCAGGAACAAAAGTAAGAGAAGCCATTATGACCGGAAACCTGAAGGCAATCAGGGATAACATGCCAGAGCAGTTAAAGAATCAAGCCCCTGAGATTCTCCAATTCTTTAGAGAAAAGATGGGCAACAACAAAGAAGCGGTGTAGTTCATGAAAATCTTAACCTTAATGTCGATCTTGATGGTATTCCTATATTCATCTAATCAGATCGCAACTCATGACCACGTTTCATCTGTTGACGTTGGAATGCTTGTTTACAGCATTTGCCTATTGTCCCTATTCATTATGGATAAGCTTCCGTTCGATTCGAATAAAAACGAATAATGCTTCTCTAGCTTTACAAAAAATCATTTAGCTGTTATGGTATATAGACAATCTACTCATAACAAAGGAAACAAATGTCATCAGATCAGCACGTAGAGTTCGAAGGAACAGTAGTTTTTGATACAAAGGGTTGCTTTAAGATTCAACTCGAAAACGGTGAGCATGTAAATGCAAAGCCAAGTGGTAAGATGCGACTCAACAAGATTCAGATTCTTCTCGGAGATAAGGTTATCGTTGAGTGCAGCATTTACGATATGAAGAACGGCAAGATCGTCAAGCGTCTATCTTCCGGTATCAAGAAGTCGGCTACGGATCGTAAGAAGCTGGCAGCAGAAAGCAGCGTCAGTCGCGAACCCCAAAAGGATAGCTGGTCCTGAGTTTATCATGACAACAAAGCCCAATCTTGACGATTTCTCCAAGGAAGAGATTGTCGAAGTTCTAAGTGAGATTCGTCACCCTGTAGACGTTGCAATATACGGAGCAGGCAATTACTTCAATATCGCTGGCATCATTCGCACAGCGCATTCCTTTCTTGTACGCAAGATTTATCTCGTTGACATTGAAGAGTCAAAGGATCCTTTCTACGAGAAGGGAACCATGGGAAATCACAAGTACGAGGACATTGAACTTCTCACTCTCAAGGACTTTCTTGAGAAGACCTCTGAACGAAACATTGTCTCTTTTGAGAGACGACCTGGCTTGCTGACAACGAAGACAAGTTGGGGATACGAGTATCCAAATGAACCAATCTTGGTCTTTGGTTCTGAGAAGAGTGGTGTGCCTGATGAGATTCTGAACGTTTCAAAGGACGTAGTTTCCATCCCAATGTTCGGAATCAACAACGATTTGAATATCTCTGTTGCTTTTGGAATGGCAATCTATGATTGGACGATAAAGCATCATTCGAAGCGTAAGACTGTTTGGTGACTGTATTTATCTTTAGGGAGTGAAATATGGCAAAACAAAATAAAGAAGCTTACGAACAGCCAAGACTAGAAATTACCCTGGAGATCCCTCCAGCGATGATTGCTCCTCCACTCCAAGAAGAACAAAAAATCTATAACAAATCCAAAACCAACCTCAACCAAGACATACTTGCGGACAGCATTGTTGACCACAACGTTTTAGAATGATTATATGAGCGATACAACAAAGACTAGAATGACAGACAAGGATGAAGTATCACAGGAATTGGTTGATGCAGTCGATCATAAACTTAAAGTCCTTGATCTTCTTGTAGAACACTGTGAAGAGACGTTCAAGAACTTGAAGGAAAACAAGATTCCGCAAGAAGAGTTGGACAAGTTTTCTATTTCTCCAAACGTCTATGCCATCAATCCATTCATTTTGGCAGATATGAAGCGACAAGCAGAGTTAAAAACTTCTTTGCCAATCGACTACATTCTTGATATCTACGTTGATTGGATGACTCAAGCAAGTGCCATTCTTGTCGTAAACATGACCAACTACCATAAGAACAAAAAGCTAAGAGAGCACGTTAACGAAACCCTTTCTGTTCTTATTCCGAACGCAAAAAATGCCCTTAAGAAAGGGCATGAGTTTCACTCTAAGTGTTCGATTTACCTGTCAGTGCTAGCTGCAAAGAGAAATCAAGACGATTGATCCATCAACCAATTCCGTCGTAGCCATATTGGCTTCCGGTAGCGTTTGGATTAAATTGAGCAGCAGATCCCGTCAACAGAGGAAATCCTCTGGATGGGATTTGTGTTAGTCCTGCAAAGATGCTGTAGCTGATTGTGCCTGAGTCTGAGCGAACATAGAGTGTTCTCACTCTTACGTCAAGATCTACAGTTGCAGCAGCAGGTACAACAAAGTAGTTTGATCCACCAACTCCATTGACTCCGTTTTGGGTAAAGCCAATTCTCAATGGAAGGGTTCCTGAGTTTGCTACCGTTATCATATTGGTAACAAATGGGAAGTTGTAGGAGAAAGGACTTGTGGTTGCTTGTGAGCTTGTTACCCAAGGAAGTCCCGATGCGATATACTCTGCCGCATTGTTTAATCCCGAAGCTGGATAGTTGAATGTGTTATAACCTGACATTTTTGTGTGCCTTTCTAATGTGAAACGAATACTTATTCGAGTATAAGTATGTTTCGCATAAGGGAGTTCACTAAATGTCATTCTTCACAAAGACTTTTTTGACAGAAAAAGTCAAAACAACAACAACAATCAAAGAACAGTCCATGGGTGACATAGCCATTATGCCAAGAGAGCATGAATCAAACTCGGTTGGACCTGAGAATGACTTTGATGCTGGCATTCCTATGACAACCGACACATCGTCCGTTCCTGCACCTATCAACGTTGACCTTATGGACAATCCTGTGGACCAAGAAGAGCTTCTTACCAAGGTAATTGAGCCTTTTGCCGGTCATCCCTATGCTGAGCTTGGAGCAATCGTAGGAATGCTTGAAGGTATGACCGTTCTATTCCAAACCTTTCACTGGAAGGTGAATGGAAACAGCTTCTATGGCGACCACCTTATGTTCCAAAGAATCTATGAAGGAATCGATGGGCAGATTGATGGAGTTGCAGAAAAAGCAATTGGTCTTGGTTCTCCAAACCTTATTTCTTCCGAGAAGATCACAGAAACAATGGAAGTCTTCCTTGATCATGTGAACAACATGCACTCACTCGTCACAGACGATGACAACATCAACTTTCTCTATGCAAAGAGAGGTAAGGACACTATCGAGCTTTTCATTCACACAGTCGAAAAGATGATGATGGACCTTCAAGATAAAGACTTACTCACAAAGGGACTTGACAACTTGTTGGCTGGTATTCTTGACGAACAAGAAGGATTTGTCTTCCTACTTAAGCAACGTGTATTAATTGGAGCCTGAAAGAAGAACAACAACATGAACAAACAGAAATTAGCACAACTATTAGCAAAAGCCGGCGTCAATCAAGTCAACTACTTTGAAAAGACAATCCGTGGCGACATTTTTGAGAAGATAAGCGCGCTGCTCGATAAGAGTGGAGTTGACGCAAGACACTTCGTTGATCTCTATCAAGAAGATTCTTTCTATGACGATGAGCCAAGCGAATGGACACCAACTGGTGAATCGATGGAAATGGATTGGGATCAGTTCCTTAATCACATTATCGGAGTTCAAGCTCAACCACCAGTAGAAGAAGGCTATTCAGAAGTAATGGAAGAAGATGCCCTTGAAGAAGCTCCAGGCGATGTTACAAGAAGCATCGATGCAAACATGGGAATTGCTATTAGAGCAATCGAGAACCTACAGTCCTTTGTAGCTCAACTTCCAAGAGGTAAAAGAAGAGACAAAATGTCACGTTTTCTTGTTCACGCAGAAGAAAACCTTGTCTCGGCATCAACCTACATGCCTGAGACTCAAGCAGACAACGGTGGAGACTTGTCATTTGATATTGCAACTGGACGTAGAACACCAGAAGAAGCAAAAGGCTACGCAGATATCTACGGATTGACAGAAGGTACAACAGTAAAGTTAACAAGAACTCAGATGACAAATATCATCAGAGAAGCTCTTAAGACCAAGAAGTAATTTCATAACACACAGAAAATGAGAAACGGGGAGACAAAATCTCCCCGTTTCTTTTCGTATTAACTGATACTACTGTCTCACTACTATTGTGCTGTCATACTGTATCAGGCTAAACCACCTGCTACAATTCTCACGTTGTCGGCTGGAAACCAACCACGACGTTGATATCTTTCTAGGAACACTGGAATCAGTATAGTTGTATCTGTTCCATGGATGCCAGGAACTCCATTGTAATCTTTCAGAGACATTTTGCTGATCTTAAGAGTTTCACCTTCAATGAATCCGAACGAACCCTTTGTGATTCCACCCTTACATTCGATCAAGCAAGTGCCGTCAGATGGATTCATAAGAGGCTTACCTGTGTTTGGATCAATTCTTGGTTCATAAACGTAGACAAGTTCTTGTCCTCCGTTTTCTGAGAAGATCCCTGTTGTTGCGTCAATTCTAACTCTGTCACCTTTTGCCATTTTGTTGTTCTCCTAAATTTCTCTTCTTAGTTTGATTTTTCTTCACTGTTAACGATTATCGAGTTGCATGTAAGAACAAGTCCAACAACAGAAGTGGCATGTTCAAGGGACAAACGAGTTACCTTTGAAGGATCAATAACGCCGCTTGCAATCAAGTCTACGTATTTACCTGTACGTGCGTCAAAACCTTTGTTGAAGCTTGCAGGAAGTTTCCAAGTGTGTAACTTTCCATGTTCGTCAACATAGGTCTTTGGCTCTGTTGAATATATGACGGTTCCTTCGATTGTCTTTAGTAGGTCATTGGCAAATACGTCTGGACTTCTTCCTGTATTACCGATGATTGTTCTAAATGGAGCTTCACAAGCTTCTGCTACAACCTTTATACCAGTCATTGTGTCATCAGAAAGAATTCCAATAAGCTTTTCACTCTTGAGATATTCCTTTAGATACTGAGACGCATAGAACAACATGGTTCCACCACCGGGGACAATGCCTTCTTGAGTTGCAGCAATGGTTGCATTCACAGCGTCGTCTACACGGTCCTTCTTCTCTCTGATTTCAATCTCGGTACTTCCACCCACCTTGATGATTGCAACGCCTCCTGATAGCTTTGCAAGCCTCTGGCGGTACCTTGCCATACGAGCCTCGTCAAGTGTGTTATCGGTTGTCAAAAGAGTTCTCAGGGAATCGATTCTTTCTTTTGTTCTTGCCTTGAGAGACTGATCCTTGTCACTTCCAACAAAGATTGTGTTTCCTCTGTTGACGATAACCTTTGCACAGGTTCCAAAGTTCTCTACCTTCATTCTGTCAATCTTTAGCTCTGTTGTTGCACCAACAACTTCTGTGCCAACAACCGTTGCAAGATCCCCAAGAAGGTCTGATCTGTGTTCACCGTAACTAGGAGCCTTGATTGCGCAAACTTTGATAACTCTTTTCATCGAGTTAACGATAAGTGTGTGCAATGCTTCTCCCTCAATGTCGTCTGCAATGATGACAAGTGGTTTGTTTGCGTTTATTGCCTTTTCCATGATTGGAACAACATCGGAAATGTTGACGATCTTGTTGGCAGTAATGACAATGTAAGGATTCTCAAATTCACAGTTTGCCTTTTCGGAATTTGTGATAAAGAAACCTGAGACGTATCCTGAATCAAGCTGTAGTCCTTCTACCGTGTTGAGTGTCGTATGAACGCTCTTGGCTGGCTCTACTGTTATGATTCCATCTTGTCCAACCTTCTCAATTGCGTCTGCAATAAGTTGTCCAAGTTCTCTGTCTCCGTTTGCGGAAATGGTTCCAACGTTGATTATGTCTTCTTTTCCGCTAATAGGAGTGACATTTTCCTTCAAGAACTGAAGGACTGTCTCTGTTGCTATATCCATTCCCTTTTTGAGTTCAATGGAAGAGCATCCTGTGGCAACCGCTCTTGTTCCTGCTTGAAGTAAGGTATGAGCAAGAACGGTAGCTGTTGTGGTTCCGTCTCCTGCAAGCTCGTTTGTCTTTGAAGCAACTTCTTTGATTAGCTCGGCACCCATTGACTGAAGACGGTCCTTGAGATTGATGCTTCTTGCAACAGTTACTCCGTCTTTGGTAATAAGAGGAGCACCGACGTCCATATCAATGATTACGCTATGACCTGATGGTCCCATCGTAGACTTGACGGCTTCCGCTAGAATTGTTGCACCCTTTAGTATTTCAGAGTGTGCCTTGTCTCCAAAAACAACTTCTTGCGTTTTTACTTCTTGAATTTGTTGCTGTGTCATAGAGGTACGTACCCAACATTTCCTTGTTCATCTTTTACAAGTTGAAACTGCATTTCAACTGGCTGTCCGTCTGGACCCTTGACTATCTTTTTAACGATGCCGTTTTGGTCTGGTAATGATTGTTGTTTTTGCTCGGCAGCCTCAAGAAGTGCTTCTTCATCTGATCCGAAGGCTTCTCTTAGTTTTTCCTTAGCAGTCTTTGGTCGTCTTGAAGTAGAGATTGTCTTCTGCTGTTGCTTTGTTGTCGAAGCCTTGCTTGGAATGCTCTGTGTTTCATTTTCTGACCTATCAACAGTTTCAAGAAGCTGATCTGCATCAATCTTGCCTGTTTCATCGGTCAGAGATGACATTAGAGCGTTCCTCTTATCACTTTCGTCAACATAAACTCCGTACCACTTCTTTGCTCTTTGCTTAGTTTCCGCAATGGTTCCGTTGATGAACTCTGAGAGTCTGTCCTGTAGAACATCTCCTACTTCTTCAATCGTCGAGTAAACGTCTCCGGTGATCTTTCGTGAATCAATAATCTGTCTACTTGTTTGTGGACCAACAAAAAGCTTCCAAGAGGTAGAGTTACCTTCAAGAGTTTTTATCACAACCTCTTCTGCTACAATAGCAGGGATAACATTACCAGATTTGTCGGACACGATATAGATTACTTGCCCTATTTCCAAATCTTCTTTAGAAGCCATATCGTTCAACCTCCACGCTTCTCTTTAAGTGCGTTAACGAAGTCTTCGGTCAAAACAAGAATGATATCTTGGTTTTCGTTCAACTTTTGCTCATATGGTGTAAAGTCGATGGCTTGAAGAAGCTTCTTGATCTTTGTCTCGCCAGGGCTTCCAGCGTAAGTCGTGCAGATTTGTACGATCTTTTCAATTGCAGAATGATGTAGTTTCATGTTAATACCTCAGTGTATGGTTGTTTCTTTGTCGTCGTCACTATCTTGTTGTTGTTTTGACTTTTTCTTTTGTTCTGCAAGGTTCTTTTCAACCTTGTCTAGAATCTTTGCGCCAGCTTGTTGAGCTTCACGAAGTGGCTTCATTCCAAGTGCGACTCTGATAATGTCATATGTCTCTTCGCTAACTCTGTCTTTGAGTGTAAGCATATCGACGTATTGATGAATGATCATATCCATTATTGGAGAAGGATTGCCCTTATGATCTGGCTCAAACTCTCCTGTGTGTCTGTACTCTTGAATGAACAGAATGCTTGGCCACTCTTCTTCCTTATCCATTTCGATGTATGGAATTGGATTTGCATAGCCGTTTTCTGGTTCTTCGTAATAGATAATCGGAAGCTTTAGTTTCTTGTTTATATCTGAACTGCTAGACATTGCTCAATCTCCGATTCTGTGGTCTAAGATATCAACAAATGTGTCAAAGGTATCCTTGTGGTCTACCTTTCTCTTGATGTTGATTGCTCTGATTGCTTGCTTGAGTGTCTTAACATCTAGACGATCCGAAAACTCTTCAACAAGATTCTTCTGATCTTCCTTAAGCATGGCAAGTTCATTCTCAACGTTTGTGTAACGGGTCATAAACTCGTCCACGAGATTTGAGAGTTCTTTTAGGTCTGTTGGTTGACGTTCTGCAACGTTACCCTTTTTTGATGACATAGTAATATCCTTTCGAAAATGAAAAAACGTGCGCTGTATAAGTCACAGGCACACGTTCTAAGAATAATCGAAAAAAATTGCTCTTGTCTAATTCAACTTATGGTTTGTATTACTTTCTGTATGTTTTGCATGGCTCTTGGGTCCATTTTTGTATTTTGAAGTTGTTTGACAAGCATTCCCTTGAATTGTTTTTTCACTTGAGGAAGAAGCTTCTCTTTCTCTTGAACAATCTGTTGGTCATTCATGTTCTGCTTCTTAAGACCAGCAGTAATGGAGTCATCAATCTTCTTGAACTGTGGGTTTGATCCATACTTCTGTTGAAGTTGAGCGTAGCTTCTTATTGAGCCAAAGGTTTGTTTGACTCCTTGTTGAATAGCTGAAGTGCCTGAAGCTTGGAGTTGCTTTGAGAATTTGCTTGCAGCTAACTGCTGCTTTAGCTGTGGATTTGTGAAAATCTTCTTAATAGCAGCAATAATGTTTGCCTTTGCTTGCTTAATCATCTGAGGAGTTACAGAGGAAGAAGCTCTTTGTTGTGGCTGTGCCTGTTGTTGTGGCTGTTGAACTTGTTGTTCATACAAAGCATCGGTGTCACCATACATATCATAGCTTCCACCTTGAGAGTGAACAAGGTTCATATCAAAGTTTGACTGTTGTTGTCCTCCTCCAACCTTTCTCTTTGAGAAGAAGAAGTTAGCTGGATCTGTTTCTAGTCTCTGCAAGTCACCGGCAAGTGTCACAAGCATATCTCCAATAGATTGAGGTATAGCGTTTGGATCGTTTGCTCTTACATCCTTGCCACCCAACATGAATCCAACGGTTCCTGCTAAGACTTGAGGAGCGGTAACGAGAAGCTTTGATCCAAGGATCATTGCAGGGTTAAACAAAAAAGCAAGACCCCAAACATCGGATTGGTTAAAGATGGCATCAAGGTTCCTGTTGATGACGTTCGCATACTGCTCGTCTAAGCCCTCTAGCTGCTTTTGTATATTCGCCTTAGCGGTTGCCTCTATGGCGTCCATGGTGTCAGCTCCAACAAAAGGTATAAGCGCGGCAGCGGTTTGTAAAACAATGCTGCCTGCCTCTTGCGCTGTTACATTTCCAATTCTCTTGACTGCATACATACCTGTATCGATAATGTCAGTGAATGGGGTTACGAAAGCTTGCCAAAGTGGATTGCCGTGAACGATAGAAGAGAAGCTGTCGTTTCCTCCTTCTTCTTCAAGCTTGATCGACTCCTTTATCACCTTTTTCAAGAGAATCAAAGTATTCTCTGACAACTCTTTTTGTCCACTTTTGCTGTTTGTGACCTTTTGGACGTCCTCTTTTACCAACTTTGCCTGTGTTGCAGACAACTTCTGGCTCTGGCTCTCTTTTGCCTTCTTCAATTCTTTTGCGTTTCCTGAGTTCATTGATTATTGCCAACTTCCATCCACGAGGTCTGTATATGTGATTTTCCGGGTGTAGCTTATGTTTTGGAATAATTAGCTCCACCCCAGTCTTTTCTTTCCAATAATTCATAACCGCATAATCGAAATCATTTGGTTTTTGCTTTCTTGTCGAATAGTCCTCTCCGCTCAAGAAGACTCTTAGCTTTACAGGAAGATACCTTTGAAGTAAAGACTTGATGGTAAGCCATTGGTCTGAGTTACCGTCTACGACTGCAATTATGTAGTCAATATGCTCAGTAACTTCAAATACGTTCTCTGATCCACCGAGGAGTTCTGCTAGATCATCCATTTTGGATTCTTTGTTCCCGAAGGAACGCTTTGTTTCTTTATTTTTGATAAGTGCCATGATGACTCTGTTTTAGAAATGGAACCTTATATAACAGTAGAAGAGAGAAGTAGAGAGGGTACTTCTATGCTCATATAAATACATAGCTTAATCAATGTAATATAGTAATGTTCGGTAGCATGTTCTATTTATAGCTATCTCTTTCAAGAAAAGGTATTCCGCTTCATGGCACAAAACAACAGAGAAATAGAGAACTTCTATTCAAAGATGACCCGATTGTTTCGTTCTGGACCTGCAATCCAGAAGAAGATAAAGGGTTATGACTACACAAGCTATACAAATAGTGCGATAGCCAAACAGAACTTTGGATATAGAACGGCTCAAGGTTATGGAAGAGAGAATAACTCTTATTCATCCTATGGGTTTAGCAATCAGAATGGTAGCGGAATTCTAGATAGAATGGCACGTTATGCTGACTTCTCAATGATGGAAACCATTCCTGAGATTCATTCTGCCCTTGATATCTTTGCTGACGAATCTGTTGGTGGAGATGATAGAGGACACTGTTTCCATGTGTTCAGTCAGAACCCACAGATTAAGAAAGCTCTTGATGAACTGTTCTTTGATACGCTAAACGTTGAATACAACATTCGTCCATGGGTTAGAAACTTTGTGAAGTACGGAGACTTGTTCTTGTTCAACGAAGTTATTCCAAATGTCGGAGTCGTCAACGTATTCCCTATTCCTGTTAATGAAATGGAAAGAAAAGAAGGATTCGATGAACATGATCCTTATGCTGTCCGATTCATCTGGAACGGAAAAGGAAACCTCACCCTTGAAAACTGGCAAGTAAGCCATTTCAGACTCATGGGCAACGATCAATTTCTTCCATACGGTACCTCTGTACTCGACTCAGCTAGAAGAATCTCTCATCAGTTGATGCTCATGGAAGACTCCATGTTGGTCTATCGTATAGTCCGCTCTCCAGAGAGAAGAGTTTACTATATTGACGTTGGTAACATGGCACCGAACGATATTCCTTCCTACATGGAAGCTGTTAAGACAAGCCTTAGAAGCAATACAATCATTGATAGACAGACCGGACGTCTTGATCAAAGAATGAATCCTCTTTCTATCGTCGATGATATTTTCATTCCAACAAGAGGTGGTCAAGCAAACACAAAGATTGACACCCTTCAAGCTGGAACAAATGCAACAGCGGTAGACGACGTTAGATACCTTCAGGGTAAGCTATTCTCTTCTCTTAAGATTCCAAAGGCTTATTTGAACTACGATGAGTCTACCGGAGCTAAGGCAACCCTTGCTCAAGAAGACGTAAGGTTCTCCAGAACCATTGCTATGATCCAGAAGATTATCATCGCTGAGTTCAACAAGCTTGCCATGATCCATTTGTACGCAAAGGGTTTCTCTGGAGAAGACTTGATCGACTACCAGCTTAAGCTCTCCAATCCATCTACCATCGCAATTCAACAAAGACTTGAGCTTTGGTCAACAAGATTTGATATCGCAGGCAAGGCAAAAGAAACCGAGCTTGTTGATATGAACTGGATTCATAAGAATATTCTTGAGTTGAACGACAACGAAGTAAGAGCAATCGAAAAGGGTCTTAGAATTGATAAGATTCGTACCGCAGAACTTGAAGCCATTGCTGTAGCAGAAGACGCTACTCAGCTTGCGAACAGAACAACTGATACGTTTGATCCAAACAACAATCCAAATATTCCTGGCGCAAGCATTCCAAAGGGACCACTTGCCGCTCCAACCGAGAAAGACCAGATGGCAGATAACGGCTCTCCTCTTCTTATCACTCCAACGGGTGCTGCTGTTAAGACCGGAAGAGAAACTGGCGACGACATTGTTAGCAGAATTGATGCTTACGGTAATGCTGTAGACGCAGGCACAGTCCAATACTCTGAATATGAGAACGGAAAGCCTGTAGGAGCCCCAATCAAGGCAACTCCTTTCTTGAGCAAGGAAAGACACAATGCAAGAAGAAGACTCGGTAATCGAGGCGCTAGAGGGCTTGTAGAGCCTGACTTCAATGCAATGTTGAGTCCAACAAAGAATAGATTCGCTAGAGACATTTACGATCAGACGTTCACAAAGTCCATCACAGAAGCAGAGCACATGGAGAGAGAACTCCAGTTCAAGACACTTCTGGATGCGATAAGACCAGAAATAACAACAGAGAGTGTTGTCACCAAAGAGCTTATGTCTTCTTTTAGAAACTTCGACAAGAAGTTCAATCGCAACCAAGTTCTTATTGAAAATCAAAACAGCACCCAACACGTTGTTTCTGAAAAACAATTTGAAGACGACGACAACTTTGAAATCGATATGATTTCCGAGGGAAATGAATCTGACAGGGAAGATTCTATTGATTTAGATGACCTTGTAGCAGATTTAGACAAAGAATGAATATAGTTATTTGTGAGTAGGATTTCACTACTTTATAGCAATTAAGAGTAGTTACGAAAGAGAATGAGATAAGATGTTGAATAATCAATTGAAGCACAACAAGAAGCGCAATATTGGCTTGTTGAATGAGTTTTTCGCACGTCAAATAGCATCTTGCATACTAGAGAAGAACTATGGTGGCGTTGATATAGCCAAGACAGTTTGGACCAAGTACATTTCAGAGGGATCTGAGATTATGCAGGAACAGAAGATATTCGACATAATCTACACTACCAAGATTCAAGACTTGAGCGTCGCTCGTTCTCTATTGGAAGACCTTAAGAGGGTCGCTATTAAGCAAGACACAAAGAAGCTAAACGATGAAAAGACCCGTCTGCTTCATGAGATTAACAACGCAATCAAGGACTCAAAGTTCTTTGATCGTGCAGTAACAGACTACCGTATGCAGGCAACCATTCAAACAATGATGAACTGCTGGAGAGAGTCTGCTCACGGAAACGTTGAAGCGATTCAAGCATCTGCTCTTCTAGAAGATCAGGTTCTTAGACATATGACAACAAGCAGCCCTATTCAAGAACAAAAGGATGCTTCTGTTTTGGAATATGGTGACGAAGAGATTCAAGGTCTTGTTCTAAACATAATGCTTGAGAAGTTTAACAAGTCTTATGGCGAATCCTTGACAGAAGAACAGAAGAAGATTCTCAACATGTATGTGTTTTCCTCTTCTGACGTAGGAAAGAAGCAAAGTCTTTTGGAAATGCTTAACGCTCTAAGAGAGGAAGCAGTAGTTCTTCTCCAAAGAGAATGTATAACCAATCACAATCGTTTGTTGGTTGAGAAGTTCTCCAAGATACGCAACCTTCTTTCAGAGTCTTCAAGCCCTTATAGAATCGTTACAGAGGGTGCTCTAAGCGACGACCTAATCACATTCTACATGACAGTTAGCAAAATAAAAGAAGAACTAGGGGAAAAACAAGATGAAGCTTCTCGTTGAAAGAAACGACTTTAAGTACGACTTTGATGAAGTACAAAAGTCAAAAGATGAAAATAACGGAAGGTTGGTCGTAAAAGGAATCATTCAAAGATCCGACACGATTAACCAAAACGGTCGTATATATCCAAGAGAAGTGTTGATGCGCGAAATCAACAACTATATGTCTCTTGTGAAGGAAAGAAAGGCAATGGGAGAACTCGATCATGATGACTCTCCAATCGTCAATCTAAAGAATGTTTCGCACATCATTAACGATATTTGGACTGAAGGAGACGTTGTATATGGAAAGGTAGAGATTCTTCCTACTCCATCTGGAAACATCCTAAAGAGCCTAATCGAGTCAAATGTCACTGTTGGTATTTCTTCTAGAGCACTTGGCTCCGTTCACCACAATGGACAAGCTGATATCGTTCAAGAAGACCTTCACTTCATTTGTTGGGACTTCGTATCGGAGCCTTCTACACCGGGCGCCTATATGATGAAGGAAGCTAGAGATGTTGATCCAAGAATCCTAAAACAGATTTATTCAAGAGAGTATAGACTTGATAGACTTGCAAACGATATACTTAAATTGCACGATGTAAGCAAAAAGTGAGTTTGAAGAATAAAGATGACAATGAAGATGACAAAAAAAGATCTAAAGCTAATGATGAAAGAGTGCATTGTTGAATTGATTCAAGAAGGAGCATTCAATCACGTTGGATCTACTTCGACCATGATGCCTCAACCGCAACAAATGATAAATCCTATGCTCATGGGAAACAATCCATTTACAGGAATGCCAATGCAACAACAGCAAAATCCTGCAACCCAAATGGAAGTCTTTGCCAAGCAAGCAGCAGCTCAGTATGCTCAACAGTTTGGTGGAAGCAACCCTGCTCAAGCAAACATGTTCCAACACATCTTTGAAGACACAATCAAGAACACTCTTCCACAACAAGCTATGTCAACCGAAAAGTTCCCTGGACAAGAAATCCTTACAGAAACCTTCGGCGAACAAGAAGTTAGACAAGATGTTAAGAAGCTTGAAAAGGTTGGAGACGTATCTCGTTGGGCAAAGCTTGCTTTCTCCCAAAGAAACAAACTGCCAGGACAACGTGGAGCAAACGACGAAGATCTAGGCTGAATGTAAACTTTGTTTTGAATAATTGTTGAATGGCTATATTTAGTGATATTGAATATACGCCATTCATTTCATTTTTTTGTGAAAAGGCAAATGGAAAAAGATACAGTTAAGAAGAATAAGGAAGAAGAGAGAAGAACCTATGGGACAATTTAATCGTGGAAGATATCGCGTAGCTGAATACGTAAACAGAACACCACCCGGACTTGGTGGCTCTGACGCTGCTTCAATTCAAAAGTCTTTCCCTGCTTCTCCACTTGGACAAGCTGGCGATGATGACGTTATCACAAAGATCTTTATGCAAAAGGTTATGGGCGATGGCGGACAAAAGGAATATGATCCTGCATTTTGGGGCAATGCTGCTGACGCACCTGATCCAAACTACGGCGGAGCACCAAACTTCCTTGAAGTAAGCACACTCAATGCTGGTGATCCAAGCTCTCCTTACGCACCAAACATTGTTTCTCCAACACAAGGCGTTGATCCTCTTTCCAAGAATCCACAAGCAGGTGTTGAAGCTATTCAATCTCTTGAGAACGCAGGTATCGCAGGCAATGGTTCTCCATGGCCAGAAAAAGAAGGAACCAACAAGCCAGATCAAGCTGCTAAGATTGTTTCTTCTCAAACACTTACAAACCTACAATTTGGTAGTTCAAAGCCTTCCGGTGGCTGATAGTTGGTTAGAAAAACGACCCATATATCAATAATGAACAAAACAAAGTGAAATTGAACTTGGATGCCTATATTTACAAACAGTAATATAGGCATCTTTCATTTTATCAACATTAAGAAGGAACAACATACATGACCGATCTATACAAAGAAGCACTAGCTGAAGCAAGAAAGATTCGCGAACTTGCAGAAGAAGATGCAAAGAAACACCTTCTTGAGAAAATCACTCCGTTTGTTAAGGAAATGGTTGGCAAGGATCTGAAGTCACGCACAGGCATGTTTATGTCTGAAGGTGCCGATCTCAAAGAAAAGATCTTTGCTATTGGTGAGCAAGAAGAAGACCCATTGGCTCCACAGCCACCAGCTCTTGATCCAAACGTACCTCCAACAGCAGCAGGAGCACCTGTGCCTGCGCCAATGGCTCAAGATCCAGCAGCACCACCAACAGGAGCAATGCCTCCTGTATCGGCACCAATGCCATCCTCAGAGATTCCTTCACCAGATGCAGGAGCAGCATTGTCTGATCCTTCACTTGGAGCACCTCCAGTTGAACCAACAGGCTCAGAACTCGGAAGCACAACTCTTGATCAACTAGGTGACGATGGAAAGATTGTCGTTGACGTTAATGATCTATTCAGCCCAGGTTCAGCATCAGGCGAACTAGGAGTTGGATCAGACGCAGAACTTTCAACCGACGTAGGAGATATGTCTCCTCCAGAAGCCATCTCGCCAGAAACAGCAGACCTCAATGCTCCAGAACCAGGAAGCCCTGAAGATGAAGCATTGAATGGAGACGAAGAGGACAATATGCCAGTTGCACCTCCAGCTCCAGTTACAACAGAAGTTGTTGTAAACAGCATTAACGAAGTGGCATATAAGATTGACGTACTCTGCTTAAATGAAAGCGGAGTTAAGGATTTGACAAAAAACTTCTACAAACAACGTTTGTTTTCTCTACTAGAACAGGTCGATAATCTCAAGGAAAATGGTCTAGTGTCAGGAAGACAAGCAAAAATAATGGAGAACAAACTAGAATTTTTGTTCATCAAGTTGAAAGAAGCAAATTTAGCTAATAGTTATAGGAAAGTATACAGAGAGGAAAACGACAACATGACCCGCAGCTTAAAAACAATTGCAGCACAACTCTTCCTTGAGGAAAATGACCCAATGGAAAAGACACAAACATCAGCAGATTCTCGTGTTGGCGCAAACAGCCAACATGCAAAGAAGGCTTCCGGTAACACTGTAGGTGCAAAGGCAGATTCCGAGCACACAGTTCCATCAAAGGAAAAGGAAACTTTCTGGGATGACCAAGATCCAAATGGTGAAGGCGTTCTCGAAGAGAACTCTGAAGCTGGTGGTGAAACCGTTCACGCGGCTACTGGATTCGGCGAAGGCGAAGAGCCAGAAGTAGAATTCGAAGTTTCGGAAGCAGACCTTATGGAAGCTATCCGTCAACTCCGCAAGGAAAGCGTTTCCAAGAAGGTTAAGGCTCTTAAGGAGTCCCTCAAGGAATGCGATATGCAAATGCAAGAAGAAGGCTTCGGCGATGAAGAAGACGCAGGACTTGATCTTGGCTCTGATGAAGGCGATGACTTCGGTGCAGAAGACGACGGCGCAGCAGTCGGTGGCATTGACGTTGAAGCAGCAGAACAAGAACTACAAGCAGCATTCGATGCACTTGGTCTTGGAGTAACTGTTGACCTCGACGCAGGTGGAGCAGATGCAGGACTTGGCGATGACGAAGAAATCGAAATCGTTGACGATGGCGATGACCTTGGTTCTGAAGAAGAGGGTATCTCCCTTCATGATTCAGAAGATGAAGCAACAATGATGGAATCAGCACGCAGCGGCAAGAAGACATTGAGCGAATCAGCTCGCCTTGCAGCAATGAAGAAGGAAATGGACGAAAACAACCTCTTCACAGCTAAGACTGTATTCCTTAACAAGATCCTCATGAGAGAGTCTCTCACAAAAGAAACAGCCCGTAAGGTTGTAGAATTTCTCGATAAGGCACGTACCCTCGCTGAAGCAAAGGAAATCTATCAAAAGATCCTTGGACGCCTCAACGAAGGTAAGAGTGCAGCTTCTAAGAAAATGCCTGGTACAGCTTCTTCCTCAAGAGCTACTAGACAAGGAAGCTTAATGAGCGAAAGTGTTAACCGCACACAAGAAAGTGGCGTATCAGTATCCCGTTGGCAAGAACTTTCGGGAATTAAAAAGGTAGAACGCTGAACAGCCACATACTTAAGAAAAGATTAAAGCCCAAAAGCTAAAAGAAAATAACAGAAAGATAAGAAAGGTACATATCATGTCAACTAAAACATTCTCATTACAGAAGCTCCTTGAGTCTAATGCTCAACTAGCAACACGTCTTGGTGCAGAGATTCCAAGACTCGTGAAGAAGTGGGACACCACTGGTCTTCTTGAAGGTCTTCGTGGAGTCCGTAAGGATAACATGGCACGTCTTCTTGAGAACCAAGCAGCACAAATGCTTCGCGAATCTAACGCTCTCTCAACAGGTGCAGCATCCCTCACCTCAAGCGGACAAATCGCAGGTTTCTCAAACGTTGCGTTCCCAATCGTTCGTCGCGTGTTCGCAGGACTCATTGCAAACGAGCTCGTCTCGGTTCAACCAATGAGCCTTCCATCCGGTCTTCTCTTCTACCTCGACTATACCTATGGTAACAACGTCGGTGGCGATGCAGGAACCGACCTCACAGGTACACCAGACAATACCTATGCAAGAACTGACTCACTCTACAATAACCCACGCGGTAAGGGAGTTCAATCAGGTTCTCTTGCATCCGGTGGTCAATACGACCTCGTAGGTTACGGTTATTCCAAGGTCCACAAGAAGGGTACAGCAATCGCTGCAACCGCAATCGGAGCATGGAACCCAACAACAAACGCATGGGTATCAACAGGAACAGTTGCCTTGGCAACCGACTTCGCTGGATACAACGCACGTTTTGCTGGTTATGACTCAAGAGTAGAAACCGACCTCGCAACAAGCGTTCTCGATTACTGCTTCGCAATCACAACAACCGCAGCAATCACAGCAGCAATCACAGGTGCAGACCTTTCGAACATCGATCAACTCGCAGTTACCGATTTCGGAACAATCGCAAGCGCAACAAACTGGTCAGAAACCTATCAAGGTGGTACTGGCGTTCTCAACTTCCGTCGTCAAAATAAGCGCGGAAACTGGGATGCAGCAACCGGCGTATTCACACCAGAGCCAATCAACGGTACACACGTCCTCTTTGTAATCAAGGTGTCCAACGCTGGTACAGCTCCATCAGGAAACCTTACAATGTCGGCAGCTATCTCTGACGCTCTCTCGGTTAACTCAGATGGTTCAACACTCACAATCCCAAGCTTTGAAACCAACTTTGCGATCAACCCACCACTTCCAGTTATCCCAGAAATCGATATCCGTATCGAATCAACCTCGGTAACTGCAACCACACGTAAGCTTCGTACCCGTTGGTCACCAGAAATGGCGCAAGACCTTACTGCGTTCTACTCAATCGACATTGAAGTTGAACTCACAAACATCTTGTCAGAAGCTATCACTCTCGACATCGACCGTGAAATCCTTAACGACCTTCTTACCCAAGCTGGCGCAGCAAACCTCTTCTGGTCCCGCGCTCCAGGTAAGATCGTTAACAAGGAAACAGGCGCAGAAGCTCTCCACAGCTCCTCACTTGCTCCAGGTCCAATGGCATTTGTTAACGTTCAAGAATGGTACCAAACCCTTCTCGAAACAATCACAAGCGCAGCAAACGTAATCTACAAGAAGACTCTTCGTGGCGCAGCAAACTTCATCGTGACCTCACCTGACGTTTGCACCATCCTTGAGCATCTCGTTGCTTACAAGATGAGCTACAAGGTTGACAGTGACGGACAAGTTCGCGATGCAATGACAATTGGTGCAGAATCAGTTGGTACATTGAACAACCGCTACACCGTTTACAAGGATCCATACTTCCCATCCAACAAGATCCTCATCGGTCTTAAGGGAAATACCTTCCTTGAATCCGGCTACATCTACGCTCCATACGTTCCACTTATCCTCACACCAGTTGTGTACCGTCCAGAAGACTTCGTACCAACAAAGGGTATCATGACACGTTATGGTCGTAAGATGGTTCGTAACGACTTCTACGCAACCGTAACAGTCCTTGATATGAACTTGATCTAGGTCCGGTCTAACCTTCTAGGTTAATAAGAAAGCGAGATAACCTCTCGCTTTTTTTGTGTTTATACTGCTAGATATGTACATATGTTTTTCCGTTTGCTATACTTAGTCATATCAAGCAAGGACATTAAACATGAAAACATTATATCACGAACATTCAGAACACGCAGGAATATATAAAATTGTCAATTTAGAAAACGGAAGAATCTATATTGGCTCGACGACGACTTTCAGAAAAAGGTTTAAGTCTCATAATCATACGTTAACATCAGGAAAGCATACAAACAAGTTCCTTCAAAATGATTTTAACAAGTATGGCACAGACAACTTCTTGATAGAAGTCTTGGAACATGTTACTTTCGATCCTTTGGAATCATTAAGTGACAAAAAGAAAAAACTAATATCTGTTGAGCAAACTTACATTGACAAATATTACGATAGCCAAAAAAACTGTTACAATTTTAGAAAAGATGCTGCTGATTCAAGGCAAGGAAGTAAAGCCATTCTAGAAGTTAATAGAGAAACCGATGGACGTTGCAAGGTTCCAACCAAAGAGACTCTTGATAAAAGAGGTGAAGCTATACGAAAAGCCAAGTCTACACCAGAGCAAAAAGAAAAAGCAGCTAACAATGCTCGTAATGGATTGTGGAAAGACCACTCAGCAAATGTTTCGCTCATACATAGAGACACAAAAGAAGAAGTGCTTGTCTCAACTTCTCTAAGGCAATTCGCGATTGATCGAGGACTGTCTTATAAAGCTCTACATCAACTCGTCAGAGGCAAGATAAAGAGTTCGGGTGGATGGACTCTAAAAACAGATAGTGAATAAAAACTAAGAGAAGGAGAAGCGAAAGCTTCTCCTTTTTTGTTATTTGTGCAAAATGCTTGTTTTGTTTTACAAGAAATGAACTTGGTGCTAAAGTCAAGTTCTATGACAAAAAAAGAAACACACCAACAACAAGAAGAAGACCTTTACCAATCATCATCTACTACTAGTGCTGTTACCTATGACGAATATGTAAAAGCCAAGGAAGAGCTAGAGCTTTTGAATAAAGAGCTTGAGGCAAAGTTTGCCTTGGAGGACAACAGCAATCCAAATAGATCTAGAATCTATATGGGTGGATTCCACGATTTAATGCTGTTAAACAAGGATAGAAATCTTGTTTGGTCTGCTATTCCTGCTGTCAAAACTGGTATTCCTGGGTCTATTAAGTACGGAAACTACACCATTTCAGTAACCAAGGAAGGTGTAGAAGATGACGTAATTGCACATCTGAAAATGTCAGGAGCTTGGTCAAACGGCACGACGTCTCGTACTAATTGGGTAAAAGGTATGATAGAAGGCACTTGGTATTCAATTCTCACCAAAGAAAATGATCCAAAGTGGCTTGACCAAAACACAGGACTTCCTGCTAAGTTTCCTTTGGATGGGAACAGTTATTTTGGTTCTCATTTGCAAATGACGACAAACAAAATCGTGATTCCAGCAATTCAATCTTCTGGTGGGTGGAGCTACGGAGCTCATAGACACGTACCGGGATTTGATGTGGCTTGGTATTATGAAACCTATTTGAAGACGATTGCCAAAGTGCCAATCGTCCAGAATGCAAAGAAGTTTTCATCAGTATATGAATACTGTGACTGGTTAGGATACTCTTGGGATTCGCCAAAGAAGTCGTCAAAGCCTCTCTATGAGGTTTGTAAGCTTATGCTTGAAGAAAAGAATAAAGTATCTAAGCGTAGATCTTATCTGATGAAGAAGATCAACGATAAGAACGCAATCATTGCTGCCTTCAACAATGGTAAGAGTCTAAAAGAGTTCGTAGAAGAGCGCAAAGACAATTATCAAGAAAAGATTGCGGTTTCTCGTGGAAAAAGAGTTGGAAAAGAACTTGAGAACTTGACGAGGATGCTTCTTGTCTTTGGCAAAATCAAAACTGCCATTAACGAAGTTGAGAAGAAAGCATTGGATGAGAACTACAAGTTTGATTTCTCTTACTTCAATCGAAGGATGGAGAACATTGAGCCTGCTATCGGTTTGATCGATAAGTTCCTGATGGATCAGGTTGATGATAAAAAAACAAAGAAGAAGAATAAAAGATGACAGACAGTGACTACTATGAAGACGACCAATATTCAATAACTTCGTTGGAATGGTTGAGAGATAGGTACAAGGACAAGTTGTCCAAGTTTGACTACGCAGACTACCAAGATGAAGTGTTTTTGGATACGATTGTATTGAAAGAGCAACATAGAGGTAAAGGTCATGGAACTTCTTTCATGAAGGACTTGTGTGAGTACGCAGACAATAACAAGAAAGCGATCACACTCATCCCTAGCAACAATCTAGGAACTTCTGTCAACATACTAGAGAAGTTCTATCATGGATTTGGATTTGCTTATGGTAAGCAGTCCTATGATAATCATCTGATGATTCGAGAATATCGGCATAAAAGCGGTAAACCGTTTATTCGCTGATTGATTTCGTTTATCATTGAAAATAGGAAACAACAATATGAGATATAGATCAAGAGGACCAATCAGAATAGGCGAACAAAGCTTCTGTCGTGCCATAAAGAAGAAGTATGGTATGATAGTGCTCAATGCCTACGAACCAGAAATGCATATCCCAGGCACAAACTTCACCCTGACTTTTGAAGCAGGACCAAGAGATTTTCCATCGTCAAGAAAAGGATGGACTACTGCTGTAACTATGGAGAACATGGTTTGGCTGCACAACTCAGATTGGTCGCATACAACACCTATTTTGGTTGGAGGAAATAGCCTACAGAACTATTCCAGCTATTACATGAACAGTGCCTATGAGTATTGTTTGGGTAAGTGGACTTGGCATCATCCAGAATATTCGGCAATGAAAATTCAAAGCAAAGGCATATCAGCCCATGGAATAAAATCTGGTGGACCTTCGCCTGGCGAATACGATAACGTAATCACAGATATCTTCTGGACCAGAAGCAAAACTATCAGACCTCATGTTCTGGCTAAATTTAACGAACTTGACAAGCAAAAAGATGAAGCTCTAAAGCAGCTTGCCAAAGACAACAAGTGGAACAAGACTCAGCTAAATCAGTACATCAAGGAAGAGAACAAGAAGATAAGAGAGTCAATCGTAGATAAGAAGCTTGTTAACCATATGAGCAAAGAGCTTGATCTTGTTGCTCACCTTAGCTTGGCTCTATCCAGCTTGATTGAGGAAGCAAAGTCCATGCAAGACTATCTTGCCGACTGTGACAACAGACTCAACGTCTCGCATTACAAGTCAAGGATCAAAAAGGTCCGTGATTCAATCAAAACAATCAACAAAATGAGAACGGATTCATCTCAAAAATGACACAAAACCATGAAACAGAAACAGTGCTTGTTAGTGAGGAAAACTTCAAGAAGTACATGAAGGGAAAAAGTGGCTACAAGTACGAAGAATATCTTGAGCTAATTCACAACAACTATACTCTTGAAGAGGCTGAATCATATGAGAAGTATTTTTCAAACTATGGATTGATTCGTCATGGCTTTGGTACTTCAATGAACGCAATCTGTGCCAAGAAGTACGGACAAGAGGTATATTTCCCTTTTCCAAAGGTAGGTGAACCTGATAAGGTTTATGAGAATATGACTTACTTTGGCAAAAAGGTGAAGTTCACAATCTCTACAGAACAGCTATCAGAGATCACGGCAACCATTGTAACAGAAAGACTTAGGAAGGCTTATGTGACTGCCAATAAAACTGCACGGAATTCACCTTCTGTTGGTGAAGAGCCTTATACAGTTAAGTTTAACACCAAGCTTACCGTAACTTGGCTTCATGTAGAAGGAAATGACAAGAAGTTTCTTCTTGCTGTTGCTGGCGAACCAATCAGAACAGACAGCCGAGATATCATCTATGCAAAGAAGATTTGCAAGAATCTTTATGTGGAACCCGGACTGAACACAATCACGTATTCGGCTCTTGATAATAATATCCCACAGGAAGATATGAGCATGGTATGGCGTTCCAAGAGGTATGATACAACTGCCGCAATCCAAAAGTGGATTGAAGATCAGACTGCCAACAATGAAGACTTGAACAAGTACACGCATTCTGTTGCTGGACACCTTTCAACTGCAAGAACCTTTATCGTAGGTCCAGCAGGTTATGCAGTAAATGGAAAGCAAAAAGTACACTATAACACTAATATGTGGAAGGCATATCTTGATATCTTTCTTGGAAAGAACTGCCTCGATCTAATCAGCGTCTTTGACAAAGAGAGAAAGATTGCTCTAAAGAGCTTTGACAAGCAAATTGCAGAACAAGCAAAGACTGCAAATCTTGATCTCAAAGAATACATCAAGATTCTATCGGAGCCCGAAGAAGCCCGCAAAGAGAAGAACAGGGTCAACAAAGAGACAATGGAAGCAACCAAGGAAATGAAATACCTTCCAGAGCTTCTTCTGACAATTGGCTCTCTCAAGGGAGAGATTGAAGAAATGCATACCTACTTCAATGATGCTGACAGCAAGATGAACTTTGTAAACATTGAAAGCCGTCTTCGTCGTCTAAAAGATATGCAACGAGTTCTTCGTTCGATTCGAAAAGAAAATACCGTCAAGCGCAAGGCATAGCTCTACAGACCATATTTATGCGTATGTTGAAAAAGGTACGCATAAACGGCAAAGAGCTTATTCCCTCACGTCTTCTTAAGACTCCACAAGAGCATTCCTTGGGATATCAATTCCTGAGTCTTGATGACTTGGAATCCAATGAGTGTCTTGTCTTTGAATTTGAAGATCATGATATGCATGATGGGAGAGAGTTTCATATGCATAACTGCGACTCGTTCGATATCAAGCTTTATGCTTTGGACCGCGATAAGAAGCTGATTGATTCATTCCTCATGAAAAAGTCAAGCAAAAACCGCTACCCAATTAAGAATAGCGGTCTATGTAAGTACGTTGTGGAAGTTCCTGTTATTCTTTGATAAGGGTAAGCTTTTCCTTTTCTACCTGAATGCAGCGAATCCTGATTCCAGTTTCCTTAATGTAGTCTTCTTTGTTCAAAGACTGAACAGCAAGAAGGTTATGCATATTGTCATCGTAGAAGTAGACTGTCTCTGGCTGTACCCGAAGAACAAGCTCCTTGATGTAATCCCTTTTTCTTATCGCGTTGATAGGGGTAGAATTGATTCCGCTTCCTTGGTAGCCCACGGCATCCACCTTAATGTCGGAGAGCCCTAGATGGGTTTCTATAATGTTCTGGATGGGTCTTGGATTGATACGAGCCGAACAGATGCACACAGACTCTTTTCCAAACTTCTCGATTGCCTCAAGCAAGATTTTGGAAATGACTTTGTTTATCTTTACGTGCCTAGCTTCTGGAATCTTGTCTCCATCAAACTCAGAGTAGTCTACTCTTTGGTTTGGTTGCACGTCGTATTCGTAATATTCATTTGGAGTGAGAGATTGCACAAGCTTCTCTTCTCCATTTTCGTTTTGGAAAATGTAAATGAACGATTGAGAGAATACCAGAGTATCGTCAAAGTCGAAGACGTATATGCATTCCTGGCGTTTGTTGTTTTCTTTTATTTCTGTTTGAGTGTCCATAATGACAGGTTACAACCAAACAAAAGGAAAGTCAACATCATATTTATGCATAACAAAACATGGCAATAACTTTTAATACCACACTTAGCCCTACGCCTTTCGGACTTTTCGATTCTTCGGCTGCCTTTCAAGCAGATGCAGATAGAATTGTAACCTACGTCCTAAGAAGGCTTGGTGAAGACATATTGTCTGTTGAACTAACAAAGAAGATGATTTGGGCAAACTTTGAAGAAGCTTTGCTTGCTTTCAACGCAAGTATCGTAGAATACCAAGCAAAATCCAATCTAACTTACCTACTTGGAAGTCCTACTGCCTCAATTGATCCAACAACAGGCAAACCTGCGGCAGATCAAATCAACCTAACAAACACCTACATTCAACCAAATCTTGACTTCTTGGTTAGAATTGCAGAGCCTTACGCAGCAGAAGTTGGCTTTGGACAGTCTGTTGATACATACACAGGATCAATTGAGATTTCAAACGGTCAACAAGACTATAACATCTACACAGATCTCAAAGACTCAAACGGAGTTCCTCTATCTCAGTACATAATCCCTGGCTCTAACCAGAAGATGAAGGTTGTAGAGGTCTATCACTTTGCTCCAGTCCAATATGTGTTCAACTCAAACCTAGCTTCTAACTTCGTTGCCACAGGACTTCCTGTGGAGTCTTACACTCCAGATACAAGATTCTACGTTCTTCCTTTGTTTGAAGACGTTCTAAGAGCACAAAATCTATACACCGCTCAAAAGGTGAGAAGATCCCATTACAGATATCAGATTGCTGGTCGCCACATAAAGATCATGCCAACTCCAAACGATATGATCTACGGCTATCAGAACAAGCTCTGGATGAGAGTTAACTTCTCCAACCCATCTGGAGGCTATCAGCTTAGTGGCTCTGTATCAGGCAGTCAGTACCTTGTTTCTGGCAGTACAGGTGGTGGACAGTATCTAAACCTTCCTGGCTATGGAGCTATCATAGGAGCAGCAAACCCTGCTAACATTCCTGCTGGCTTCATAAACTACGACTCTTTGAATCCTTGGGCAAGAAACTGGGTATTTCAATATACGCTTGCTATTTCAACAGAGCAGCTAGGAAGAATTCGTTCGAAGATCAGAACTATCCCAATTCCAGGAGCAGAGCTTACTTTGGATGGAGAGACTCTTGTCACTCAAGGAAGAGAAGACAAAGAGAAACTTATGTACGGAGATGGTGGACTTATCACAAAGCTTGATAGCTTAACGTATGATAAGCTTGCAGAAAAGGAAGCAGCAAAGGCTGAAAGCATTCAGAAGCAGCTTCTATTCTTAGCTTCGCCTCCAAAATATGCAATTTCATGGGGATGATTTATGAACGAAAATAACCTTAAAGAACTAATCAAGCAATTGATTATCATGCAAGAAGCTCCAAACAGACTACCAAACAGAGGTCGTCCACCAAAGAGACTTGCAAATGCTTTGAAAGCAATCAACAATGCTCCGTTTGAACCAGAGCAAGACGGTTCCGGCAATAAGCAACAGCAGTCACCAGCAGGAGAACAAGAGGACAAGAGACTCAACTTCCAGAAACCAATCGATCCAGATTACCAGTCCGGTAAGTTCAATCTAGAGCAGTACATGAACTTGCCTACTCCTGGCGATAGACTCAAGTATGCAAGAGCCGCAGCAGAAAGAAAGCCAGGAAGCTTCCGTAGACTTGGTGAAGGTTCTTCAAGAGCTGCTTACAGTATGCCAGGAACAGGTAAAGTGCTTAAGTTGGCAATGAACAACGCAGGAATTGATCAAAACAAGGAAGAGATTGAGATAACAAGAAAAGTCCATCAGAAGATGCCAGAATATCCAATTGTGACCAAGATATATGGACACGATAGTTCTAGCACTCCAACATGGCTAATTTCTGAGGAAGTTAAACCATACATGGGAGAAGTGTATCAAGGTTTGGACTTTGATCAGATTCTTAGAATTATATGGAGTGGTGGTCCACAGGACTTGATAGATTCATACAGTAGAAATTTACGCAATCTGTCAATGGATCCAAGAAATGTAGAACTAACAAAAAAAGCACTAGAAGTGCTAAGAAATCCAAGTCCTTTCATAAAAGCATTGGGAAAAGTCATAAGTACAGGCATGGATGCTGGAGATCTTGAAATAGAAGAGCATTGGGGTCTAACCGAAGATGGAAGACTTGTCATCCTTGACTACGGATACGCTAACAAGGTTGTAGGAAATTACCGAGATGCTCGACGTAATGCTCCTGGTGGCGATGACAACAGAAGTCCATATTTCAAGAAGTTCGCAGAAGCTTACAGACAAGAATTGAAGTGATTTAGAAAATGGCACGCCTATTTGTTACCAGCCGAGAAATGAGTCTCATAAACGACTTGACCAAGGAATATATCAAAGATATAGTTGGTCAGTATATAGTCTATTATCCTGTATCCGTTTTGAAGACAAACGTTGATCTTGTATACGGCGAAGCTGTTGAGAAGATATTCAACAATCCAATAAAGGTAGATGCCCTTGTAGGACAGGTCGATAGAGAGAATGCTTACGATAAGTTCTCCATCTACCAAAACTCTGCAAAGGTAGAAGTGCTTCTTCAGGCAAGAGACTTGCTTGACAAGAATATCTCTATAAACATAGGTGATTTCTTTGTTTACGGAAGCACAACCTTTGAAATTATGGACGTTGTGAACGCAAAGAACATCTTCGGACAAGAAGACTATTCCCTATCATACGTTGTCAAAGGCGACGCTGTATCTGCCACTCAGTTTGATATCAACGTCTTCAACAAGATGTGGGATGACACAAAAGACTTCAGAAACAAGCTTGATAAAGTCTTTGAGCAACAGCGTGGTCTTCCTGAAACCGATAATAACGGTGCAACTGCCGACGTTAGACAGGTGAGAGAAAGACTTGGAGATGATATGGCTCCAATTGCTCTCAACGAGGGACCAAGAAAGATTGTCCCTGACAACATTGACAATCCTATTGTTGAGCCAGAAGTCGGAAATAGCTTCTACAATGAATAGTACCAGATACTTATAGATATCATGGGAACAGTACATACAAAAAACGATGCTGAGAACGTTATTCGTCAGAATATTCCAAGGGATCCTGTAAGAGATCCTGACGTTGGAGGTCATCTTAACTCAGGATACGAGGAACAGGTATCCACAAAGTTCTACATTCCTCCTTGCGGAATAGAAGACTGCGATAAGTCGTTGTTCAAACTGTTTGACAAAACTCTTGCATTCACACCAAAGATGATTTGGTCAATGAACAAGCAAGTAGAGATTCCTAAGCCGTTGGTTGTGTTCGCTTCTGGCGAAAGATACGCTATGTCCAAAAAGAAAACGCAGCCACCTTTGGACAGAAACAGAAATCTACTTCTGCCTGCTATTTCCATAAGAAGAACCGATATCAATCAAACTATGGACGATAGAAGAAGAGGCATGAACCAAAGCACAGGTATCATGACTCTTAAAAGAAAGCTCGCTCCAGAAGACAGAGATTATCAAAACTTCATCAACAAACTTGCTCTACAGCACATGGTTCTCACGCCAACTGTGTCAACAGAGGGACAGTCATCATTAGAGGTGGACCAGAGGGTTTCTAAATTGGAGGAATACCGTGAAGGTGGTCTTCTATACCCCAACATTGGCAACAATATCTATGAGGTTATAGAAATCCCACAGCCACAGTTCTTTACAGCGACCTATGAGGTTGTCTTTTGGACCAGCTATACCCAACACATGAACTACATGATTGAGAAGCTGAATACAAGCGTTCTTCCTCAAGACAGAATGTTCAAGCTTGTAACCGAAAAGGGTTACTGGTTTATGGCATATCTTGATGACGTTACTACAGGAAGCTCAAACTACGACGATTTCAAGGACTCAAAAAGAATCATAAGGTACACGTTCACCATGAGAGTTAAGGGCTATATCCTTGCCCCTGATGCGGATACAGATATGGTTCCAATTAGACGTTGGGTATCTGCTCCTTCCATTACGTTTGATATTGAGGCAACTGACAAACAAGCTATGGATAAAGATCTGTTGGAGAAACAAACCTCTCCAAAGAATCAAGAAGCTGGTGCTCTTGGACTCTTCTCTTTGACCGACGTTGACACCTCTGTAGACACAAGACACTCTCAAGCAAGAACCGTTGATGAGAGGATTGTCTTTCAGAAAGACGTGTGGGATCCTATTACTCGAAGGAAAAAAGGCACAAGACTTGTAACCAAGCTTGAAAGCAACGAGCGAAGAGGAGAAACTGTATTCCGCGCAACAGATATTCAATCTTTGGAAGAGTTTATCAAAACATCTTGAGAAAGGTGTATTTACATTATTTCCTTCATACTTATGAGAAGTAAAGTATCCCATATGACTTTATATGAGATGGATTCTTCTCTAAAGAGATTTAACGATAATAGAAGGAAATAACAGATGGCAAATCAGATTTTTCAATTTCCAGGTTACTACGACAGTGAACAAGAGCTTACACCAAGCACAGTAGGACCAAGCGGAGTACCAGCAGGATTAGTTGGTTCAGCAGAGAGAGGACCAGCTTTCATTCCTGTGACACTTGGTTCGTTTTCTGACTATGTAAATCGTTTCGGACAAACAAACCCAAGATATGCTGCTTCTTACGCAGCAAAGAAGTTCCTAGATAACCAATCTGCTCTTACCTTCCTTAGAGTTCTCGGCGCAGGTGCCAACGCAGTTACCGCAGACTTCGATAACACAAGAACAATGGGCGTTGTTAAGAGTGCCGGATTCAGTGTTAGTGGAACAGTAACCACTGGAAGAACAGTTGGCTCGGTGCAGTTCATCGTTGCACGCCATGATGTAACTTCTTCAGAAGCTATTGGTTTCCCAATGTTTACAGACAATGGAAGTGCTTTCACAACACAAGCAACTTCTTCCTACCTTGTTCGTGGCGTGATCTTCACAGCAAACGACACAAGACTTAAGATTCTATCCCACAACGGATCATTCACCGATTCAGCAGCAGACTTTGCAACAGCAAGCTCAGGCAGCAGATACTTCAAGATTGCTATCTCTTCATCGGCAGGAACAAGCTTCTCGAATGATGATGGTAAGCCTGGCGTTAGAATCGTAACTGCTTCACTTGATCCAGCAGACGATAACTACTTTGCTAAGGTTCTAAACACTGATCCAGAGAGCTTCTCAACATACAAGCATTGCGTATATGCTGACTATGCTGTTGACGCTACAGTGGCACAATGCGGCATTAACGCAAATGACGTTGCTATCTTCTCAGGATCGGCAAACACATCGGCAACTTCAGGTGACACCACACAACAATTCCTCCAAGCTTTTGGTAGATTTGACACCAGATACACATCGGCAAGAACCCCATACTTTATTTCTCAACCATACGGTAAGACAGAGTATGACTTGTTCTACTTCGAATCCCTTGATGATGGTCAATATCCAAATGACAAGTACAAGATTTCGATTGCAAATATCCAAGCAAGCACAAACCCAAGAGACACACACGGAACATTCACCGTTGTAGTTCGTGCATTCAATGACACAGACTATGAACCACAAATCCTTGAACAGTTCCCAAATCTAAATCTCAATCCAGATTCCGAGAACTACATTGCTAAGAAGATTGGCGATGCAAAGGCATTCTTCAACTTTGACGTAGAAGATGAGTCTGATCGTCGTCTTGTAACTTCCGGCAAGTATCCAAATCAAAGCAAGTTCGTAAGAGTTGTTTTGAATACAACAGTGGACAAGCAACTTGTTCCAACTGACGTACTTCCATTCGGATTCCGTGGACCACAAGTTCTTAACACAAACCCACAAATGAAGGACTCAGTTCCATCATCAACATTAATCAGACTCACAGGTTCCGCAGCAGGAACAGTTGACAGAGGACTCTTCGGAGCAATCGTTCCACCAGTTCCATACGTCTTCAAGGTTACTCGTGGTGAAGTTTCATCGACACCAGGATTTACCGGAGCTCCAGGAAATGTTGAAATCGCCGACTCCCGCTACTACTGGGGCGTTAAGTTTGGTAAGATCAAGAACGTTCTCAATCCAAACATCTCAACAGAAACAAACCCATTCATCGAGTCCGTTGTTAAGTTCTCTGGTATCTCCAAGCTTGATACACTCGTAACTGGCGGATACACCGATAGCTTCAACGACAACAAGTTCACACTTGCTCGTGTAGCTCTCTACAATGGTTCTATCTCGGACGTAACAAGCTCGGTTTCAACTCACATGAGAGAGACTGCTTATATCCGTAATGGTCAACCAGATATCACAAACTACACAATCACCGATGGTTCCAAGACAAGAATCACATTTGCTTCTCTTCTTCAAAAGGGTTCAAATAGCTCTGACTTCAACAAGTTCAAGGACTATGCAAAGTTCACAACCTTCATGTATGGTGGTTTCGATGGAACCAACATCCTTGATAAGAATGCTGCAACCCTAAACGACAGAGCAACCTCAACAGAGGCAAGAGGAACAACCTACGGTAACGCAAACTCAAGCTTCACATCGCCAGGATTTGCTTCAAATCAAAACGGTGTTGGATTGAGCAACAGCGCAGTTCAAAGCTACAGAACAGCAGTTGACCTTATGACCGATAGATTCCTATCGAACGTCAACACATTGACAATCCCAGGTCAAAGAGATCCTCTTATCACAGACTACGCTCTTGATAAGATGAGCAGCTATGATCTTGGTCTATACCTTATGGATATTCCAAACTACAATTCTGATGGAGAGCGTATCTTCACAGGTGAAACTGGAGTCTATGTAGACATTGACCAAACAGCGGAAGCGTTTGAGAATAGAGCCCTCGACACATCGTTCGGAGCAACCTACTTCCCTGACGTTCAAATGGATGACACATTCACCAACCGTAAGGTCTTCGTTCCAGCAACAGTAGCAGCTCTTGCAGCAATCGGATACAACGACAAGGTTAGTTACCCATGGTTTGCTCCAGCAGGATTCAACCGTGGTGCCCTTGACTTCGTAAATCTCACACAAGCACGTTTGAAGAACAACGAGCGTGAGAGACTTTACAGCATCGACGTTAACCCAATCGTTAAGTTCCCAGGCGAATCTTCATACGTTATCTTTGCACAAAATACATTGCGTAAGGGAGAGACACCTCTTCAATCTATCAACGTACAAAGAATGATTGGAGATCTCAAGCGTCAAATCATCGATATCGGAAACCGCCTTATCTTTGAACAAATCACTCCAGAGCTTTATGGACAAATCAGAAAGAGCTTCTCAGACGTTCTTCAGGTTGTTCAAAATAGACAAGGCGTAGAGAAGTTCAGAGTTGTTTGCGACAATACAAACAACAATGCGCTTGATGCAGAGAACAACAAGATCAACTGCTCAATCATCTTCATTCCAACAAGAGCAATCGAATACGTTGCAATCGACTTCATCATCACCCGCGCAGGCGTTGAGTTTTTGTGAATACGTAACCTCTACAACAGCAAAAATCTAAGAGAAACATAGTTATAGAAAAATCAAAGAGAGATCAATTAGGAGTTTCTAAATGGCAAATTCAGCAGGCGTAACAACAAGAACAATAGAAGTCATTGGTAACACAGGTGTTCAACCTGTGGGAACACCAGCAGGCGTCATTGGAACATCACAAAAGGGTCCAGCCTATATTCCTGTGACTGTAGCAACAGCACAAGATTTCGTTGTAACTTTTGGAAATCCAAGCGATAAGTTCTACAACGGACCATTGGCAACAACAGAATGGCTTCGTAATCAACAATCTGCCACCTACCTAAGAGTTCTTGGAGTTGGTCAAGGTAATAAGAGAGAAACCTCTGGTAACAATACAGGAAGAGTTGCAGGAGCAGGATTTGTAGTAGGAGATCAACAGCCACAAGATTCTTTGAGTGGTGGTCTTTCTTCAAACGCTTATGCAAATGTAAACGGAATCCCAGGCAGAACCTTCTTCCTAGTTTCTCTAATGAGTCAATCTCTTGGTTCAAGCATCTTCTCAGACGCAGGAAAGCCTACCGCTGGCGTACCAGTGGTTCGCGGTGTTATCATGACACCATCCGGCGTTATCGCAAGACTATCGAACTCTTATCAAAACGTAAACTCAAATGATCCTTCCGTATCCGACGTAGCTGGAACAAACTACAGAGGAGATGTTGCAGGTACAGTTAACCTTAATAGCTCACGCCAAGAGTTCGTTATCCTTCTTAACGGACACAAGGGAACTGATCCACTTTATCCAAACGCAATCACAGCAAGCTTTGATCCAGACGCTCCAAACTACTTTGGTAATCTCCTCAACAGAGATCCATTGAAGACAGAGCAAGCTGGTCACTACTTGTATACAGAGTATTCGATTCACCCAAGCTTCGCAGTTGTAACAGGTGCAAACGCACTTGCTTCGGCAGTAACAACAGGTTACGAGCCAGTTGCATTCATGATCTCAGGTTCTACTGCAAGAAACTCTGGTTCTGCAACTGCTCCAAGCTTCGAAAACTTTGAAGATCGCTACAAGACACCAAAGACTCCATGGGTTGTTTCTCAAAAGTTTGGTGGAAAGACCGATAACCTTTTCCGCGTTCACTCTCTTGATGACGGTGAATGGGCAAATCAAAGAATCAAGTTCACAATCGAAAACATAACCCCAGGAACCGATGCAAGTCCATATGGTACCTTCGACCTTGTTGTTCGTGATTGGAACGACACAGACAAGAGCAGAGTCATTCTAGAGGCATTCCGTGGTCTTAGCTTGAATCAACAATCATCAAGATTCATCGGTAAGGTCATTGGTGACATTCACACATTCTTTAACTGGGATGGAAGTGTAGGAAACCAAAAGATTGTCACAGAAGGTGATAACGTTAACCTTAGCAGCTACATCAGAGTTGAACTTGGTGACAAGGTTGTCAATGATGAGATTGATCCAAGCGCATTGCCATTCGGCTTCCGTGGAGCAACCCATCTTGTAACAAGCGGTTCCGCACCTCTTGCTACATACTCAAGCGCATCCATGTACTCAGTAGCTTCTCCTCTAGTAGATACAGTCCAAGTTCCAGTTCCATTCCGTGAGAATATCACAGTTGGTTCAACAAACAAGACCGTAGACAGAAGTCTATGTTGGGGTGTTCAGTTCGACCAAAAGCATTCTGTTACAGAACCAAACGGTGGAATTGTTCAAGATTCAACACTCAAGAGCTTCACAAGCTACTTCCCAGATTTCCAAACTCAATACATGAACTTTGCAGTTTCGGATAACGCTGGAGTTGCAGACACAACAACCAACGGAATCCTCGACGCAGATAGATTCAACAATAACGCATTCTCTCTATCGAACGTTAAGATCACCTACACTCCAACAACAGCAGGTTCCTCAAATGGTTCTGCTAACGTTAGAACCATGGTAAGCTGGTCGTATGTTCGTGGCGGAAACGTAGCAGCAGACGGTGCAACATACCGTGAACTTCGTACAACAGACCTTACAGACTCTTCCGTAAGACAAACTGCTAAGTTCTCGTTCTTCCTTCAAGGTGGATTCGACGGAGTTAGAATCTTCAACAAGCACACTGACGAACTTGACAACCAAGCAGTTCTTGAAGAAATGAATAACTCTTCTCGTGGTATCACCAACGGACCAACCGTTGTTGCATACGACAAGGCAATCGATATCATCTCCGACACAACAGAAACAGATATTCAACTTCTCGCAATCCCAGGAATCAGAAACTCTGTGATTACCGACAAGGCATTGCTTACAACCGAGAATAGATTCGACGCATTCTACCTTATGGACCTCGATGCTTACGATATCAACAATGCCGTAGTTACCGACGTCAATACACAAATTGGCAGCGTTAGATACACAATCACAAACTTCCAAAACAGAGGAATCAACTCTTCCTTCGGTGCAGCTTACTTCCCTGACGTTAAGTTGAGAGATCAGTTCACCGGAACCACAAGAGACGTTGCTGCTTCTGTAGCGGTCCTTGGTGCCTTCGGAAAGAACGACGCAGTTGGATACCCATGGTTTGCACCTGCTGGCTTCGCAAGAGGCGCTCTTGAGACAACTCAAGAAACAAGCCTTCGCCTTGGAAAGCAAAACCTTGATGACCTTCTCACAGCAAACATCAACCCAATCGTAGCCTTCCCAGGTTCCGAGGGAGCAGTTGTTTGGGGTCAAAAGACTCTTCTCGACAAGGATTCCCCACTTGAAAGAGTTAACGTAAGAAGACTCCTTATTGAAATCCGTAGAAGAGTTCGCAAGATTGCAAACAGAATCGTCTTCGAACAAGGCAGAGAAGAAACCCTTTCAAGATTCCAAGACCTTGTTAGACCAATCCTCAAGCAAGTTCAAGACCAAAAGGGTGTTGACCGTTATCTCGTTAAGATTGATACAACCACAACAACTCAAGCAGATATCGAAAATAGAACAATCCGTGGAAAGATCTTTGTCTTCCCAACTAAGACACTTGAATTCCTTGACGTTAGCTTCGTTGTTACAAACAACTCAAACTTTGCGATTTCGGGCTGAACTTTTTGAAAATCGGAATACTTAGATAAAGAAGAAAACAACAAAACTAGATAATAGAAAGATTTAGGAGAACACAAATGGCAGTTACCACATTACCAGTTACAGACATGTTGCCAACAAAGTATGAGCCAATTTTCAAGAACAGATTCATTCTTGCGATTGAAGGAATTGACGCATATCTTGTTAAGAGCGGTGGACGTCCAAAGTACACCATCGAAGAAAAGGAAATTCCTTGGATTAACAGCACACGCTATGTAGCTGGTAAGACAAAGTTTGAACAAATGAACTGCACACTTTATGAAGCTATCGCTCCATCCGGTGCTCAACAGGTCATGGAATGGATTCGTCTCCACTTTGAATCGGTATCTGGACGTGGCGGTTACGCAGACTTCTACAAGCGTGACATTCAACTTAAGATGCTCGATCCAGTTGGTAACGTTATCCAACTTTGGGACATTAAGGGTGCTCAACTTGTCAGCGTAGACTTCGGTGAAGTTGACTACACCTCGACAGACCTTACAGAAATTGCTCTTGTTATCCGCTACGATAACGCAGTTCTACAGTTCTGATCTAGTTTAACAAAATAAAACAAATGATGAAGAGACTGTGTTCACATCGAACATGGTCTTTCTCTTTTTCTATGCTATTTATCGAATATGACAATTCTCTCCAAAAAAACTAACACCTCAAAAAAAGAGAAGAACTCTTCCCTTCTTCTTCAGATCGTCTCAAAGATAAACGAGAGTTTGACCATAGAAGCGAATATCAAAAAGTTTCTAAACGAACAGGCAATTCCAGTTCCTCCACAACTCTCTCAAGGTCTTCAGAAGGAAAAGGGAATCCTTCAACAGATTCTTTCTGGTCAAGTTCAAAAAGGAGTTCAGATACAGGGCTCAGAGATTGTTAACCAATACCTTCAACAAGTTCTACAACAGGGTCTAAGAGATCCAAACCAAATCACACAAGGCTTCGATCAGTTCTACATGAAGAAGCAGGGAGATATTGGAATGAAGCAAGCACTTGCAGCAAAGAAGCAAGTTGTAGCTCCTACCGTTCAAACTCCAAAGTCAGGCATTACCATTGGAACATCTGCACCAACCTCTGTTGACAAGTCCGATCCTTTTGGATTTAAGGCAAGAGCAGAAGACAAAGCTGCACAGGAAAGACAAAAGGCAAATCTTGCCGCACAAAGAAAAGCTACCATGGGCGTAGGAGACTACGAAGATAAGCTCAAAAAGAAAATGATGAAGGAAGGCTCGATAACCAACCTTATCAATTTCCTTGTTTCGGCTGCAACAAATGGAAATGATTCTGCTTATTCTTCCTCAAGAAGAAAGTTCACAGGAAACAAAGAAGACCTTGAATACATTGATGCTCTCTACTCTGAGATTAAAGAGCTTGTATACCGTCTTAAGAGGCTTTCCATTGAGCAACAGAGGAATCCATCAATCAAGAAGATCATCGGCTCTGGAGCGTCCTGGAGGCTCTCTAATGCCATCAAGGGACTTGAGTCCGCAACCCAAAGTATCGAGACAGCTTTGCTCAACAGAACAAAATCTGTTAATCAGAGCCTAGAACATCAAAGAAGAAGAGAATTTCTTAGACGTTGAAGATATTTAGCAATATCTCTGAGATTCAGAAGAAGAAGAACAAAACAAAGTTTCAGTTAACCCAACAACTAACACAAAAAGAGGAACCAGCCACAATGATGAAGATCACAAAGTCACAACTAATCAAACTTATCCAAGAGTCTCTTGAAGAGGTCAAGCTTGAACAAGCAGAACTCGGCGAACAAGAAGAAGAAGAAACCATAACAGAGCAAGACGACGAGGACGGCGAAGAAGCTGACCTTGAAGAAGCTATTGAAGAAACATGGGGCGGAGCACGCTCAGGTTCTTCGGCAACCCGTGGCATTGGTGGCAACGGTGGCGGTGGTGATCGTGGAGTTGGTCAACTTGCAGCAATCGCAGCAAGAGACGCAAAGAAGAAGGCAGCAATTGCATCTTCCGAACAACATGCTTCCGATATGGAATCCATGAAGAAGAACCCATTCAAGCCAACACAAACCGGCATGAGAGCTATGGGTCTTGCAGAAGCCAAGAAGGTTATTGCAAAGCTTGTTATGGAAGAGATTGCTCGTCGCAAGGCAGCTTCAGCAAAGAAGCAAGTTGTTAAGGAATCAGCGGAAACAATGATTCGTAAGCTTGTTCAAGAAGTTCTTGCAGAAGGCGCAGCAAAGCCAAAGAAGCCAGCAACCGACCCAAAGAAGAAGCCAGCTCCAAAGAAGAAGTGAACTGAAACTGTCTTTTAGCAGTTTGATACGAGAGGATATTTTCATATTCCTCTCGTTTTCTTTTGGATACATATGTATTTCTTACGGATAGACTAAATCACACAAACAGAGAAGTCTATTTCTTCACAACATACTACTAGGAGTAAGAAAATTCTATGGATCCCGAACTCAAAAATTCAATCTTTGCTGCAAAGGCAGCCGCAGATGCAGCCGATAAAGCAACAAGAGAACAAGCTTTGTCAAATCCAAATCTTGATCAAGAAACAAGAGCTGCCGTTGCTGCCGGTGCTCCAGTGCAATCAAGAGAAGACCTTATCAAAAAGGACTTGAACTACGACATTGCTGTTCAAAGCGTAACCTTGCCTTCTGGTGGTTCTCTTTATTCTCCAGAGCATCCTTGCCACAACATTCCATTTGTTGACGTTAGAGCAATGACAGCAAAAGAAGAAGACATTCTCATGAACACCGTTTACGTCCGTAAGGGAACAATGGTAAATGAGCTTATTCGTTCTTGCTTGCTTGACAGAAGAATTGATCCAGGCACCCTTCTTGCAGGCGACCAAGCTGCTTTGATGTATGGTGTCCGTGCTCTTGGCTATGGCAATATCTACGAACCAAACTTTAAGTGCCCACAGTGCGAAACGCAGAACAAGGTAGAATGTGACCTTGATGCTCTTCCAAGTAAGGGAGTTGGCATCAGTCCAGTGTCTCCTGGCTTGAATGAGTTCGAATTTACCCTTCCCGCAACAAAGAAGAAAGTTCGTTTCAAGTTCTTAACAGCGAACGAGACAAAGATGATCGTTGATGACATTGAGACAAAGAGAAAGAAAGGTATGCAAAATACCAACTTGATCACAGCAAGACTCATGGCAAACGTTATCTCAGTTGACGGAGAAACAAACAGAACAAAGATCTCACAGTTCGTTCAGTACATGCCAGCAAAGGATTCCCTTGCTCTTCGTAAGTTCATTGATGACAATGAGCCTATGGTTGAAACAAAGGTTCCATACAAGTGCGGTAACTGTGGACACGAACAAGACATTAACCTTCCAATGACAGCAGAGTTCTTCTGGCCAAACATTGAAGGCAACTCCTGATTCATCAGCGACAAAAATAAGTTAAGAGATAGGTGTGAAACGTGGTTGACTCATCGTCATCACAGCAATGGACCTTTGACAGAAGCAAGATTCCAAATGAAATTGGCTTGCTTCCTTCGAGGGGTCTTGTATATGCAAAAGACCATCCATTTCATAATCGAACCTATATTCCAATCAAAGGAATGCTTGTGTCCGATGAAGAGATTCTGCTTAACGTTGCTTATGCAAAGATGGGGATCACAACGATAGAGTTATTGAAGTCTTGCATAAGTCTTCCAGGCGTTGATAAGCTAACAGGGGACAACGTACTTGCGGGTGACGTTGCTTCCTTACTTTATAGCATTCGAATCAACAGCTATGGAAGCCTTTATGATCCAACGATCAAGTGTCCTGACTGCAATGCTGATAATCAACTTAGCATCAACCTGTCTGCTTTCCCTGTTAACACTTTGGACCTTGAGCCAATTGTTGATGGCACAAACCTTTTCAACTATGTTTTGAAGTCTTCTTCTAGTGCGCTGAATAGCAACAGAAAACAAAAACAACAGCAACAGCAACAACAACAACAAGCCATAAGCATTGATTTTGGATTCTTGACCTTCAACGAAGCAGAGTCTTTAACCAAAATGCTCAAGGCAGGAGAAGACATTGTTCATGAGTTTGCTCCGATGACCGAGCATGAAGGAGACGAGTCTGTTCTCCTAAGTGCAGTCAAAGGAAACACCTATATCACAACGATGCTTGACAAGCTTGTCAAGTCTGTGAACGGAGAAACCTCACGAGACAAGATTAAGAGGTTTATTCGCTCTCTCAGAATCGGTGACTCGATGCAATTCAGAAACTTTGTGAAAAGCTTCGAACCAATGATTCACGCAAACTTTGACTTCAAGTGCAAAGATTGTGAATACGAGGTCAACATTCCGATGCCCATCAACCATGAGCTATTCGGAATCAAGCCGGAAGACAAGGTTGCCGTCCTACTTGAACCTCATTTCGTTCTCACCTACTACTCGGGTTTCAGTTTCGAGGAATATAGAAACTACCCGGTTGCTTACAAGAAGCACTTCACAGAGAGAATGAACGAAGAGATTTCAAAAGCTCACAAGGCTCAATCGGATATTCCAAACAAAGCGCCTCACAGCAATCCAGCAGACGTGAGGCAGATGTTGGGAAAGACCAATCCAGAAACTATGTCAGCGAAGATGCAACGCTTCACGTAGGATGCAAATTACCTCCCCTGCTCTATTTTTACTTGTTGGTGTCAGTTTTTGGTTTTTTGTGGGTATAGTCTTTAAGTTGCTGCTCAAGCATCCAAAGCTTCAAAATCAATTCATCCAGCTTTGGTGGATTGTCATTGGAAATATTAGAAGTATCAAACGGAAGTTCTGCTGCTGTTCCGAAACGCTTTAACGTTTCGTTGTGTTCATACTCATCCTCAATGAAGTTCTCTAGCTCATCAAGGAAATCGTGAAAGTTGGTCAGACTGTAGTTGTTATTGCTTGTTGACATAGTGCAATTCCCCTGTCGTAAGCGTCAAGTACATCTTGCTTTGTACGAGTGGGATCATCGTTCCAAGTTGGCGTATGAACAGCACCAACTCCCTTAAAAAGATAATCCCTTGCAAGACTTGTTTGAACGTCGATCGCGTCAAGAAGTTCTTGCTTTTCAAACAAAGAGAGATTCTTTGTCTCGTTGCCGTGAGCAATCTGAAAGCGGAGTTCACCGGAAACGCGAATCAAGGCTCCAACGGTGCAGAAACAGACTGCCTCTTGCTTCCAAGGTGCAAGCCGATCATTGTAAATATCTCGTGCGTAATAACCTTGAGTCCAACCCTTCTCTTCGAGAAGAGACTTGGCAGTTACGAGAATATCCTTTGCGGAGGTTGTTGTCATCAGCGGCACTTTTCCTCTTGGTCAGAAACGACAAGGCGAACAACCATACCTACTCCAAGGGTAAGTGACAAAACTACGCCGTGTAGTGTATCCGAAACGGATGGAGAGTAGTGGGTAAGGAAAGAACCGATAATTATTACAAGAAGAAAATCAGTAACGACTTCGGCAAAGTAGTTTCGCTTGCCTCGACCATAAGCCAAAACAATGTAAACGAAACAAAACAGGAAGAAGACGGAAAAGTCTTGTACGGTCATTTTGTTTGTGCCTCACTCTGATAGCTTGTAGTAAAACAAGAACATTCCCAAGATAGTAAACAATAGACACACGGAGTCGATTGCTTTGTTTGCGTCGAATGTAATAACGGAATCTAGAAGCATGTTTAATCAGCCCAGGAAGCTTTCCTTGGCATTCCTTCGGTTACGTCGGTCGTTCTGTCGCCCTCGTCCCTTGCGGTCCTTAGAACGGTTATAGAAATCACGGTCGTTACTTGAGAACTTGCTTCCCTGAGACGAGGAAGAATAGTCATCCTCGTCATCCTCACGGGTGTAGAACTTGGTAACGCTGTACTTGTCGGTAGGCTTGATTGACATACTGTTTATCTTATACGGATGATACGGTTATGTAAACTGCTTGTTGGATTATTCTTTTTTGTCAGGACAAGTAAGGCAGGCACTCATTGAAGACGTACCATGCCGTACAAACAATTCCACCTTCGACAAGGAAGACAAGCAAGGCAATGGGAGCGGAGAAAAGCTTTCCTCCATCAACGTTGAAGGCAAAAATGCCAAGAATGACAAGGCTAAACAGAAGACCGAATGCTGCCTGAATACCGAAAATGGCAGCTAGGACAGCAATGACGAGCGCGAATAGATGTTCCATAATGTTATCTCACTTCAAGAGGTTGCGAAGGACGCGAGCATCGTCGATATTGTAGCCAAGATCCTGCGCAGCCTGAATCAGCTTCTCGGTTGCAGCCTGCTTTCGCTCAACATCAGCCTTGGCATGGTTCTTGTGCCAGCCGCGAAGATTGGCACTACACTTGTCGAGCAGCTTGACGTTTCCGTAAAACTTGCCGTCCTCATCCGTTGCGGGAGTGTCAGCAAGCACCTTGGTAGCCTCGCAAAGCAGGGCAGTAAGGGTATTGACTTGATCCTTCAAAGGCTTGATCGTCTTCGCACGATCCTTGCGAGCGTTCTCAGCCTTCTCTTCGGCAGTCTCAAAATACGTGCAGGGCATTTTCTCTGTACCTTTCTAAATTCAGCGAACGTTAGCTTGAGCAAAAAAGTTTGCTCGCTTAAGCTCTTCCTTGAGCTTAGCATTTTCTGCCTCTAGAACAGAAATTTTCTGCTTTAGATTGGCAATGGTCGGAGTGATTCGTTCCTTACGGAACTTCAAGGTATACGAAGTGGCAAAACGATAATTCGTTGCCTTGCCGCGCTTTTTGGTATACTCGTACCTGCCATCGGCACGGAGGGTGAAATCCGCAACATTTCGCTCGTCGCGGAAGCCAAACCATTCAACCGTCAAGGCACGCTTTGTAACCTTAATCACGGTGCCGTGCCACGTCACAGGCTGCCCATAGACGGAAACAAAAACGGTCTGGTTGAGCTTGGCAATGTTGGCAGGCATCGGTTGGATTCCCTCTCTTCGGTATACACTCATTATAGCAAATATTTTCGATATGTAAACCAAATCGGAGAAGATTTTTTCCCCTACAAAAATAGGCGAAAAGGGCATACTGGCATATGCCCCTTACTTTTTGACCCCGCTATGCCAGTAGAAGGGCTCTGTTGTAAAACCAAAAATCAAATATTTTCGATTGTGTAAGTTAGCCAAGCACTACAAGATCAATACCCATTTACGGGGAGTGGAATCAAACCACTGGTATGTTGGCGTCACTTTTCTTATATATTTGTTTTTGATCGCCTAGCAAAACGTGTCAAAGCTCTGCTAGTCGCCTATTTCCCTTTCGTTAAGGTAAGAAGCTTGTTTGCGAAAAGGATTTTCGGCAGTTAGTACCGGCAAGGAAAGTGCCTTTTGAAATCTTTCCAATTCTGCTTGTAGCTCTTCAAGAGTAGAGCCATAAGGATCTATCGGTTCACTTGAGTATGACGATGGAAGTCCGGTAACGCTATCGTAGTAAACCTCATGCACTCCGAAAGATGGCTCTCCGCTTTTAGAATCAATGCGCTGGAGTACGCGATAGTTCCAGTGAGAATAAGAGTTACTCATTCTTTAGCCCTTTTCTCTTCCGCAGAAAGAGTCTTGGCTAGTATCCAATTTTTGAAATCTGGAATGAACTTATCTGGATTGCTAGTAAGTTGGCTGTTGCCGCGTCCCACGGCAGAATATTGAACTTGAGGATACGAGATCGATGCATTGACGTACAATTCAGCAGTTTCTAGAACTTCTTGCTCTGTTGCATCAACATCCGATTCAACAAGAATGCATTGAACCTGCTTCCGCTCCAAATAGACTTCCGTGTACTTTTTCATAAAAGTCTTTCTCAGTGTCGAACAGTGCAAGCCTTCAAAAACAAACCACAACAAACGACACCAGAAACATTTCGACGAGTGCCATCGGGCATAATGCGAGTTGCCGTAAATCCTGTGTTTGTACCATCCGAATCGGAACAGGAAGCAAACTCATATCCGGTCAACTGGATATTCACAAACCCCTCGTCTTCGAGGACGCGCTGCGCGATCATCGGAGCTGGCTCACAACCTGCCGAAAGTGGCAGCGTAAGAAGCAAACACGCAATGAAAAAACCAAAAATCTTATTCTTCATAATGAATCAATCCCATCCATCGAAAGCGTCGTAATCTCCACGCGCGAAAACATCATCGTCCTGCGCGAAATCCGAAAGTTCCTGTTGCGAGAGGATTCGATCTCGCTCTAGATCATCAAGCTCCGCTTGATCCTGGCGTTGGCACCAGATTTGAAAATCAGCCTCGGTCACACCAAACCGCTCGTAAGCCCGAGCTAGTGCAAGGTCGAACTCTTCTCCGTTACGGAAAGAGGTTCCATCAAGATAGAGATCACAAATCTCGTTGACTTCCTTTTCCAGTGCCGAGAACTTCTCAAACTCGGCATCGATGGCGTCGATCTTCGACAGGGCATCCGACTCAATCTTCTCGAAAAGGGAATTTGCCATGATTGTTGTCTTTCTTTCGTCGTGGAGTAAAATCAATAAGTGTGAGTGGGAAAGTCGTAGTTCGCTTCCACGAATCGCTTTGCCTCGCCTAGCCCGATGCCGCGCTCCCGTCGGACAAACTTGATTGCTTCAATCTTTGCAGATCGACCTTGGACGTTGCTCGCGCAAACCTTGTACTCTTCAAGAGTCAGCGGACCAGTTTCACGTCCCCAATTGTTTCCAGAAGGGGCAAAGCCATGCTTGCGAGTGGGACCGATGATACGCGGATCGAACGGTTCATCAGCCGGGACGTTGCTCGGAGTCTCATACGTGAAACCGTTGTCGCTCTTCACGACGCAGCGGATTTCACCAGTCTGCCAATCCACGCTCTTGATCGTAAGACCATTCTCGGTGAGATTGGAAAGGGCAGCGACAATGTTCTTTTGGAAACTCATTCTTGGCTCTCTTGCTCTCTTTTGATTGTTCTTAGATACTACCAGACAATTTCCAAAATGTAAACCGAGATATGGAAGATTTATTTTCTTCCTGTATTTTCAGGCAGACTTACTGGCAAGATAGATTGCAGCGAACCGATCGCGAACTTCGATGCACTTGTTGATCGTCTCGTTGAGATTGAACCGATCCTCCTGCAAAGCGCGATGCATTTCGTAGTTTTGCAAACGCACAAGGTAAACTGCCCGTTGCGGCTCGGACCAATTCTTCCAATCATAAAAAGCGTCGATGGGAAGAATGGAAATTCCGAAAAAGACACTCTCCGGGTTGGTGTCGTTCGAAGGATCAGCGAGAGTGGTGAAGAGTGGTGCGGTAGTGTTGGACATAGAACCATTATAGCAAATTTATCCATAATGTAAACCGTTATGGATAAAATCTTTTTGCTCTACTTTTTAGCGATTTCCACGCTTGAAGCTCGCTCAAACAAGCTTCGCAAGTCTTCCAGTGCATAAACCTTATTCGTGTGCTCAAGATACAAAGCTTCCGCCTTCTTCTCTTCAAGCTCAAACAAAGCAGCTACAGCGCCGCGATTTTCCTGCGAAACAAGAGCGGTTGCCTTTACCTTGCGGTCTGCAACATCCTTCATCTTGTGATAAAGTGACTCCTCTGCATTGGAGATTAGCTCATATCTAGCCTTTAAAGCCAGTACGATTTCTGCTACTTGCTCAGGGCTGAGCTTAACTGGCTCAGAACTTAGCTTATTCTTTAGATTTGCTACCATGACTACTATGCCTTAATCCGATCCTCAAGGTACTTAACCTTATCCTTTAGCTCCTCGTAAAGCTCACGAGACTCACGATCATGCTCGAAACGATCGAGCAGCTTCTCATTCGAAGCCAGAACGTAATCCCACTGACGAATCTGGCTCTTAACCAAGAGCAGAAACAGCTTCTCGACAATCTTTAGATCCATGGTCTTTTCCTTACTTTCGGCGTCCAGTACGTTGCTCACGCTCAAGCTCTAGAGCGAATCGAATATCACCACACGACATTTTCCACTGTCGGGCAAGCAAGAAAATGATATAAGACTTCGACCACTCACTTGTAGCTTGTCGCCAAAGTGCCTTGTATTGCTTACGAATTCGATCTTCTTTGGTCTGGGACATTTCTTTTTGATCCTACTTTTGGGGCTTCTCTGCCGATCGGGCTTCCTGCTTTGCCTGTAGTTCGGCAAGCTTTTCAACAAGCTCGCCAGCAAACACGCGCTTTTCAAGCAATTCCTTGGCAAGCAAGCCTAGAAGGGCAAGCTCGCAAACATCGTACATGTAAGGGTTCTTGTAGAAGATAGCGTCCTTACGCTCTTCTTCAATTTCCTTTACAGACGCCTTTGGGAATAGAGGTTCAGCCATTTTTAGTTCTCACAAAAAGTTCGTCGAACTTTCCAGTATTACAGTTAACCGCAATATACTCTTCTGCCTCATAAATGGAGGCAAAAGTTGCTACCAAAACCTCCTCAAAATGCTCGTAATTGTAACAAGCACTATTGACGCCGTAAACATGGTAATGGCTGTTTGTGTTTGGCATAGGATTCATTATACCTAAATTTTAGAAAATGTAAACCAAGTCGGAGAAAATATTTTCTCCTCAGAATCCAGGCATATTGAAGAGGTTTCGAAGGAACGAATCCTGATATCGACCCGTGTTCGGATCGCGGAACCGCTTCACAAGCTCCTGAGCATCCTCAACGATACCGATCTTACCGTTATTGTTGTTGGCAATATACGAATTGAAGATATCGCGAGCGTAAGGTGCGTACAACGCATTCTTACCATTTTTTCCATTAAGAAAGAGAGCAAGATCCTTACGAGAATCAAAGGTCATCTGATTCAAAGCATGAAGCTCATGCCCAAGGTTCTTCGACCAAAGAACAACCTTATCAGCAATATCGCGGGTAAGGTTACGGTGATACTCATTCTGCATCATAGGATACAGGTCATCAATCTCCCCGGTGAGGATATAGTTGAGAATATCGTACTTCGTGAAGTCGTGGACCTTGTTGAAGGTACAATACTTCTCCGACTTGATCTTAAGACGCTGCCAGTTAGCAGCAAGAATTACATAACCCTCCTGAACCAAGGGATCGAGCGTGTTCGCAGTCTTGACGAGATCATCAAAACTCTTGAAATCACGAAGCAAATCATGATGAATCTCAGCAGAATCGAAGCCAAGACCGAAGGCAACGTCCTCTGCAAACTTCTCGTTGCCATCTGCATCGCGAACACCAATCAATGCTGCCTTGTAAGCAGAATGCTTGATAACAACAATGTTCTCAGGCGTCATAAGCTCGAAGACGTACGTAACTCCCTTCGTAAGACGCGAACCAAAGCCATCCCAATCCTTGAGGAAAGGATACGACTCCAAGACTGCCTTCTCGAAAAGCTCACGGAAAGAATGGGTTGCGTTATCCGCAAAGTTAGAACCGACAGGGACATTACGGGTTGCAACGTTCCAGCAGTCCTTGAAAGGATCGAAATAGACGATAATCAACGTACCATCAAGCTTGTTGTAGATACGAACAGGCTTAAGGGAACCATCAACAGAAGCGTTCTGCCCATAGTTGAAGAAACGAACGAACGGAAATGCGAGAACCTTTGCCGGTCCAAACACAGCATTCTCGTCGATGTTCGTCGAGCCATCCTCACGAGCAATCACCAAACCACGACACAAGTTCGTGATCTCGTTATCGTTCTTTGCCTCAAACTGATGATAGGCAAGAGTAACAAGGTGGTCTACAACCTTGTAACGGACAGCATGAAACTCCCGAAGCTCTGCAAGAGAGTGGGAGTTCAAATAGTCTAGAAGAGGCTGTAGCTTGTTGTTGCTGTTCGACATAGTTTCAGAACTATATCAGTGATTTTGGAAAAAGTAAACCAAAATCAAAAAGTGCCTATTTCATAGTGGAAAATCACGATGAGTTAATTGTTTAAAGCGTTCTCTTGTCATATTTTTGAGATTAAGCTTCTTCACAACCGACTCGATTGATGCCGATGGCTTCTTTAGTTCGTCTTGAAATGACTTGGAAGCAACGATAGCATCTGAGATTGCTTTTAGTTGATCCTTGGTTCCTTTGATCTTAAGTGGCATGTTCTTGATAACTTTTCCAGCGATGTAAGCTGCGGCGGCAGCAAAGAATAGCTTACCTGACCAAGAAAGGTTCCATTCATTAAGAGAATCAAGCTCTTCTGGCTTGACTTCTTGATTATACTTGAATGTATAAGCTTCTCTGATGAGCTTTAGTTTCTCGTCGTCACTTACGCTCTCGGAAAGGATTTTTGAAAGAACAGGATCAGTGATAACAACTTCTTCTGTCATTGTTGTTGTTGCTGTTTGCGAATTGCTGCTGGTAGATTCTTTTACGATTATTGGCAAGGTCATATGTTTCTTTCTTAGCTCCTGTTAAGATTTATTTGTTTGCTACTTATAGTAAGTAGTCATATTTCGATTTAGATTCTATTTATCTGCTGACATATTACCGGAAATCTTTGTAGCATATTATGGCAAATACCTATGAACAAGAAGTAGAACTTCAAGCAATGTTCGAAAAGAGAGCAAGCTTCTTTGAGAAGATGAACAGCAATCTTCGCGGAAGCCTTGCCATAATGCAACAAATGTCCAAAGCAATGGACAACATGACTTCCGATGAGACTACAGACTTCTATGAGAACCTAAACAGCCTCATGGAAACCTCTGCTGAGCGTGTTGAGCGTTATGGTGACACTTCGAAAGAAGCGTTCGAGCAGATGAACCAATCGTTGTCAACAACCCAAAAGCTAATGTTTGGGATGTATAATGACCTTGAGAAGATTGGTAAGCGAGGAATGATATGGGCAACCATGGCATCTGGTCTTAACGGCTTCTGGAAAGGTTTGAAGCTTTCTGTCAACGTAATGGGCTCCATGTGGAATATCACAAAGAATGTGGCAGCGTCGTTGGGACACTTTGCCTTGAGCGTCATATCGTTTCCGTTCAAGATTCTAAACGGACTCATGAACATGGCACAACAGGGCGGTGGAGACAACAGCCTAAGACAAGCACTTGAAGATATTCGTAAAGAATTCGGTGACTTACGTACCGGAGCCTCTGCTGCGATCATTGACATTTCCAGAAGTATGAGAGGACCACTTGCCGAAACTGGCTTAGCAGGAAGAAGAATCTTTGGAAACTTGGCAGAAGCCTTGAAGACCTTCCAAGAAGTTGCTCATAACATGGGTCCAATCTTCAACATGATCAGCGGTCAGCTTACCGAAAGTGGATTAGCTGCTCAAAGATTTGGTGCATACCTTAAGGGTCTTGGTCTTGATACCGCAGAAGCTCAAAGAGGCATTGCAAGAATGTCTATCACAACAGGTAGAGATATCAATGAGCTTGGTAGAGAGATAACAACCTTTGCTTATGGAATGGGTGAAGCCTTCGGAATTAACGGCAAAGAGATATCCAGGGACGTTGGAAAGATGATGCATGACTTCGATAGCTTTGGTAATCTATCGATTCAAACTCTCACAAACGTTTCTGTATTCGCTCGTAAGCTCGGTGTTGAAGTTGAAAAGCTAAAGGGAGCAATCACAAGCTTTGATGATTTCGAAAAGGCAGCCGAGGGCGCAGCACAGTTGTCTCAAGCATTTGGTCTTAACATCGATGCGTTCCAAATGATTCAGGAACAGGATCCGGCAGCAAGAATTGAACAATTGAGAAAAGCGTTCTTTGCTGCTGGTCGTTCTGTTGAGAACATGACACGCCAAGAAAGAGCATTGTTGGCAGAACAAACAGGTCTTGATCAAGAGACTCTTTCGTTGGTCTTTGCACAAAAGAGCCAGGCTACTTCCTACGCAGACATACAGAAACAATCCGAAGCTACAAAGAAGAAACAACTTTCTCAAGCAGAAGCAATGGAGAAGTTAGCCAACTCAATTGAGAGAATGGTTAAGTCCGGTCAAGGTCTTCAAGGAGGTTTCTTCAAGATATTCTTGGATGGATTTACTGCTGGAATCATGCGATCTCGAGAATTTCGAGGGTTAATGCGAGATTTAAGGCGAGATATGAGAATTGTTTTCCAAGAAGGAAGACAAGTTGGTCGTGCTTTCGTTGAAGCTTTCCCTGGAGTAAGAGAGATGCTTGGAGGATTGAGAGAAATCTTTAACCCTTCTATGTGGAGAGCAAGAATTCAAGCTGTGTCTGTCATGTTCAGAACATTCTTCAGAGAGCTTGGAGATCCTCGTACAAGAAGCACAGCTTTTGGAAACTTTGTTCAGAACTTCAGACAGCACTTCGCTGATCTCTTTAATCCTTCATCCCCAGGTGGACAACGATTCCTAAATGGTCTTAGAAGCTTCCTAACGGCATTTGCAACCATCTTTGTGAGTGGCTTGAAGTTTGCTATGCAGTCTGTGACAAGAGGCGTTACTGCCCTTACAAGCTTTATACAAAACCCTGCTGCTGCTATGGCAAGAATGCGCAGCGGAGCATCTGGTGCTTCTGGCATTGGTGGTTTCGTAATGACAAGTTTCGTCATTCCTCTTATTGATGCTTTGAGAGAAGCTGGTCCTCCTTTGTTGGCTGCTCTAGGAACTCTTCTTCATACTCTATGGGATAAGGCAAAGGCAAAGCTTCTTCCAAAGGTTATGGAATGGCTTCCAACCATCTTTAGAGTAATGTTTGCTCCAGCAGCATTGTCTGGTGCTTTCAGCCTTGCTTCAACAGGATTCATGACAATCTTTGCAAGACTCTTTGGCTCTATGCTTGGTGCAATCATTGACAGAAGTACAAGAAGAGGTTCACAACAAGTAGCAAGGGGTGCTACAGACATTCTAAGCCAAGCAGGTTCAACACTTGCGTCTGCACCCGTTCCAAATCCATCTGCCGTTGCAGGTGCAGGTGGAGCAGCTCTAGCAGCAACAGAGGGTGCTTCGGCAGTTGGTCCAGCAGTTGCAGGTTCTCCAGTTAGTGCCTCAATGATTCCAAAGGCACTTGCAATCGCTGCATTTATTACCATTGGCTTGATCGCAATCATTGCAGGAATCGTCTTGCTTGCAGGATACATTCAAAGACATAACATCTCGGCAGCAAGTCTTGCCAAGTCATCAGGTGTGTTCATTGCCGCAGCAGTAGTCCTTGGAATCGTTGGACTTGTAGCGGTTGAGTTGATGGGCGTTGCTCCATTGGCTCCAGGTGCTACCGCTGCAATCGGTCCAGCAGCCTTGTTACTTGCAGGACTTGGAGTTATCGTTTTGGCTCTCATTGGATTGACAATGGTTGTTAAATCATCTGGTATCTCAATGGGAGATCTTCTCATGACAATGGCACTTGTTGGTAGTGCTGTATTGCTTATTGGTGCTGCTATCCTTGGTGGTGCTGCATTGATGGCAGCAGGTGTTGCTTCTCTTGGAGTTCCATTGTTGATTGCAGGTGTCTTAGCAGTTACAGCGTTTGCAACAGCAATGGCAGTAGCTTCATTCGCAATAGCTGGCGTGTTCTCCACTCTTTCAACAGGATTGCTCAATGCAACCGAAGCTAAGATCAGAAGTGCTTCTGTGACCATTCTATCGGTCCTTGCAGTTGGCGCAGGTATAATGGCAGCAGGACTTTTAAGCCTACTTCCAGGCATTAGAACAATCCTCAATCAAGGTTTTGGACTCGTTACACAGTTTGCCACAGCGATTGGTACTGCTGCAACTGTCATAATTGCAAGCCTAACAAACATCCCAACTGGAGCAGGGGTTGAAGGAAAGGTTCAAATAGTAACCCAACTTCTATCGGCAGTTGGAGGATTCATTAGAAACGTTGGAGGAGTTCTAAGTAATACAAGTGTATTGTCTGTCATTGCTGGTGATACAGTATCAAATCAAATTGGTTCCATGGTTGGATTCATTTCAATGATCTCCTTGCAGATTCCTGTAATGGTTCAATCAATCCTCAGAGCAATCTCATCGGTTCAAGGTGGACAAGCTGAGCTTGCAAGAGCACAGTCAATCGTACAAGTTCTTGGCTCTGTTGGGCAGTTGATTGGTAATATCTCAAGAGCTATTCCAAGAGATGCAGACACAGAAACTATTCGTGCTGCTGGTGACTTCTTCATGAGAATCAAAGACCACATGGTTACTTTGATTGGAAGAAGCGCAATATTGGTTAATGCCATCGTTTCAAGTGCTGGTACTCTTGATCCAGCAAAGGCAGGCAACGTTGCAGCAATATCCACAGGAATAACAACGGTTCTTGGTGGAATTGCCAACATGTTTGGTACAATTCTTAGAAGCCAAGCAATAAGAGAAATCCTTGCAAGCTCAACAGTTGCAACCAGAATGACTCAACTTGGCAACCTATTCGGAACAATCGTACGTTCTTTGTCCTCTGGAGACAATAACTTCTTCACCGCGATCGGACAGGTTATCCAACAAATTTCATCTAGTGCAAATCTAAACCCTGCTCAATCAGCAAATCTATATAACATTTCAAGAATACTTGGTCCAATGCTTGAGGCAATCGGTTCAATATTGCGAGTTGTTGGTCACATAGGTCCAGAGATGATCAGTGGAAGTGCTACAGAGATTCAAGCGAAGATTAATGGAATGAAGAAAGCTCTTGATGCCCTATCTACAGGATTCACAAGTGCCTTGGGAACCATGATTCCAAAACTTCTCGAAGGTCTTAACGCAATTCCAGCAGACCAAGTATCTCAAATCTCAGGCAAGGTCAGAACTCTTGGCACTCTCTTTAACGCTACGACAGCAATGACAGATATTGCTAGAAACGCAGGAGGTTTCGCCGAAACCCTTCAAAATCTACTTACAAGAGTAGGTGGTCTTACCAGTGAGTCGATGGTGGCAAACATTGAGTCTGTAAAGAGCGCAACAATCACAAGAATTGCTGGCGTAATCCACGACTATTCTACACTCGTTGACTCGCTCAACGGTGATCTAAGGAACATTTCTAACAAGTCGAACAATCTTACCGTTGCTCTTCAGAGAACAAGAGATAGACTTGGCTTGTCCGGTAGACAACAAAGTTCACTAACTGTTGGCGCTGTGAGCGTTACAATCAATGTAACCGTTAATCTTGCTGTTGACGACATTGAAGCTGCAATCGCTACAAGACCCGGTGGTTCTACATTCATTATCACAAATGGTCCAGGCAGCGTTAGACATAGCGATCAGCCAGGATATGCTACTGCTCAAGTGGCAACTGTCGGCAACGCAGGAACGCCTGTTGTATCTGGTGGAGGTTGATAGAAGTCTATGGACAACAATAACAATAAAACATTCAGAGAAATGGTTAACGAAGAGTCTGGTGACGCAATCAATGACTTTCTTTCTCAACTCCCTATCGATCAAAAGGTTCTTATTCAAAAGGCAATTGATGGCATCATCTCAAGTGTAGAGACTCAAATAGTCCTACCAATAGAAAAAGCTATCGAAGAATCCTCCAAAGAATCTAAGTGATGCGTATTTAGCTATATGCCTCCATCCTCTTCAAACAATACAAAACTCAGGTTTATAACTCTTGAGAACTATCTTCGCAAGGACACAGATCCTCTTGTTCATTTCGAGCAAGATGACGTCATTCCAGAAGATAAACAAATTGCTGCAAATCATTTGGTAGAGATATCCAACGATTCAAGCAACAACCAAGAGTACAAGCCAACCAACCCAACCGTGATTGAACTGGGTATACGTTCGTTTGATGGAAAGCCTGCCGTTATCAATACAGGGATGGGACAAACAGAAGGCACATTCTTTTCAGATACTCTAGGTCCAACCTCACAAGAAGCTATCTCTAAGTTCAACAGGAACTCAGACACAGGCATGTTTGATATGGAAGGTGAGAACCTTGGTCTGAACGTTGTCAAAGGCAAGCAGAACAAGAAGAATGGTAAGTCTCTAACGCTTGATGAGCTTATCTTTAACGAAAACCAAGTAAACGGAAACATTGTATCCGACACCGTTTTCAAAAGAATGGAACAAACAACAAGGTTCAATCCAGAGAAACCATATCTCACTTCCAACGGAACAGAGACAGAAGGCAACTCGGGAACCAAGGATTTCATTATACAAAACGTTCCTGGACTTCATTCACCTTATCCGCCAGGATTCTTGGGTCGTGGCAACAACGAGGCTTCACAGGGTTTTACAATCACTGTAGACCAGCTTAAGAACCTTGGCATCCAAACCATGTTGAAGGCATCTGGTGAATACTACATTCCAAAGGATGAAGGTTCTGGCGAGTCGTTCAAGTCTCTTGGTAGCACATTGGCTCCGGGCTTGGCAAGAATTGGTCAGAGAGTCAACTATGATGACTTTAAACCATCAACCATAATGGATAAGGTAAATCCAAACTACAACAAGACAGAGCTTCCTGGGCTTGAGAACAATGGACCAAAGAAGAAAAGCTTTGGTTCTCCATACAATCCTGTACTTCCTTTCGATGGCTTTATCTCAGACGGAGCAGCAATCGTTTCTGCCGGTGCTATGGCAGCAGCTATTTCAGGTGTAGCCTTGGCATTGTCTGCGCTTTTTGGTTCTGATAAGATTCAGAGCTTCGTTAGAAGAACAACAAACACAGATGGTGGGGCTAACAATACCTATAACTACCATGTAAGTCATCTTGGTCAAAACTCACTTGGAGTCAAGATTCCAAAACAGAACGATCAGGGACCAGGCAATCTGATTGGTGGAATCGTTGGAGACACAGAGAATATTCTTGGACTTGTTGCTACAAAGAACGACTTCAAAGAATGCGTTAGAATAGGTCTGAAGACTTTCTTTGATCCAACAAACAGAGATTCACGAAACATCATTCTCACATCTCCAAACTATGCAAACACAATCTTAAGAAGTATCACCAGAGATTTGGTTGACGTTGGTCTTGGTATTGCAAATCTTGCAGGCAACGATAACGTTAAGGGTTCTCTTGAAGTGAACTCGTGGACCAACGAAGATTCAAGAAATGCTGCTGGAACCGTTGAGGCTTCTTTCAGAATGATTGGACAACTAAGAGAGAATCGTATGATTCGCTTTGTCAACATCATGGCAATGCTTGGCGATGCTGTGCTGGCTGGTGACAAAATGTATACATACATGGATGAAGCTGCAAATCCGTTAATGCTTGACTCTATGTCAAGCCAAGGTGTAAGAAACGTTGTTCCTTCAAGAATCAACCTCAAAAACTTCCACAAAAAGGGAAGACTTTCAAGTGGAGTCTCCAAGGGTGCAGGTGGCACTTCATGGGCATCCAACACAATTGCCTCAATGTATATTCGTCCGAAGGAAATTGAGATTGGTTCAAGACTCTATTTGAACAACTACAATGCTGTGTCACAACTTACAAAGCAAAACTATTTCCATAAGCCTGGAACGGTCAATAGACTTTCCCAGGAACAAGTTACTGCTTTAGAAGCTGAGCTTGCTGGCACATACATGCCATTCTACTTCCACGACTTGAGAACAAACGAGATCATTTCGTTTCATGCCTTCTTGACTTCCGTTAAGGATTCATTCGACGCAGACTACTCAGAAACAGAAGCTTATGGACGCTTAGGAAAGATCTACAAGTGGAAGAACACAAACCGTTCTGTTGGTCTTGGATTCATGCTAGTTTCTACAAGCCCACAAGACTTTGACGAAATGTGGTTCAAGATAAACAAACTTGTGTCTTTCACAATGCCACAATATACAGAAGGAAGAAAGCTTCAAACAGAAGTCAATGGAGCAAACGTCAGCTTTGCTCAACCTTTCTCACAGCTTCCTGCCGCATCTCCAATGGTTAGAATGAGACTTGGCGACTTGTTTACAACAAACTATTCCAAGTTTGATTTGGCAAGAATGTTCGGAATTGGAAACCAAAGCATGTTCAACGTTGAAGGATCATCAACAGATGCAACAGGAACTCAAAGCGATTTAGCAATGGTTGACACAAACTATTCTGCAATTGAAAGTTTGTTTACTCAACTAAACAACTCCTCTGATAGTCCATTTGCTGTCAGAACAGCATACACACTCCAACAAGATTTCTTCTCGTATAATGGAACTGTATACAGACCAATGCCTACAAGTCCAAACATAAACCAAAATGTAGATAAGCCAATGTCTATCATTCCAGCGGGCGAAGATATAACATTTGAATCAGTTACTCCTTCGGGCGAATTCAAATTTGACAAAGGCACATTCATATTCAACGGAATGCCTGCAAGTCTTGTAAAGCCAAGTGTTCAAAAGATCAATCAACTTGCAAATCAAAACAACAACACAACAAATTCAAATACAACAATTTCCAAGTTCTTAAGTGAACAAGAAAACCCTATCTTCAAAGGCTTTGAATCAACAAAGGGAGAAGGTATGGCAGGCTTCATTAAGAATGTTCAGTTTGATTGGGATGAGTCTACCATTTGGGGAGTTGACCAAGATAGAAAAGCTCCTACAATGATGCCAGTTTCGATTGACTTCTTGCCTGTGTTTGATATTAACCCTGGCATTGATTCGTCTGGATTCATGATTGGTGCTCCATACAGAGTTGGTTCTATAATGAAGAATCTCAAAGATCCCAATGGCAACGGAACTCCACAACAGGGTGGACAACAGTGAGCACTAGATAATGTCAACAACTTCAGCAATCAAAAGATATTCAAATACTCCAGTGATAGGATTGAACCGTTACTACGGAACATCTTATGCCATTCCAGCCATTAGAGAAAACATGCAGAATGGAAACATTCGTTACAGAGAGATTGTGATAAAAGAAGCAATCAGACTGGATACTCTTGCAGGAATTGAGTACGGAGATGGAACTCTATGGTGGATCATTGCCGCTGCTTCTAATGTTGGTTATGGATTGGGCATTCTTCCAGGAACTATAATCAGAATACCAGATATGTCAGACGTTTCAAAGTACGTTTGATTTGAACTTAGACGAGAATAAAGCAAAAAATCTATGTCAAACATGAGCCCACAACGTAAGAAGTTCTTGATGAATCAAGCTATTTCCAAGCTATCTCCTTACTTTGGAACTGGCACAACAAGAGACTTGATCTCAAGACTTGACATGGTGAATACAACAATAAACAGGTCAAACCCTTCTGTTGCATCGACGGGTGCTACCAATCCTCCAACTCCAAGAGTGAGTGCTGTTACCGCTACAAGACCAGAGGATAGGGTCAGATCCCAGAATGACCCAGAACAGAGGGTAATGGAAGCACTTCTTGACGATTCTCTTGGGGCAAGAACAATCCCTGATCTTGTTCGTTATCTAAATGAAATTCTAACAACAGAAGCCACAGAACTAAACAGCAAGTTTACTGAGTCTGTTGATATCTACTATGCAAACTCAAGCGAGAACCATTTCATCAAAGGAAATGTTCTTGATATGTTTGATACTCCAATTCAAACTGGTCCAGTTACAGGAAGAAGAGCAGGCAGACAGCAAACAAATGCGATGAGCAAAGCAACTGTTGGCGAAGGTGCTGCTGTGCCTATTGGATATTCAGCAAAGGAACTCATCAATGCCCCTGGTTCAGAAAGGCATCTATCCGCTTTCCTTATCAATACAGCAAGAGTCTCTTTCACACAGAGAAACAACAACATTATTGGATTGTTTGCCAACTCTATTCCAAACATTGAGATTAACAGAATCTCTCCTTATCTTGAAGTTCGTTTCAACACACCAAGAACTCCAACAACAACCAGAGATAACAAAGAAGTTATCAATGGAATGTCCTTGGTTAAGTTCATAAATGGAGCAGCTAGTATTGAAAAGAATAGCGTAACAAGAGCACTTGTTATGGCAAACAAAACCGATCGACCTACCACTGGTGCCGGAAGCGCAGGTAGAGCAAATCCAACCACAACAAGTACGTCAGCAATCACACCAGAGTTCTATACGAGTGCTGGAATGGAGATGTTTACGTCTCCTCAGAGTTTGGTTAACGGAAACTACACCGATAACCCAACGCTTCATTCCCAAAAGATTCTCGACAAGTTCCTTCCATTCATGAGCCTTGAGGGTGTAGAACTCAATGTTGTTCCTACTCGTGGTCTTATGAGCAACAAGACAGGAACCATTAAGATCAAGCTTCATGACCGCTCAAGACTTGCAGACATTGCAGAGTTCATTCGTCCAGAATACTACGGAGCAAACGAAGTTGTTCTCGAATATGGATGGTTTCATCCAGATGGTGAAAAACTTACCATCGGAAATTCTACCGATAGAAACTTCTATGGAGATCTTCTCAACGGAATGAGAGTCCAAGAGAAATATCAAATTGTCAATGCAAGTTACAGCATGACAGAGAATGGTGAAGTTACCCTTGAACTCAGAGTCTCTATGAAAGGTGCAAACGACTTTGAAACAGAAAGCATTCTAACTGACGACGAGAACATCTCGAACTCCATGAGAGCAATCCAAGAGCTTCAAAGCACCATCGTTGACCTAAGAAGAGCAGTCTTTGGAGATAACAACTCAAGCTTTGGAAGCAGAGAGATTAGAGGAACTCAGATTCTTGATGCAGCAGGCGATGGAGTCAATCATCTTCTTTTAACCAGAGAGCTTAGAACTTCTCTTGAACAAATGAGAAGATTCCTTGGAAACGTAAGAAGAACAGGTCAAAGAGGAAACGACGTATCTCAACTTGTTACAGCTTTGAACAACTATGAAACAAACGTAAGAAGCGCACAAACTTCTTTGGCAAGCATGTTGAGAAAGAAGCTACAGATTCTAACCAACTCACCAGATCCAATCAAAGATGGTGCATTGGTAAAGCTAGGAATCTCTATCGATAACACACTTGACGACAGAATTGTGGTTAACGGAACTCAAACAAATTTCAACAACTTCTTGCAATCAATTGGATATACAGCTAACGACAGAGTGAATGGAAGCTTCTCATTGGCAAAGCTTTTGCTTTTGTTTGTAGGAATTCCATTGATTCAAACAGACAAGTATCATGATGTTCAGTTCTATTTCTATCCATTTAACGTTAATGCTGCACAAGCAAACAGAATAAACACAGGAGAGTTTGTAATCAATGCAGACTTGTTCATGCTTAAGTTCATGCAATGGAGACTCGGAAGTCTTGGACAATCATCAAACGTGAACCTTAGAGAGTTCATTCAATGGCTTGCTGCTACATTCTTTGACGATCCAGTCTCGGAAGTCTATGGGTTGAAGACACAAACAAATCATGGAAGAAGTGCTCCTCTCTACAGAAGAGTGTTTACGGAAGAGAATGGCGTTGGAGTAGAACCAAACATTGCTGCTGGTCGAGAGGCTAGAGGTACAACTGGAGTGAGCGACCGTGAAGCTAACTTCATGCAAGCATTGAACGACACCTTGACCAACCTTACTCCAAATGGAGAGTTTAGAGTTCCACAGATAGAGTTCTATATCGAGTCTCTTCCTGCAAAAGATCCAACAAATCAAGATATTGACGACACAAAAACTGTGTTGAAGATTCATGTGTTCGACAGACTCAACTCTCCTTACGAGAGTGTTCAACAAATCAACCGCTCGACAAGAGATAATGTTATCTCAAGCATCGGTACAGCAGTTACGACACACAACGCTGCACAGGCTCAACAAGAGATTACAACAGAAGCAAACAACGGAAGAAGACTTACTGCGCAGCAGATTCAACAAAACACAACGAGACGCAATACACTTGATATCTCGATGGCACAGTACAACGAGAACATTCAGAGAGCTGTTGCAGCAGAAATTCTCGAGCTAATCCCTAACTCAAACCCTGTGAGATACAGATTGAAAGGTGGACCAAACTCTGCAAGGAATCTCAAAGAGTTCTTCTACACCGTTGCTCCATATATGATTTATGGAAGTGCTGGAAGCATTATCAAGAATGCAAGCTTGAGTTCTCTTCAAGATTCAAGACTAACCACAGTCAATTTCTTGAGATCCCATACAGCTTCACCTCTTGAGCCGAACGGAGAAAATCCTGGCGGACTTCCTATGCAGGTTATTCCTGCTCAACTTGAACTTGAAATGCTTGGCTGTCCGTTCTTCAACGTTGGTCAAACTTTCTTCATGGACTTTAACACAGGAACCACAATCGATAACTTCTACTCAGTTGTTGGAGCAACCTATAGCATAGGTCCAGGAAGTTTTGATACAAGAGTCAAGATGGCACCAACAGACGGCTATGGTCAATACATCAACATCATGAACCAAATCAATAACTTCAGAGGAGAGCTTAACGGAATTCAAACCGATCAAGAAGCTCAAGCTGCTGTGGTAGCTGCGAAAGAAGCTGGAAGAAATACTACCGGTTCCTAAGCTGTTTACCAAAAATGAATAAGTTGTTAAGCTAAACGGTTATGAAGCTCTTTATACCAAAACAACTGGTTCATGGAACCTTAAGCGAACTTTCTGGTTTCTATTGTTTTAGAAACATGGAGGATCTGAAAGAAAAGCCTGAATCGGTAGATGAAGTCTTTACTTCAACCATGGGAAACCTCGTTGTTGGAACGGAAGACTTTCAAGATTTGTGCAACGTATACAGGTTGAACGTTAAACCATTCCCTTCAATCAGGTTCCAAAGAAGCTATCAGACTCTCCTGGAAAAGAACGATTCCATAGGAAGAAATGCAGATGATAGCTTCTTTGTCCCTTCCTGGGATAAGTGTATGCCTGCGCATATATTCAAAAAGGAACTGGCAGAATTTGTTAGGAACTTGAAAGAGCAGATTTCCTTAATCAAGGATGAAGGTTGGTATTTCAAAAACGTCTACAAGAAGCACAACATCGTCTTCAACTCCTTGCAGCCTGCCAAGGTATGCCCTGGAACGTTTCTAAAAGCCATCACAAGCCCGTCAACGGTGTCAAAGGATATCTTGTCTACCTTTGCTCCTCAAGAGGCTCCAGCGGGTTATACAAAGCCTGTGGAGTACCTTCGCAATGACACAGCTACAGGCAGGTTAAAGATAAGAGATGGAAGCCCGAATATTCTTTTGCTCTCAAGGGATATGAGAAATGAGATCCTTGGTGAGTCAAGATTTGGAAAAGGCAATGGAGGAATCTATTACCTTGACTTCAAATCCCTTGAACCAAGGGTACTTCTCTCTGTTCTTCTAGAGACTTCATATACACGTTCTTCTTCTCTCTCTTCTGTTGTACTTAAGGTTCCACAGGATAGTTATGACATATACCAGACCGTTATCGATAACCTTGGGATAAAACATATTCCAAGATCTGCTGTCAAGCTTGCCATTCTTATGGTTATCTATGGTGCGAAAGAACAAGCAGTTATAGAAAAGCTAAGAGAGCAAGAGAAGATTGAAGACGTCTCGGTTGCAAAAAAGATATACCGCTTTGTGCATCAGGATGCTTTTGGAATCGATCTGATCTCTTCTCAACAGTATCTTGTCCCTGACAATCTGAACAGAATCTATAACTACTACGGTAGACCAATGCTTGTGGAAGGCATTGACGACTACAAGCTTATCAACTACTTCATTCAATCAACTGCTGTAGATGTAGCACTCTTTGGATTTGCAAACATAATAAACAAAATTCACGAGACAAGAACCATGAACAGCATTGTTCCTCTTTTCGTTCTTCATGACGCTTTGTTTCTAGACGTTCACAACGATTATGTTTTTGCACTTGAGAAGTTAGCCAATCATGCAGGCAAGAAGGGCAACATACCAAAGTTTGAGCATTGTTCCTTCCCAATCGACATATCGAAAATATGAGTGGTTTACTTATATTTTCGTTCTGCTATGTTTGATGAATAGCTTTCACACAAAGGTAAATCAAAATGTCATCATACAACAGTAATTCAACCTATAAGAAAAATGGTTGGGGCAACAAACAGCAACAACAAACACAACAGACTTCTCCTGGCTCACTGAGTATGCAGGAAGTTCAACAGATTGATAAGAATTTCGATAAGGTTCTCGACTTGGTTTCTAAGGTTGAGAACGTTAAGGTCCGCGAGCCTCTTCTACTGCTCTGCAAGGAAGTAAAATCGCGCTTTGCAGTAGCTCCTGCTGCAACCAAAACCGAGTTTGCCGGAGCATACGGTGGAGGTCTTGTTAAGACTTCGCTTCAAGTCTTGAAGGCAATGATTCAAGCCAACGAAGCACTCGGAACCAATGTATCGAGCGATGATCTCATCCTCGCAGGTCTTTTCTTCCATATCGGTAAGATTGGCTCGGCTGACAAGGAATACTACATCGTTCAAGAATCTGAGTGGCATCGTAACAACCTTGGTCAAATGTTCAAGGTCAACGACGAGCTTGGAGACATTCTTCCACCAAACATTCGTTCAATCTGGTGGTTGAACAACGCTGGAGTTCCACTTTCGGAAGACGTTATCTACGCAATCACAAGCCTCTCCAACCTAACAGGGCATCAAACTGCCTACAGCACAGACGTTTACAAAGCACCTTCGCTAGCAATCTTGCTTCAAACTGCTTTTAGACTTGTCTGTTCACAAGCAAGCAACGCAAACAAGAAGTCGGTCCTCGACGCTTGAGAAAAAAAGAAAGATTCGATGAAGAGAAACTACAAGACGACACCCGGTCAAAAGATTGACGACAAGATAAAATCTGAGGACAGAACCGTAGCTGTTTTGGCTCTTATGTATATCATGTTAACCTTGGGTGCAATTGTAGGAATCTGTCTTAAATCTTAGACAAAAAACCCATTTAGACACATACTTATCTAGACCAAGAAACAAGAATTCTTGGCGTAAGAAAACAGATAACGTAATACAATTTTGTAAATAGAAAACACAGGTAATTCAAATGGCATACAATTTAGACGCAATCAAACAGAAACTCAGCAACATTGCAAACAAGAACAACCGTTTCGGTGGTAAGGGCAAAGAAGAGGACGCAAATAAGCCACGCCTCAAGTATTGGAAACCAACCGAAGGAAACACAGATATCCGTATTCTTCCATTCAATGACGGAAACGGACAACCTGTTCAAGAGCTTCTCTATTACGATAGCAAGCTCCTAGCGGATAGACGTTTCGTTGCTCCATATCAATTCGGTATGGACGACCCAATCAACGAAATGCTTGTTAACCTTAGCACAGGTCCACGCCTCGATAAGTCTGTCTTCAAGACACTTATGCAGTTCAAGGCAAAGCCAAGCTACTACTTCCCAATCATCGTTCGTGGTCGTGAAGATGAAGGTGTAATGTTTTGGGAACTCAACGAGAGAAATCTCCAAAAGGTTTACTCGGCAACTTTCGCTCATCCAGATTATGAAGAGGAAGATCTCACAGATTTGGATAAGGGATATGATCTTACCGTGACAGGAACAGACGCAGGCAAGAAGTTCAACGGTAACACAGTTATCGAATGGACAATCTCTCCACGTAAGAAGCCAAGCAAGCTCATGAAGAATGCAGCAGAAGCACAACTTTTGGTTGACTCGATTCCTGATGTTAAGGCTTTCTTCAAGCAATACATCAAGGGCAGCGCGAAGATCAAGGAAATGCTTGACAATGCTCTAGCTGGTGGCGCAAGCACAAACTCTTCCGAAGAGTCCGGTGGAACAAGCCGTGACACAGAAGAAGATGCTGGCGAAATCAAACTAGCAGGCAGCCGTAAGAAGGCACTTGAAGACGCATTCGCTGATCTCGACTGAGATAGAAGTTATTAAGCAAGTGTGACGAGAAAACCACCTAGAAATAGGTGGTTTTTTCTTTTGTGGAATGATGAAAATGTTGAATACGGGAAAATATTTGGTGACTAAACTATCCATACAGACAAACGGAGACACATCAAATGGCACCAAAACCAAAAAATACAACAAACACCAGTAATTCATCATCCTCACAAAACTCATCAATGGACGACGGCGAAGACTTTGCAAGCGAGTTGATCAAGCAAATCAACAAAGAACACGGAGACACGGTTGCTTTCAACCTTGGAGATGGCAATGCTCCAACATCGGTTAAGCGTTGGATTCCAACAGGCTCAAGGCAGTTAGATTGCATCATTGCAAATGCAGGCAGAGGCGGTCTACCAGAAGGACGCATTATCGAAATATCTGCTAACTACGGTGCAGGTAAGTCAACCCTCGCTTCTCTTTGCTGCGCTTCTGCTCAAAGAATGGGAGGCATCGCTGTCTACATTGACACAGAGAACGCAACCAACCCTGAGAACCTTGCAAACATGGGAGTTGACGTAACAAAGCGTTTCGTCTTCGCACAGACCGCTTGCACAGAAGAAGTATTCCAAATTGCTGAGTCTGCTATTCTCAAGACACGCAACATGACCAAAGATGTTCCTGTTGTCGTTGTATGGGACTCTCTTGCTGCATCTGCTCCAAAGGCAGAACTTGAAGGTGACTACGATCAAAACACAATCGGTCTTCAAGCAAGAGTCGTAGGTAAGGGTCTTCGTAAGATCGTTAATCTGATTGCAAACAAGAACGTTACGTTCATTATCATCAACCAACAGCGTCAAAAGGTTGGTGTGACATTCGGCTCACCAACAACCACTCCCGGTGGTCTTGCGGTTCCATACGCTTGTTCAACAAGAATCGAACTATCTCCAGGCACTCAGCTTAAAGACAAGAACGATATGGTTTACGGCATCGAAGTTCAAGCCAAGCTCATCAAGAACAAGGTTGGATTCCCATTCCGCAAGGTTCATTTCCAGATCCACTTTGGTAAAGGTATCGTCGAACACGAAAACGTCTTTGACCAATTCCGTGAATACACAGAGAAGCATCCAAAGGGAGTACCTGTTATAGTTGAAGGCATTGATACAGGAGAGAGAATGTTTATCGCAGGTGCAGGAGCTTGGAAGACTTTCACAATCATCGACAAGAATGGTTCTGAGCTTGACGAAGTAAAGTTCTACAAGGCAGAGTTTGGAGACAAGGTTCTAAGCAATCCAAAGTATATCAAGTACGTTGATGCGTTCTTTGAACAAGCATTCAGAATGAAGACAGAGAATGACAAGAATCATCCAACCTATGCATCAGAGATTGAGACAAGTGCTATTGGCATAAACTGAATAGTCTATTCATAGAATGAAGAAAGCCCACTGTTTAGGTGGGCTTTTCTTTTTGTCATCGTGGTTGATTCATAGGATGGCGATCACGACCCATTTCATAATATTGCACATCTTTTTGTGTCATCTTCGCCCTTCGAGCTGCTGCACGTTTTTCTTTTTGTGCTATTTGTGTTGCTGATGGATTTCCTCTTAGCTTTTTGACCATATCGGATAATTTGCTTATGATATCGTGCAATTCACTTGCTATTGTTTGAGACTCTGGATCGCCATTTTCTGCATAGGTTTCAAACATAGGCTCTATGTCTCGCATAGCATCGTCGAGAGTGCCTGCGTGCATCAAGTCCCTTCTTGTTACAACACGTTTTTGTGGTTGTTCTTCAAGTTGCTCTCTTATCATCTGTTTAAGTTGTTTGGTTGTTAGTTTCATGTTCTATTGGTCCTTGTTTGCTTTCTTCACTTCATTCTTATGATTGGCTTCTCTGCTGGAGCGTAGTAATCCTTTTCGCCCTTTAGACGGTACATGTTTATTCCACTTCTAGGGTCTGCATAATCGAACTCATAGTATTGTGGATCTGGAGTTCCACTATAGTCGCTCATGGTCTTTGGCATCCCACCAGCAGCTATGCGCTTCTCTTCTTTTTCGTCTTCTGCTCTTCTTCTCTTTGAAGCTAGCTCGTCTTCTTGCTTGTTCTTTGCTCTTGTGGCAAGACCTTTTTGTGCAGCAAGTCTTTTTGCTTCTGGATCTCTTTGAGCAGCACGAGCTTTTCTTCTTGCTGTAGCTACGGTATTAAGAAAATCTTGAGCAGCACCACTCATAGCTTGAACATCTTCGAGACTAATATCGGTTCCAAGAGAAACAGCTTCGTCTCTTATAGATTCAAAGAAGTCCTTGATTCTTTGAGCCAAGTCTTGTCCTCCTGTACCAGAAGAGCCAACTTCTTCAAGCTGTTCTCTTATGATCTGTTTAAGAACTTTGGTTGTTAGTTTCATCTCGCTGGCACTCCTAGTCTTTTGTTCTGTGATTCTTTCCATTGATTCTCTGAGAGCTTCCACATAAGAGGAGGAAACTTATCTCTGCATCCCGTATCACACTTTCTGTAGACATCAAGAGCTTTATCAACCGATTGATAATTGTATGCATTAGCTAATGCTACTCTGACCATTGCCATCTTCTTTAGATCTTCAAATCCAATGTTCATAGCTTCTTGATCAAAATCGCCCCAAATGTCATTGACGAAATAAGAAGCTGCTGCTTTATCTAAGTCTTTGACTAGCTTCTTTATGTCAATACCGTAAGCAACGCCTCGATATGCTGGTCTAGGTTGTCCAGGTGCTTCTTCCATGCTTGATGAAGGTGGTGTCATTCCACCAACTTGTTCTTCCATAGATCCATTTGAAACGTCTAGCTCTTGAATGATATCATCAATCAAGTTGGATAGTTGTGTTCTGTACATGATTGCGTTTGGCTTTGTCAAAAGTTCTGCAACCTGAAACAAAGAACTTCCTGCGTTCTCTGCACCAATATCACCGAGGTCCATGAGATGATGAGCGATGAGTTCAACTTTCTTTGAAAGGGATTCAAAGTTTGTGTTCTCTAGATTCTCAATGTCTGCCTGAAGCTCTTTTAGAATCTCACGCTCTTGTGTGGTATCGATTGGTCCTTCCGCGCCAGAAGATATGATGGTGTTTGGATCTTCTAGGTTGTCTATGTGTTCTTTGATTATCAATTTGATTTGGTCTTTTGCTGATAAGACCTTCTTTTGTTGTTTTTTGTTGGTCGATGACATAGTGTTTCCTATACCTTTATTCTTCTTTGTGATAGTCTAGATGGAACATAAATATTCAAAGGAAACCGAAATGACAGATACAAAAACCGTAAGATTCAAGAAAACAAGACCTGACGCAGTTGCCCCATTCAAAGCTAGAGAGTCTGATTCTGGTTTTGATCTAACCCTACTTGAGCTTGTTAAGACAAATGGCAAGGTAGAGATGTACTCAACAGGCATTGCAGTACAGCATACAAACCCAGGTTGGTATTTTGATATGGTGCCAAGAAGCTCTCTTATCAAAACAGGCTATATTCTAGCCAACTCCGTTGGAGTCATTGACCATGAGTACACAGGTGAGGTTATGGTTCCTTTGATCAAGATTGACAACCTAAAACCTGATATCCTAGCAGAAGGACCAGTTAGAGCAGTACAGCTTATTCCAAGACAAGTGGAGCATTTCAACTTTGTAGAAGTAGAGGAGCTTGTAGATACAACAAGATCGGATGGAGGCTTTGGCTCCTCTGGAGTAAAGTGAGTTTCTTCTTATGACTAACAAAATAACAAAAAAAAGAGTCCCTATTCCAACACCAAACAACTTGATACTACTTCCTGTAGATATGGAGTCTCTTGCTACAAGTGAAGAGAATGAACAGAGCAGTAATGGAATAATCATTCCAAAGTCAGCAGGACGAATTGAGGCACTGGCAGCAGGTAAGGTTGTCTATGCAAACACTGGCAACAGTCCACAATGGTACGGTCCAGGTGAGGTTGTTATATACAGAAAAGGATTTGAAGTGAACCTTACTATTGATTCAGAAACATACATAGTAATGGATTTAAAGAATGTCGTTGCCGTCATAATAGATGGAGAAAGCGACAGAATACAGCAATCAGAAAGAACGGTGTTAAATGGATGAGACTCAATTTTGTTATTGGCTACAGGGATATGTAGAACTTTCAAACGCTTCCGAACTCTCAAAGGAACAAGTTCAGATAATCAAGGATCATCTCAAGCTTGTCTTTGAGAAGAAGACTCCAGACAGGACGGTAGCTCCTCCAGTGCCAGTTGCTCCTGTTACTACAGAAAAGCAACAAGTACCATATCAACCATCATTGCTAGATCGAACCTATTGTTCTCCTATAGACCATCCTTTGTTCCATCCTCAAACAGTCTTGACTTGTTAAAATTTGTCCTCGATGACTATACTTATTCTTAACGCTTCCAAACAAGCAATGGCTTAAGTAAGAAGCGCATAGAAAGTAAAAGAGGATATTATGTCAAATAAGTTCGTTAGTTTCGTTAAGGCACATGTAGTTGGTCCAGTTACCGTTGCAGCTTCCGCTGCTCTTGCTCCGTTGGTTGTTGGTGGAAGCCTTTCTGCCATTGATTACAAGGCAGTAGGACTTGCATTCGTTGGTGCTCTAGTTGGCGCAGTCCTTCACAAGAAAGTAATCGTTAAGGTAGTTGGCGAAGACTGAAAAAGAGAATAAGAAATACTCTAAAAATATAGATTAAAATGAGGTTGGACTTGAACGGTCCAACCTTTTTTCTTTGTCCTATACTTGTCTATTATGATCAATACTTTGTCAAAAACAACAATTCCAGAACCAAATGTAAATCTCAACGGACAGAAAACCATATTGCTTGTCGATTCAATGAACATGTTCATTCGAAGCTATATGGTCAACGAGTCCATAAACAACAAGTCAGAACCAATCGGAGGCACCGTAGGATTCCTCAAGAGCCTTAGAATGGTTGTCAACCTAACAAGACCCGTTAAGGTAATAACAGCTTTTGAAATGGGTGGAGGCTCACCAAGAAGAAAGCACATATTCCCAGGCTATAAAGCCAACCGAATGAAGATGAAGGACTTGGCAAGCACCATGAAGCATACTTCAACTTCAAAGTCAATCAAGGATGGCTTGAAGTATGATGAAGACACAAAGGTAAAGCAGCTTGTTCTTCTAACGGGAATCCTTAAGACCATGCCTGTGTGCCAGGTATTTGTTAAGGACGTTGAAGGCGATGACATTATCGGTTATCTCGCAAAGGAGAAGTATGGTAAGAAGACCCCTTATGAGAACTACCGCAAGGTCATTGTCTCAACAGACAAGGACTATTATCAGTTACTCGACGATCCAAACGTTGTCATCTTTGATCCAGCAAAGAAAGCATTCATTGACCATAAGACCGTTTTGGAAACCTATGATATCTCGGCACGCAATTACTGCCTCGCAAAAGCCATTGTAGGCGATGACAGCGACAACATACCAGGCGTACCGGGCGTAGGGTTCAAGAGCCTTGCAGGGCGCTTCACGAGCCTTAAACGACAAGATGTGGACCTAACCATTGACGATATCATGACCGAGTGTCAGACCAACAAAGATTTCCTTATGGTCGAAGAGCGCAAGGTCAACAAGAAGAAGGCAATTGTAGAGGTTAAGGTAAAGAAGAAGAAGGCACCAAGAATCTACAAAGACGTTCTTTCTTGTGAAGAAATCGTTAAGAGAAACTGGAAGCTTATGTATTTGAACAGTTCCATCATGAGTTGGGACCAAATCCAAAAGATTGACAACATTGTTGAGAACTACACACCACACAGAGATCAGCTTGCTCTTATGAAGTTCTTGGTCCAAGAAGGAATCAACTTCGATTTCGATATCAATCGTTTCGCTCTTGAGCTTCAACAACTTGGTGCCACAGCAACGAGCTAATTAGATCTTGTAGACAGTTTTTCATAACATTTTTTTCATTATTTTCTGCCTATAAAATAGGCAGATTCTTCATTTCAAGAAAAGTGAATTTAGATAAACTTTTTCACAGAAGTTTCTCTTTGAGCGTACTCTTTATCTCAACCCCATGAGTCTGTAAGTCATTCCTAACAAGAGTTGGTTTACAGATTTTTGTCGTCGTGTTAGGGTTCACAACAGCATAGAGAACAGCAGTAGATTATAGGTAATTTCATGACAACATCATCAATAACACAAACATCATCATCATCAACAACAAACACGAACGACACGGCAGCAACAACAAAGAAGTTCTCATTTGACAAATCCTTCCAAGAGAAGATTGTCCAAGCCATGATAGTAGACAGAATGTGGGCATCACAGTTCTGCGAAGTTCTTGAGGTAGAATATTTCCAATATGCGTACCTAAAGCTTATCACAAGCGAATACACACGCTATTACACGAAGTACAAAGAGTTTCCAACTGCTGAACTATTATCTCAAATCATTGCCAAGAATCTAAAAGAGACTGGTGCTGACTCCATTCTAAAGGATCAGGTCAAAGAGTTCTTCCTTGGAAGAATCAAGTCAGACAAGGACTTGACAGACCTTCCTTATGTTAAAGACCAAGCTCTTAAGTTCTGCAAGCGTTCTGCTATCCATAAGGCATTGATTCGTTGTGTTGAGTTGGCAAATTCCGATAAGCTTGAAGATCAAGACAAGATCTTTGATGAAGTTAAGAAGGCAGCTTCCGCTGGTAATGAAAACACCGTTGGTCTTGACTTGTTTGAAGATATTGCTGCAAGATACTCAGAAACCTATCGCAGAACCATTGCAACAGGAATCAAAGAGCTCGACCAAAGAGAAATCCTTAACGGAGGTCTTGGTGCTGGTGAGCTTGGTTTCATTGTTGCTGCCTCTGGTGTAGGTAAGTCACATGCTCTCGTTCACATGGGTTCGCAAGCTCTCTTGCAGGGCAAGAACGTTGTTTACTACACCTTGGAACTCAACGAGAGAATGACAGGTATTCGTTTCGACTCGCATCTTATGGATATCAACTCCTCAGATTGTTACCAATATCAAGACCTTATCTCAAAGTTCTACAAGGACAACCAAGATTCACTTGGTAAGCTTCGTATCAAGTATTATCCAACCGGAGGAGCTACCGTGTCTACGTTACGTTCCCATTTGGATAAGCTTGCTTCACAGAACTTCAGACCAGATTTGGTTATCGTTGACTATGCAGGTATCATGCGTTCAACCGAACGCTATGAGTTGCTTCGCCTTGAGTTGAAGAAAATCTGCGAAGAACTAAGAGGATTCGCTGGAGAACTCGACGTTCCTGTATGGACTGCCCTTCAAGCAAATAAAGAAGGTGCAAACGCAGAGATCATTGATATGACAAATCTTGCAGAAGCATTTGCACAAGCACACGTTGCAGACTTTATTCTTGGTATTGCAAGACCAACAAAGATCAAATCAAGCGGATACTGCACTCTACACATTGCAAAGAACCGTGCAGGTAGAGACGGTCTAACCTTCAACGGACACATAGATACAGCAAGATCAAGAATAAGAGTATTGACAGAAGAAGAAATGTCAAGCCGAGATATAGATTTACAAACACAAGAAGAAGAGCAATCGTTGGACACAATCAGAAGGATGAACGCAAGAAAATATATGCAATCCTCTGGCAGCAACGGTATCATTCAATAAAAAATACAACAGAAGATTAACATAACACCACATATTAGAGGTACTTACCATGGGTTTAGCGGAAAACAATGTAGACACAAAGAAAGAGCACTATCAAGAAGCTCTTAAGAAGTCAAAAGAATATTTTGTAGGAGACGAACTTGCGGCACAAGTATTTCTTGGAAAGTATGCATTAACAACTCCAGAAGGAGATATTCTTGAAGAAACTCCTGATGAGATGCACAAGAGAATGGCAAAAGAGTTTGCCAGAATTGAACAGAAATATCCAAGACCACGTTCTGAGAATGAGATATACGAATCATTCAAGGGCTTCAAGTACATTGTTCCGCAGGGTTCTCCAATGGCAGGCATTGGAAATCCTTATCAAACAGTGAGTCTTTCTAACTGTTTCGTTATTGAGTCTCCATATGATTCCTATGGTGGTCTTCTTAAGACAGACCAAGAAGAAGCACAGCTAATGAAGCGTCGTGGTGGAGTGGGTTTTGATATCTCTACAATACGTCCTAGAGGCATCGCAACCAACAATGCAGCCAAGACTACCGATGGCATCGGAATCTTCATGGAAAGGTTTTCAAATACATGTAGAGAAGTTGCTCAAGGTGGTCGTAGAGGAGCTTTGATGCTTTCTATTTCGGTGCATCATCCTGAGATTGAAACCTTCATTAACATCAAAAGAGATCTCAAGAAAGTTACCGGAGCAAACATTTCCATAAGACTTTCCGATGAGTTCATGAATGCCGTTAAGAGTGGAGAGAAGTACCAAGTTAGATTCCCTGTTGATGAGAAAGAGAATCCACAAGTATCGGATTTGATTGACGCAAAGAACATTTGGGATCAAATCATTGAGTCCGCTCATTCCAGTGCAGAGCCAGGATTGTTGTTTTGGGATACGGTCAAGAGAGAATCTCCTGCCGATATCTACGAACAATTCCAAACAGTTAGCACAAATCCTTGTTTTGAAGCAAACACACTTATTGCTGTTGCAGACGGAAGAAATGCAGTTTCCATTAAACAACTAGCAGATGAAGGAAAAGACGTACCTGTGTACTCTTTGAATCCTTCTACTGGTTTGGTTGAAATTAAGATGGGTCGCAATCCAAGAGTAACTGGTTATAATCAAAAGCTTGTTAGAGTGTTGCTGGATGATGGATCGCATTTAGATGTTACTCCAAACCACGAGTTCTTGTTAAAAGATGGAACAAGAAAGCAAGCTAGAGACTTGCTGTCTGGAGATAGTCTTCCAAGATTTACAAAAGCTATTGAGCCCGTTAAACAAGGTGGAAAGAGCTATTACCGTATATACTGTAATACAAATGACGCAGCGTCCAATAAGATTTTTGAACATCGTTTGATTGCTCAATACAACAATCCAGAAAAGTGGAATAGTGTCTATGAAAACTCGAAAAAGTCTGGTTGGGCAAACACTGGCGGACTTGTTGTGCATCATAAGGATTATAACGGACTTAACAATAGTCCAGATAATCTTGAAATAATGACATTTAAAGAGCATCAACAATATCACGCCGAGCACGATTGCAAAGGTTTCGCAAACGGCAATTCATATTCTGTGACAAATGAACAAATCAAGAGCAAAGCCATAGAGCTAACCAAGGCACTTGGTAGACGTTTTAGTGCAAAAGAATGGGAATTGTTTGCATCTGAAAATGAGCTACCCGTTAGCTTTACTGATTTTAGGAAAACGCTTGCAACTAATCCAGTAGAGTTGGCAAAACTATGTGCCATTGAGCTTGGCTACGATCACATTGATGCCGATCCAAGAGTTGTCAAGACATTGCAAAATATGTTATCTCAAGGCTATGTGGCTAACATTGTTGACAGTCAGGTTTTTGTAGAAAAAACTTGTGAGATTTGTGACTCAACATTTTCAATTAATCATCTACAAAGAGAAGCTTCATTCTGCTCTCAAGCGTGTTCTTTGGTATATATCAACAATAACAAAGATATCAACTCAGCAAGAACAAATACATTAAATCAAACATATAAGGCAAAACTTGATTCAATAAAGATCAAGCAAGCTCAATTGTTTTCAAAACTAAAGTTTGATCTTAGTCGTAAACCATTGATGAAGGAATGGGAACAAGCTTGCAAACAAGAAAACGTGTCATACAGACTAAAGACAAAATACGGATTCCAAAATTGGAAAGAAGTACAAGAAGCAGGAACAAACTACAATCACAAAGTAGTTTCTGTTGTTGAACTTGAAGGTCTACATGATGTGTACAACATCACGGTTGATGACAATCATACAGTTTCAATTGTTACAAGTCAAAAACAAAACAACAAGGGAGAGACTTCATACAGTGGCATACATGTATTCCAATGTGGTGAAATCACCCTTAGCCCATACGATAGCTGTCGTTTGCTGCTTGTGAACACTCTATCTTTCGTAGAGAAACCATTCACACCAGAAGCAAAGTTTGACTACGATGCTTATGGAAAGGTTGTTATTCTCGCACAAAGACTCATGGACGATATGATTGACCTTGAACTTGAGTGCGTTGACAAGATTCTTGCCAAGATTCAAGCAGATCCAGAGCCAGATGACGTCAAAAGGATTGAAGTTAACCTATGGAACAAGATTCGTAAGTCTGCCGTTGATGGTCGTCGAACAGGTCTTGGAGTTACCGCAATAGGTGATACACTTGCTGCCCTCAATATTCGTTATGGTTCCGAGGAATCCATTGGACAAATAGAGGAAATCTATAAGTACCTTGCCCTTAACGCTTATCGTGCAACCGTTGAATTGGCTGGAGAAAGAGGCGCATTCCCTGTTTTTGATTACGAACTTGAGAAGGATCATCCTTTCATTAACAGAATCATGGACCTCGATCCAGACCTTAAAGAAGATTGGAAACGCTATGGTCGCAGAAACATTGCTCTCACAACTACTGCTCCTGCTGGTTCTGTAAGCGTTCTAACTCAAACTACCTCTGGAATTGAGCCTGCGTTTGAAGTTGTTTACAAGCGTCGTAAGAAGATTAATCCAAATGACAAGGATGCAAGAGTTGACTTCGTTGATGCTCTTGGAGATAAGTGGCAAGAATATAAGGTCTATCATCATCAATACAAGAAGTGGATGGAAGTATCCGGCAAGGAATCCATTGAAGATAGTCCATACTGCAAGGCAAGAGCCAATGACATTGATTGGGTCGCTAAGGTAAAAGCACAAGCTGCTGCTCAACGTTGGATTTGTCACAGCATTTCAAACACAACAAACATTCCTGCTGAAACAACTGTGGATACCGTTAAGGATATCTACATGACAGGTTGGGAGACTGGCTGTAAGGGTGTCACAATCTACAGAGATGGTTGCAGAGATGGCGTGCTTGTAACAGAGAAGCCTGTTGCAAACCCTGTTGAACTTGATTCGGAGCGAGATAACGGCAAGTTTGTCGAACATCATGCTCCAAAGCGTCCAACAGATCTTGAATGCGATATTTTCCATATCACCGTTGGTGGAGAAAAGTGGAATGCGTTCGTTGGTCTTTATGAAGACAAGCCATACGAAATCTTTGCAGGTCGGTCAGAATATGTCCATATACCAAAGTCAAGAAAGAAGGGAATCATTCACAAGAATGGAACCTATAACGTTTTGATTGGTGAAGGCGACGATCAAATCATTGTAAAGGATCTTGCCAAGGTATTTGAAAACTCTTCTGAGAGTGCGTTCACAAGAACCGTGTCTCTTGCTCTTCGTCATGGAGTTCCTGTTCAATACGTTGTTGAACAAATTGAAAAGGGTGCAAGTAAGGATAACAATCTCTTCTCTCTTGGTAAGGGACTCATGAGAGTTCTAAAGGGCTACATCAAAGATGGAACCAAGACAAGAAAGAAGTGCGAGAACTGTGGCTCTGACGATCTTGCCTATATTGAAGGCTGTTTGTCATGCACGTCCTGCGGCAACAGCAAATGCGGCTGAATGGTTTACATTATAGAAATCTTCTGCTACAATCTTGCTTTACAGCCAAAAATGAAGATACAGGAAAACTAAATGACAGATTTTGAAGTCTATCTCGATATGGACGGAGTTCTTGCGGACTTTGATGGTCGAATCGATCACGATGGCTACTTGAAGAAGCTAAAGAAGGATTTTGCACAACTGCTGGCTAGCTTTGGTCCGCAGTATGAAAACCTATCGATGGACCGAATCAAGACCATTGTTAAGGGTCCACAGACCGATCCGAAGATGAAGGCATTGAAGGTTGCTTATCATAACGTGAACAGCAGGAAGTATGCTTTGGCAAACGCTGAGCATTTCTTTCTCAACCTTCCCGTTCTGCCTGGAGCTATGGACTTGTTTGAGGGTGTCATGCACCTTACAGGCAAGAAGCCTCATATTCTGACGGCACCAATGGATTCCAACAAGCAATGTGCGGAAGAGAAGCAGCTATGGATGGAGAAGAACTTCCCTGGCATGTATCAGTCGTTCAACTGCACGAAGGACAAGTTCAAGTTTGCAAAGGGAGATCCTCGGAATATCTTGATCGATGATCGAGAGAAGTACGTTGATCCTTTCAACGCTGCTGGAGGTACCGCAATCCTTTATCATACTCCAAATGCTTCACAGGCACTTGAAGAGCTTCAAAAGACGATTGAGAATCTTGTTATGAATCCAACGCTTGCTGAGCAATCCTCCTCTTCTCCATCGGTTCTAACTGCAACTCCGGGTCCGGGTAAGAACAGTGTTTCTTACACGGGTCTTGTGTTGTCTCGTGCTGACCACAACAAGCTCGTCAACTTTGTCAAGGATGATGTTGATACGTTTGCGAATGGTTGGGAGATCCTTGCACACCACGTTACAATCAACTTGGGTAAGTTCAAGGGAGATCGGTCTTTGATTGGACAGACCTTCCCTATCCATATCACAAACATTGCACAGGATAGCCTTGTTGCTGCTGTTGGGGTTAACCTTCCTCGTCAAGAGATTCAAAGCTCTAACAACGTGCCTCATATCACGGTTGCTGTCAATCGTGCCGCTGGAGCGAAGCCAATGCTTTCGAACAAGCTTGACTGGAGTTCTGCTGTACCTGCTTTGATCCAACTGGTTCTGAATGGAACTTTGATGGAAGTTTCTGTCGATGATGATCGATTTTCTGACGAATATTGATCATATAATATAGATAAATCGACTTGACTGTTTACTATTACCCATATCTGATGTAAGATGTATGAATCATGGTGATAGACTCTCTCAAATCGTTCTTCAAGAACATCGTAAAGCAACGAGACTCTGAGCCTCCTCTTGGAAATCAGCAAGTCATCGAACAAGCTTTCGATAGTTTAGATATTCTAATGTCCGATGTTGTGGAGCTTGAATTCAAGGATCCACGAGATTTCGGCATTACCAACCCAAAGTCAACTACCTTTACGCGCTTTAACGCAGGAGAGTTTGAAACTCCCGAAAGCCGCACAGTTAAGGGTATCGTTACTCGTGTTTGGAAAGAACCAAAACCTGTCAACGAATGGTTTATTGAGGTCGCTACTCATGTTAAGGTTGCAAACGGAAACACACTAAAGGAACGCAAGCTCTTGCTCATGGCAAGTGAACTTGAATGGATTAGAAAGATTGTATGAACACAACTATGTCTACCGAAACAACAGAAAAAACAACTAACAGCAAGACCGACTTTCGAACCAAGTTCACACTTCTTGAAGATGCACTTGCCAAGCATGTTGACGTGCCGGGTGGACAGTGGACGTCGGGCAACGAGCTACAGTCAATGACAAGTCTTGCCTTTCTAGGCACAGAAGAGGATATGGAAAACACTGAGTTGCTCTATGCTGCAAAGCGTCTTCGTGTACCAGTTCGTGCCGATGCTGGCACGATTGGTGGCATCGTCGATTTGGATGATCTGTTTGGTTATCTTAAAACCAATGGGTTCACGATTGAATATCTTGAATCACGAACAAATGTTGATAGCGCGAGAACTCGCGGCTACGACCGCATTGCGCCTGAGACTGTGACCATCCTTGCCTATAAGCACGATGCGGTCTTCAACCTAGAGCAGCGCGAAGCCTATCTTAGCTACTCACTTTACTCAAATTTTGAGCGATCTCGCGCGGGAGAGACGTTTCAAACCAATAACGCAAAGTCTTTTGTTAAGTTTGCCGAGTCTGTAGCGTATCCTGTAGAAAGCCTTAAAAAGTCGAAGGCAGAGTCTTACGTTATCTCGTTTGCTGCTGGTTCTTATCGGCTAACGGGATTGAACTTTGGTAATCGTTCAAGTGCAAGCAAGAAGCTTGAATCCTCTTCCTTTGAAGATTCAAAGGTAATCAACTATCCTTCCATTGCACATTCCAAGCTGGAGAAGTTTGCTTCAAGCGATGGTTGTGATCTGTTTGGTAAGCTTCTTCTGCTTTGCGGAAAGCCTGGTACTGGCAAGACAACCTACATTCGTAACATGATTGACTCCTATGTCACTCCGAACACAAAGGTTGTCTTCGTCAACTCAAGCAATGTTGCTCAGTTTGGAAGTCCAGAGTTCATCAACTTTGCTCTCACCTATCTCCAGAATTGTCTTCTGGTCATTGAAGAGGCAGAGAAGATCATTGTTTCTCGCGAGGAGAATACGAACTCTCCAATCAGTGAGCTTCTCAATATCACAGACGGTGTGCTTGGCGATGCTCTTAACATTCGCGTTGTCTGTACTTTCAACACGAATTCTGTTAACGTTGATAGTGCCTTGAAGCGCGATGGTCGTCTCTTTCATCTTCAAGAGTTTGAACTTCACACCGAACAACAAGCACTTGATTGGCTTAAAAAGCATATTCCAAATCCACCAGCGAAGCTTGTGTCGTATTGTAAAAACTTGGACGACTACTATCGTGGATTGATGAGTTTTCAAGAGCGAAAGCCAGGTTCCATGTCACGTAATGAGAATGGAAAGTTCGTAATGAGTCTTGCGGATCTATATTCGATCCTGAACACCTACAAAGAAACTTTTCCTGAGCAGCAACAAGAAGCTAATAATAACAACAAGCCGGTGATCAATGAGTAAGAAGCAAATCAAGACGTTTCCAACAATCTTCAAGAAGACTTCAACGGGTGCCACACAGATTTGGTATCAAGAGATTTCGGAAGATGGGACTTCTTATCGCACTGTCTCTGGACAGATTGATGGCAAGCTTTGACAAATGCATGTCCTGCGCATACTTATTGTTGAGGTAACATGACTAAAAAAATTGACTTAACAAACCAAACATTCGGAAAACTAACTGTTCTTGTACAAGATATGTCCAGAAAAGATCGCGTTTACTGGATTTGTCGATGCGCTTGCGGAAGAGAAAAAAGTGTATTGGCTAAACATTTGCGAATGGGACAGGTAACATCCTGTCGATGCAGTTTATCCTTACCTGGAAAAGAATCTAAATCATGGAAAGGTTATGATGACATTTCTGGAAAATATTTTAATCAGATTAAGCGTAATGCTGGTTTGCGAGGATTTGATTTCAACCTATCGATAAAAGAAGCCTGGGAAGTGTGGTTGTCACAAAAAGGTCTATGTGCCGTGTCTGGTCAGCCAATAATCCTAGGGACAGGAAGTAAACAAACTGCATCAATTGATAGAATTGATTCGACAAAAGGTTATTCTAAAGATAATATTCAATGGACTCATAAAGACATAAACATGATAAAATCAAATTACTCAATGCAAGAATTTTTCGAAATGTGCAAGGCTGTAGTGGAATATAACAAACTATGAAAAAAGTATTATACAAGAAAAATGAAAATGGGTCTGTGATTGAATGGTGCCAGGAAATAGACTCAACTGGTACAAAGTTTAGAACCGTACATGGATTGCAAAATGGAAAAAAGGTAACAAGTGGATGGAGCCTTTGTGAGCCAAAGAATGTTGGCAAGGCAAATGCTACCGATGCAATCGCTCAATGCATTCTTGAGGTTCAAGCGAACTACAAGAAGAAGCTTGCTCAGGGCAACTACAAAGAGACTCTAAGTGAAGAGTCTCTTGCCAACGATAACTTCTTCAAGCCAATGCTTGCCAAGGAATACGGAGAAGCTTATTCATATTCGTCTGGAGACGATGTTTACTCTCAACCGAAGCTTGATGGCTTGCGTTGCATTGCGAGGAAGGAAGGGCTATTCTCGCGCCTTGGAAAGCCCATTGTGTCAGCTCCTCACATTCATGAAGCGTTGATGCCTCTGTTCAAGAAAGACCCAAATCTTATCTTGGATGGCGAGCTTTATTCCGATAAGCTTGCAGACAACTTCAACGAGATCATTTCTCTTGCACGACAGTCAAAGCCAACCGAAGCAGACTTTGCAAAGTCAAAGGCAACGCTTCAATATTGGGTTTACGATATCAATCAGTCAACCAAGTATGGACTTAGGTTTGCTTATCTGAACAAGCTCATCAACAAAGACCTACAGAACGACTTCATTAAGCTTGTTGAGACAGAACACGCAGAGTCTCAAGAGCACCTTGATGCCCTTTATGCTGCCTATATGATCCAAGGCTACGAGGGTCAGATGGTTCGCATGAACAACAAGGGATACGAGAACAAGCGTTCAAAGCAACTTATCAAGCGAAAAGAGTTCAAGGACGAAGAGTTTGAGATCGTTGATATTTTTGAAGGTCTTGGAAATTGGGCAGGATATGCAAAGAGCTTGGTTTTCAAGCTCAATGACGGTACAGAGAGAACTTCGGATGCAGGCATTGCAGGAACGCAAGCTTTCACAAAGAGTCTTTTGGAAAACAAGGACAAGTACATTGGCACACTTGTTACCGTGAAGTACCAGAACTACACTCCAGAGGGAAAGCCAAGGTTTCCGATTGCAATCAAGTTCCTTGGAACAAAGAAGAGGGAACTGTGACGGATATAAAGCTTCCAGTAGATTACACAAAACTCAAACCTTATGAGAAAAAGACCATCAGGGAAGAGTATGTTAGAATTCAAAATGGCTTATGTGCTTTTTGCAAGAATCCATTGAGCGGACCTGCTACAGAGAAAGTCATGGGTAAGACGATTAACAATAAGTTATTTCCGATTGGATTTTTCAATGCGCCTATACACTTACATCATAATCATGATACAGGTATGACAATTGGAGCAATTCATAGTCGCTGTAACGCATATCTTTGGCAATATCACGGAGAGTAAAACATGATAACAAACGCAACTCTAACAATTCAAAGTGGCAAACAAACATTTAAGATTCCTGTAACGTGGGAAGAAGATTTCTTTGTTGAAGGCGAGCAATTGTATTGCGATCTTATGTTTAATGGAGTATATCCCGTTGATTTCGAAGATTTGGAGTTAAGCGTCATTCTGGATTCTGATAAAGAAGTTTCTTGTCAAGTTAGATGGGATGATATGGCAAGTATGGTATATCCTGCTAGAAAGAGGAAGTAGCATAAATGCGTGACGAACCAAAATATCCAAAAGTAGGCGACTTGGTAGAATGCATAATGAATTCTCCATCCAAGGGAGAACAAGGCATTGTTACGGAAGTAAACTTATGTGCAACTAAATACGAAGATCTCAACATAGAGAATCACGGTTTTATTGAAGTTGAAATCACAAAAACCGTGCCTGGATCTTATTCCAAGGTCGGAGACACAGAAGACTATGTGCTTCATAATTGGTCAAATGCGCTAAAGATTGTGAATCAAGACAACAATGAGTGACGGTACACAACATCATGTAGCAAAGCTTCTTGAGGGTGAAGATGTAATCTTTCGCCCTCGTGGCAATTCTATGAAGCCAATCATTTTCGATAAGCAAGAAGTCACCATTACTCCTATATCAAAATTGTCGAATGGTGTAGAATCAATTGAAACGGGAGACGTGGTTCTTTGCAAGGTTAACGGAAAGCAGATGCTTCATTTGGTTACAGCAATCAAGGGAGTTCTGAGCAACAAAGAAGGCAAGAACACACTACAGTTTCAGATAAGCAATAACCATGGTCACGTAAATGGTTGGACTCCTGCCAAGAACATTTACGGAAAACTGATAAAAGTGAGCGATTGATTAGGAAAAAGATATTATGCCAATCACATTCAAAGAACTAAAGCAAAAGCACGACGACAAGAACAAGATAGAGTTTCCTCAAGAGGTGCTTGCCTCGATTGACAAGAGGATTGAAGAATCGTTTGATGGAAACATTGCAAGAGCAACAATTACGTCAGTAGAAGCAGATGCTCTTTTCATTGGAGCCAATGTAGTTCAATTCAACAAAGAAAGATCGACAAAAGCACTTGAATTGTTGGAAGAAATGTACCGCAAAGCTGGATGGAAGCTTGATTTTCGTGCCACGACGGTCCCATACGCTTCGCACTTAGGCGAAGGTAGACATTACACCTATATACTTTACTTCACAGGCATTCATGAGTCAAAACCACGTAGCGTTCCACCAGATTTCGTGGATCCAAGAGGAGGAATGGACGCTGTACAGAAAGACTCAGGACGTATAGATCCCGGATTCAAATGGAGATAAACAAAATGTCACTAAACCCACAAGATAATCTAGTTGAACTCATTGGAGTTTATGGTGGAGACGAATCTCATGCATCATCTGCATGGACCTCTACAAGCAGAGATATGACACCTGAGAAGGTTACTCGTATTCCAAAGCTTCTCGGAATGCTTGCCAAGGATGGTCATCATACACCGTTTGAGAAATCAAGCATTCATTTCTTGGTCACAACCGACATTGCTTCCCATATTCACATAATCAAACACAGAATTGGTGTTGCGGTTAACGGTGAATCTGCCAGATACAAAGAGTTGAAAGACGACAAGTTCTTCATTCCAAACGATTGGGACGAAGAAGAGAGAACCAACTACGTCAAGTTCATGGAGAACGCTTACAACGAATACCATAATGCCTTAGAGCGCCTCCAAACCAAATACGTAAGCGACCAAGGTTTTGCTCTTTCGGATGCCAGGAAGAGAGCCAAGGAGTCAGCAAGACTGTATCTGCCATACGGCAATCAGATTCAAGCAGACGTTATGTTCAACTTCCGCAGCTTCTATCATTTCTTGAGCTTGAGATACTCGACTCATGCACAGAAAGAGATTCGAGATATTGCAAAAAAGATGCTTGAGCAGGTTGTTGCAACAAATCAGTTTCCAATCACGCTTCAAGCGTTCGGTCTAACCGATGCCAATGGAAATATTAGAGCACCGTTCACAGATCATTTCCACCTTCCTGCCTACGAGCCACAAGAGTCAAAATGAACCTATTTGGATTCTACTTTGATAGAGACACAACATCTTTTGATGTTCCTATGTGGGTTTGTTCGTACGACATATACTTGCACATAGCTCCATCATTGTTTGCTCTTGCAAAAGAAGTAATCACCGAATACAAGAGCGACAGACACCTAGCAATGTAGAAAAGAGCAGTTATGATCGAAATCAAAGCACCAAACAAGCTAGCCAAGCTCAAAGATTCAAAGACCGTCTTCATGGCAGGCTCTATTGATATGGGCAAGGCAATTGATTGGCAGAAGCAACTGAAAGAAGCTTTTGCTAAAGACAAGAGAGTCACCTTCTGGAATCCAAGAAGAGACGATTGGGATTCGTCTTGGAAACAAGACATTAGCTTTGCTCCATTTAACGAGCAAGTAACTTGGGAACTTAATGCCTTGGAGAAGGCAGATATCATTGTCTATTGCTTTGATCCAAAGGGTCAAGCACCAATTACTCTTTTGGAACTTGGTCTTCACGTAAAGAGTGGCAAGCCTATCATTGTTTGTTGTCCAGAAGGATTCTGGCGCAAGGGCAACGTTGACATTGTTTGTGAGAAATACGGGATTCCTATGGTGGACTCTCTAGAAGAAATGATTGAACAACTAGGACAACTACTATGAGCACAGCCGAAATTATGCATTGTCGTCATTGTGAAAAATACATTGGCAAGAAGAACAACCTTGATGATTACTTCTTTTGGTGTGACAAGACTTGTCATGATGCCAACGAGAAAGAGATCCTTGATAGAAATCTTGCTACCATGGCAGCTCACGAAGCTCACTTCAAGAACAAGAAAGCTGCTGCCGCATGTAGCGGAAATGTTGACAAGGACAGTGGTGAAGCTTCTTCTTCAAAAGAGAAACAAAAGGCGCCAAGAAATACAAAAAAGAAGTAGTCTTCTATAATATAGAAATTACACAAATAGAAAGATAGGAGATGAAGACAATGACAACAACGACAGGCTCAGGTAGATTCAAACAAATTGGTGAAGAGATCGGTTCTCTTGTAGAAGAGAAGAACGCAGCATACGGCAATAGCTTTGGTAAGGTAGCAGAGTTCCTCAAGATTCTTTGGCCAGATGGTATTCCTGTTGAGGCATACACGGATGCTCTTTGCACCGTTCGTATGTTTGACAAGCTCATGAGAATTGCCAACAAGAAGGATGCCTTTGGAGAAAGCCCATACAGAGACATTGCAGGCTACTCAATCCTTGGCGTTGAGAAGGATGAAAGAGAGACTGCTCCACAAAAAACAGAAGCAAAGACTACAGAAGAGTTTCGTGAGTTTATACGCGCTAAAAAGCAAAGTGATGCCGCGAGAGATCTAAAGATTTATTCAGACATTGATCTGGAGCAAACAATCAGAGATATAAAAGTAGAAGCTGCTCTCAATGCTTCAAAGGCATTCTTTTCAGAGAAGCAAGTAGAAGAGTTTGCCAAGCAAGTTCCAACGGAAGAACAACAAGAAGAAGAGCCTTATCCAATTCATTTGAATGATGGTCCAGTTCCGTACAAGGAAACAGAAATAGCAATAAAGCAAAGTCGTACCGTTAGAAAGTTTGACGAAGTTGCCGAAAAGCTACTCAATGAGTCGAAGTCTGGTCCATTCATTCCTGTAACAGTTTGGGTCCGTGGACAAGAAAGACTTGGAAGAATTGAAGAAATTCCTTACAACAATGTAAAAGTCAACAACATTAGAAGGGATCCAAGAACAGATATCCAATATCTCTATATCATGTATTCTAATGGCAAATTAACGTCTATTCAGACTGATGAGATCACAAGGATCACTCAGGGAGAAGAAACTCTGTATGATGCAAGACCATATCTTCTCATAAAGAAAGCTGTTAACTACGACGCTCTTAATGACATTCTGTCAAATCCAGACGAAGTTATGGTCTTGACAGCAACCATTCAAGAAGAGATGGATAAGCAAGGCGTTAAAGAGCCAGGAAGATTGAATCTAACCAATGAGTCAGAAAAGAAAGCAACCAATGTTCCTCTTCCAAACTCAATAGAAGAGAAGGCAGTTGCCATTCAGGATTGGCTTGAAGAGAATGTAAGCAATCCAACGGCAAATGAAATAACCGTTTGGCAGACATTTACAAGCTCCCTATACAAAGCTAATGGATTGAAAGTCGATGTAGGAGACGTTGTTAGATTCCCAAAGAAGTTCCCAAATATTTCGTGGCAGATTCTAAAGATTGCTTGTGGTGTAGCGTTTATTCAAGACGTTGACGATCAAGGAAGAACACAAACCATTGATTTCTTTGAAAAAGGACTCTTTGCTCAGAAGCAGATAAAGATCAAGTTTGGTTCCGAGGCAGAGAAGAAGACTTGGTATGAGATCACCAGCACCTCGAAAGCTACTCCAGATGAAGTTGTTGACAAGCTCATTGAAATGATGAATCTTCAAACAGAAGGACTCGTTCAAGCAAAGGCAAAAGAACAGAACCACAACATTGTCGCGACTATGGAAGTTGATGACACGGATGATGCCAACAACTCTTCTGTGTGTATGGACCATGAGTAATAAAAAGTACAAATACAATCCAGATCGTCCAGAGCTTCCATTCTTTGAAGAACAGAGAGATTTGGCTTTCTTTCAAGAGCAACTGTTGCTTGCCTTGAAGATACCAGTACAATTCATCAGTTTTGATTTCACTGTTTCAAAAAACGGCTATCCAATGAAAAAAGATGATAATGAAGAAAAAACAAACACAGACGAAAAGTCCACTTAGATATCCTGGCGGCAAGTCAAAGCTTGTTAAAGAAATTGATCGATTGGCTCCTGCTGCTTACAAAGAGTATCGGGAGCCTTTTCTTGGTGGAGCTTCCTATCTTCTTCACGTCTGTCAGACTCAACCAAGCACGGTCATCAAGAAGGCATCAGATAATTTCTATTTGCTTTACAATTTCTGGCAGCACGTCCAGTGCTGTCCAGACACCCTTGTTGACGAGATCAATAAGCAAAAGGTTATAGCAAAGACAGGGACCAAGCTCTACATCGAGTCAGCAAAGACTCTCAAGAAGGATGGCAATAAAGACTCATCATTGCTTGAGAGAGCAGCGGCTTACTTCATTCAGAACAGAATCACGTTCAGTGGACTTGGATTGAGTGGTGGATACTCTCAGGGTTCTTATGATGGAAGGTTCAAAGAGAACCATATCAACGCAATCAAAGACGTAGGCAAGACTTTGAAAAACTGTCAGATTCGTTCTGCCAGCTATGAAGACCTATTGTTTGAAGATGGTGAAGATGTTTTTATCTTCCTCGATCCTCCATACGATATAAAATCAGACAACCTCTATGGGAACAGAGGTTCGATGCACAAAGGCTTTGACCATGTGAAGTTTGCAGAAGACTGTAAGAAGAGCAAAAAACACAAACTGCTCATTACCTATAACGACAATGAGCAGATACGTGCGTTGTTTAAAGAAGAAGACGGCTTCAAGATAAACGAAGTGGAAGTCGGTTACTCAATGTCCAAGGGAAACAACAAGAAGAAGATCGAGTTGTTTATCACAAAGGGATACTGAGTCTCACTCCCAAGCTGCATCAACTTCTTCTTGGGCTTGCAACAAAGCTTCATTGAACAAGTCTCTGATTGCTCTTGGATTGTTTTGTTCTGCTTGCTCAAGCCAATCTTGTTCGCTTAGTTTCAATTCGCTTTCAAGGTCTGCAATGAGTTCGCTTGCATTCCAGTAAGACAGTGGAGTGCCATGATCATGACGATAAATCATGTGACTGATCATAATGTCCTTGATTGCTTCTCTTGGAGACTTGGTTGGTCTTGGACGAGGAGCAGACGTTGATTTTGGTGGCAAAAACTCTTTGATGATTTGCTTAATCTGTGATTTGGTGATTTTTCTCATATCAGTATCCTGCGTTAAGTTTGATCCAGCCTGGGTCTATTCCATACATCTTTGCTCTGCTAAAGATTACTCTGATATCACGTTCTGAACGAGCAGCTCTAGCTCTTTTGTAATCTTGAATGAGTTCTCTTGCAGCAGCTTCTTTTTGTTCTGGTGTCACTTCTTCATACAACTCTTCTTGATAGAGATGCATTTGATCTTTGAAGTCTTGAACGTCTACACCGTCAACGGTAAGAGAATTGCAGAAAGGATCGTCTCCGTAACCATTATCTTCATAGAACTTTTCGATGCAGAGTTGCTCAAGACCTTCTGTGGTCATGTTGTCAATCTCATGTTTTGGAAGTACAAAGTTGACAAATATGCGATCGGCTCTTGGTGAGTTTCCTCCCCAAACTTCTGCTTCAACTTCCGATACGTCTCCACCCATGCCGGAGGCAGTCGCAGGAGATTCTTCCATTGAAGTGATTGGACTGCTAAGTGCAGTACCGTTGCTATCTTGCTCTTTGAGCTTCAAGGCTTCTCTTAACAGAGTCTTGAGTTGTGATTGTGTGATTTTCATATTAAGCTTCTTTCATCCAATTGTGATATCAGTAATTAATTTATTGTACATACTCAAAAGAGTTCTTAAAGAAACATCTTTTATTTCTAAAACAGAATCTTCATAACCACCAACCGATAAACTCCACATATCTTTTTCTTGATCAAAAACAATCCATATGTCCCCCATCCAGGGTCTAGGTAAAGCTTTGGTCCACGAAGTTCCACCATATTTTGCAAATTCAAACCCAAGCTTTTGCAGTATTTTAACTTCATCTGGTCTTCCCGTTCTAGGATGCATTTGTTCTCTTATCATTTGCTTGAGTTCTTCAGTTGTTAGCTTTTTCACTGTGTTTGGTTCCTTTTCTCTTGTCTTCTTTGACTGCTTGTCTATCGGTAAATCTTTTTCGATTCGCATATTGAGCAAGTTCTTATCGTTAACCGTTGGTTGGTTAAGCTCTTTGTCTCTTCCAATCTTCTTCACAACGGTTCTCTTGTTCTTGAACTTTCCAGTTAGAACAATGTCTCCCACATCAATATCCAAATCTATTGCCATATAACTAATCTTTTCTAAATATTACTAAATGAACAACAAATCAGAATAGTCGGCAATAACTTTACGTTCTTTGTCAGAAGTTGTTGACTCAGACCAGAATATAGCAGCTTTTATGCCCTTGTCTCCGTTACCTTCAAACACTCTATCCAAGTCACCTTTAAGCTGAACTTCTTCGGTTCCTGGGGCTTGTGTATCATAAGTTGCAAGACTTGGAATCCAAACCTTATTGTACTTGGTGTATTCTTTCATCGACCTGTCAACAAGTTCTTTTGTCTTTGAAGTGTCATAGAGCATTGGAGAACCAAAGTCACACTTCTTCAAACAAGTCCAGTCAATGTCTTTGGCAAGAGTTGGCAATGGGTAAGAGACAAAGCCAACAGAAAGAGATTGTTGCTGGCTATTGTTGTTTTTTGCAAGAGAAATGGTCTTATCTACAAGGGCATTAAGAGATTCCTTCTTGCCACGATAAGCCTTTTCTATATCAAGCATGACTCCCTTGCCTCGGACCATCTTGCAGTAGTCCACAGCAAGGATGGCAGCAGCTTCGCTTTGCTGGACGCTAGCTGCCCTCTGGCTGCCAGGGAATGTCCAAACCCATACGTCGAACCCTGCCAAGACAAGATCGTCTCCATAATCTTTTATATTTGATCTTGGAGACACATAGCCATCTTCGGCTTCAACCATTAAAGAAACCCAAGTAGCTTTTGCTGCCTTGAGTCTTGTGATTAAGACTTGACCGTTCTTCACGGTATGAGGAGGAAGTCTTCTAAGATAGAAGCCAAAACCTTTTGTTGTTGTAGTATTTGTTGTTGTCATTGTCACCAAGGATCTCCGCTTAGCTTGAGGGAAGAAGCAACCTTCTCGGATTCGTACTTGAAGCGCATCTTCATGATCTTCTTGTTATTGCCACCAATGATTCCAACAGAGTCAGCACCAACCTTCATGACGGTAAGCTTTGGGCTGGATAGAGCTTGAAGCTTCTCGTTGTTAAGAGGGTCCATGACAGAGGCAGCGTAGGCTCCGTTCTTTCCGTTACCAGTTACCTTGATGTATCTTGGCTCGATTACGTCTGCGTCCATCCAATACTTGAGAATGTAAGCTCTCAAATCTTTTGGCTTCATTGTTGAAAGCTTCTCAAACATCTTGTCTCTCATGGAAGCAAGAATCTGTTGTCCAACCAAGACGGTCTGCTGTTGTACCTTTGGCTTGGAACGGATATAAGCTTTTCTCTCCTGCATAGGAATTGGAAGCTTCAACTTCTTGATGACAACAGCGGTTCTTGTCTTGAACAAAGAGTCGAGATCAATTCCAAGTGCCTTGGAAACGGTTCCTGCGCCTGGATTCTTGAATCCAATATCGCCAGAACTCTTTGTGGATTTGGCTGAAATACCGAGGAATTGTCCATCGGAGAACTGAAGTAAGATATCTGTTGGGTTCATTCTGCTATCTACAGGCTGACCATAGGCTGCTGAAAGAACACCGGGACGTGCTGTCCACCAAGCTTTGACAACCTTGCCAGCATATCCATTGGAAGCTGCCCAAGCTAGAACAGAGTTTGCCATTGCCTTTGCTCTGCCCTCTTGGTCCACATATTCGTTTGGAGCAAGTTGAGCTTTTCTTGCTACAAGTTGAGCCTTAGCTTCGGCACCATTTCCAAAAGAAGACCACTTACCTCCAACGAGATAGAAGCCTGTTAAGATTTCGTTAACGTCTGCACCAATTGTGTTAGCACTCATTGTTGTGGCTCCTCATTCTCTGTATTGCCTTCTGTTTCTACTGTGTCTTCAATGGTTCTTGCAATCTGTTCGATTGACATTTGTTCTGCATCGTCCGTTGGGTCTTGCTCATTATCAAAACTTGTAGGTTCTTGTTGTTGTTGTTGCTCTTCGTCGTTCCCAATATCTGATAACTGTGGAACCTTAAGTACAGTAGAAGAGGGAGTAGAAGTAGGGATATCTAGATCACCTAGTTGCTCCTTAAGGATTTCTCTTATTAGATGACGAATATCGACTGGTTTGCTTTTATTCATTTTATTCATTGGCTACCTATTCTATTAGAATACATTCACAGGAGTTAAATATGTCCGAAGAAACACAAGAACAAACAACAACCACACAAAGCGTAGCACGACTATCAGATACGTCAATTGGAATGATCAGAGACTTGGTTCAACTTTCTCTGCTCCTTGGAGTCAACATTATCGATAACCTAAGAGCAATGAGATTCGATGTAGACCAAACAGGTGCTCTACTTCCAAGCGCAGCTTACGTGACTGCATACAATGAGATGCTTGTCAACCTTGAGAAGCAAGCGCAAGCTGTCCTAGATCAAGCACAAAAGCAAAGAGAAGAAGCTACTCTAGCAGTTGAAGAAGCAGTAGTAGTAACAGCATCATCTTCTGACGATAGTAACTGAAAAAAAGAAAACATGACCGTTAGCTCAACATTATACTCCAGCGAGAACATTGTTTGGGAGACTCCACAGAATCTTTTTGACAAGTTGGACAAGCGATTTAAGTTCACTCTTGACGTTTGTGCCGATGAATCTAACAAGAAGTGTGACAAGTTCTTCTCAGAAGAAGACAATGGCTTGTCTCAATCATGGAGCGGATCCTGTTGGATGAATCCACCTTACGGCAAAACAATCAATCAATGGATGAAGAAGGCATATGAAGAGAGTCAAAGACCAGAGGTTGATTATGTTGTCTGTCTTGTTCCTAGCAGAACGGATACAAAGTGGTTCAGTGACTATGCGATGAAAGCATCAGAAATCATCTTTGTTAAAGGTAGATTGAAGTTTGGCGGAAGCAAGAACTCAGCACCGTTCCCAAGTGCAATCATTGTTTTTGACAACAAAACAAAGCGCAATCCAACGTTAACAACGATGTGAGTTTACATTTCCAAAATATCTGATATAATCATCGGATTATGGAAACCCCCGACAATAGCACAACAGTAAAGGCAGCAAGCAGGGTCAAGTATCCTCGCACGTTCCATTTACCGTGGTCTGAGGGTGCAACCGACGATGACAAGATTCTCAAGTCGGTTAAGCACTTCTGCGATCTCGACGAGGTTGTGATCACCGAAAAGATGGACGGAGAGAATACCTCTATCTACAGGGATTTCTTTCATGCCCGTTCTTTGGATCTGGCAAAGCACCCTTCCAGGGACCATATCAACAAGCTTCGCTCGGAAAAGCTTTACGATCTTCCATTGAACATGCGTGTTTGTGGAGAGAATTGCTTCGCAAAGCATAGCATTGCCTACGATAGTCTTGAAGACTTGTTTCTTGTTTTCTCAATCTGGAAGGATGATACGACTTGTCTTTCCTGGGATGAGACGGTTGAGTGGTGCGAACTCCTCGATCTTAAGACCGTTCCCGTCCTGTATCGTGGCAAGTTTGATGAAGAGCTTATCAGGAACACCATTCTTGTTGAGCGTGAGTCGATGGAAGGCTATGTTATTCGTAACGCTGCTAGCTATCAGTACGAGAGCTTTGCCAAGAATGTTGCAAAGTACGTTCGAAAGAACCACGTCCAAACAAACGAGCACTGGTTGAATCAGCCAATTGTTCCCAACAAAGTGAAAGATACTCTATGACATATGTAGCCACTAAGTATAACATCTGGAAAACGTCATCCGGCTCTTGCCTTCTTCCTGATGGCATTGGTGAATCCAAGGAAAAGCTTTTGGAATGCGAAAAGGTTCTGCATTCTTTTGAGGCTTTCTCTTTCGGCGAAGCTTTGCAGAAGATGAACGATTATTTTGGATGGGGACCATATAGCTTTGTGTTGAACCCCGAAACAAATGAACCAGAGCCTTTTTACTTCGAAAAGACACTACAGGCAGAACCAAATGAGTAATGACAATAAGTTTCTTCCTGTTTTGGGCTATGACATTACCAATGGTCAGCCCGTCATTGTACCTTTTGAAGACATTCAGAATGGTAATTTGCTTTTGGCAGAATGCGATTATGAAATCGCACCAAATTTAGCCAAGTTACCAGAATCGTTGGCAAAGCTTTATACGATTCACAACGTTAAGTCAGTAAGCCTCGGCTCTATTCAAGCAAAAGATGAATTAGAGCTTGTGTGGCTTCTGCTTGATCTAGGGATTGCAAAGGCAATCGAAAACAAAGACTGGTCCGTGTTCAAACGCGGAGCATAGAATCGGTCTATTTTTCCGAACAAAATGAAATAAAAAGTGTAGTGGTTTACATTTTGGATATTCTCTGCTATTGTAAGAGAATGACCAACGCTTCCGACAGTCATTACCACTTCAACAGTCAGGTTCAGCTTGGCAAGAAGCTTTCGGGAAGTTTCCCTGAGTCTCTTGTTAAGAATGAGCCTATGTTGTTTTCGTGTGATCTGAAAAGCTCTCTGGAGCTTGGTGGTCCTATCACCAAGGCATTCATTGATGCTCTTCCTGATGACTGGAAGAATGCTTCCGATTTCATTCTGGACACTCGCGTCCATATGTTGATGGAAGGCTGGTTTCCTTGCATTCCTGGCTTCCACCACGACGACGTTCCTCGTGCTACGCCTACAAGCCAGCCGGATTACGATCATCCTGAGTATCTTTCGCAACACGCTTTGTGTCTTGTGAACGGAGATATTTGTCCTACGCAGTTTGCTATCGGTGAGTGTGATCTCCCAAAGGTTCCCGAGGGTGAAGTGATTTACGAGCATTGGCACAATGATGTTGTTCAATTGCTTGATAATGGAAAGCTTCAAAGCTTTAGCGCACCTACGAATCAGGTTGTCTTTTTCGATTGGCAGTCGATTCACCAGGGAACGCAAGCAGTAAGCGGTGGTTGGCGTTGGTTCGCGCGAGCATCGCGGAACACTAACCGTAAGCCTACCAACGAGCTTCGTCGTCAGGTTCAAGTTTATCTTTCGAATCCGATGGCTGGTTGGTAACAGTAGTAGAATAAAAAAAGAAAAAGAAAAAGAAACAGGAGAAAAGAAACGATGCGAGCAATTATCACAATCGGGATCAGTGCATCTGGTAAGTCAACCTGGGCACGAGAGTTTGTTGCAAACAACGACAACTGGACGATCGTTTGTCGAGACGATGAGCGTACCAAGCTTGCCGGTGGACAGCTTGATTGGAAGAAGTGGAATTGGAAGCGTGAGGGCGAGGTCACGAATGCCCATTGCGCTGCTCTGGATGCCGCTGCAAAGCAGGGATTGAATCTAATCGTAGCAGACACCAACCTCAACGCAAAGTTCCTTGGAGAGCTTGTTACGCGCCTTCACAGCCTTGGCTATGATGTTACGTACAGAATCTTTGAAGTGGACGAGGAAGAGGCAATCCGTCGAGATACCTCGCGGGGAAGTCTTGCCGTTGGTGCAGACGTGATCAAGAAGCAGCTTGCAGCTTTCGACAAGCTCAAGACGCAGACTTGGTGAAAATCGGCTATGAATATCATAGTATTTATTCTCGGAGTAGCTTGGTTTGGATTTCTTGGATATCTGATATTCAATGATTTCTTCTATAAACGAAGTAGATTTAAGGATACGTTCATTTGGTCCACCAAGGACTTGAAGAAGACTCCTGTTGCCGAATTTGAGATCGTTAGTAAGAGGGACGGGAAGATAGATTCTTGCCTGATTACATTCAAGAAAAAGTCTCTATTGCCTTTTTCCTCAAAAGAGCAAAGGGTTGTGTATTACTGCGAGAACCTAAGAGGATTTGGAGACTCTGGTAAGGTCTTCGATGCTGAGACAGGCGACGACCTTTGGTTCAAGTACGATTCTGGTTTTGTTATGGCAGTAAGGGCAATGATCGACAATCAAGAGTCTCGGGCATATATCAAGAACAAGATTGACGAGCATTACTCAAAGGCAATTTCTCTCTACGAGTCCGAACTTGACAAGAAGTTCAAGGAACTTGAACAGCAGAAAGGTCGCGTTATTGGAATCAAGTCTCGGATTGCAGAATCGTTTTCTCCAACAACTATGGAGCAAGAACTTGATTGCCTCAATGATGACGAATACAAAAAGAAATCAAAAGTAAGAAGGGGTTGAATTTTTTATGCTTGGAATTATTTTGGTTTTGGGGATGATTGTTGTCGGTTTGGTTGTCACGGCATTTTACTTTTCTTGGTCTGAGGAAAACTCTCGAACCAAAATTGAGTTTGAAATGGGAATCGTTATCGAAAGGCACGGATCACAGGATAATGGTGAACCAAAGCTTTTTCAGCTTACAAAGTACGAGAAGTATGTAAAGAGCGGCAAGGTCAAGAACAAGCAGGACTATGTTGTGGAAGTCCCCAGTGATTATTGTGCGACGTGGGCTGAAAACTACAGTCATTGCAAGGTTTTCCATTCGTCTGGTCATGTTTACGATTTCGTGGACCGCGAACAAAAGCAAGTCGCCGCGTTCTTGAACAAGAGCAAGCTCGACAAGATTGTTGAAGCTGCTTACGACAAGCAGATTGGAAAGATTGAAGACGATCTTGACAACAGGATCAAGAGTCTTGAGCAGACAAGAAACAAGGCACACGCTTTGAAGGCAAGGATTGCAAAGCCAGAAAATGTTCAACATGTTGCCTTACGCTCGGACGACTCAGAGCTTGAAACAGAAGAAAAGCTTGAGTACGTCATGGTAAAACTAGAATCGCAGCGGAAAAACCCTAGAAATAGGGGATAAAATAATTTTCCATATTCAGTTTACATTTGGAAAATATTTGCTATAATAGAGAGTATGAACAGCGCCTCTACCAAGTTCTACTTCAAGGTCCACGGACCCGGCTCGTCCAACATGAACATTGCGAACGAGCTTACTCGTTGCAATCTTAAGCGTACTTTCACGCTTAAAGAGGCACTGAACAGCAATCTTTCGGCTTCGATTAAGAAGCGTCTTCACACTTTGCAGCACGGTTCGACGGTTCCGTATGCCCGTTGGGCTCGTGGTGCCTACTGCATTTCGATCATTCTCAAGCCGACCGCTGGCAGCAAGAAGAATCTTGAAGCCAAGAAGATCAAGTCGGAAATCAAGACTCTTGACGAGAAGATCGGGGATCTTCTGGATCAGAAGAGGATTCTTGAGCGCAAGCTAAATCGAATTGGCGGCTGAGAATAAGAAAAAACAAAGGAAGAATAGTCATGCGCAATCCTATCGTTGATCCCGGCAATCGTTTCGTTCCTGCCTCCGTTCAGGAGAGGACGATTAAGGCAATCGCTCGCCGCCATGCCGAGGTTGCCGAAGCTCGAAAGGATATCCGTCATACGGAATCTTATGTCAAGATGCTTGTTGGCGATGCGAAGGATCTCCGAGAGGTCTTCTCGCTTTGCAAGCGTGGATTGTGGAAGGATGCCTCGCGAAAGGCTTCCTCGATGGATACTGCCGCTCGGGAGAACATTCCTGATGCACTTTACGACTTGATCGATAAGAATCAACGTGCCGGCAGGACCGGACGGGATTATTGTTGGTGATGAAAATCAAGATCCCAAAGGAAGTTCGCAAGGCAATTATTGAAGCTCTTGAAGCAGAGATCGATCCAGAGATGTATGGCTTCGGAGGTCCAGCTAGACGACGTGGAGATGCACTTACCTGGGTACTCAAGTACACACAAGAATCCTGAAAAGATAGCAATATGACAATCACAACTATTAGTCTATCTACCACCATGACCATTCGACAGACATACATAACAAGATTTGAGGCATACGACCCTCATATTTCTGTTTTTGGTTCCGACGCATATTCATTTCTCTTGGCTGACAAACCTGATCTGTTCCTTGTTGATTACCGAATGGTCAGTCCATACTTTGATAAACAATACGCAAGATTCCAAACAGCACCAGTAAACGACTGTAACTCCGATCTGGTCTACAAAGAAATAACAATGATTCTATTTGGCATAGAAGAAGAAGAAAAATACAATGACAACAACAACACATAAGCCAATCACAATCGGTCATCTTACCGATACACACTTCAACTTTCTAAGAGGGAAAGACGCTTGGTCGAACTTCTTCCTTCATTGCAAGTCTGTTGCAGATGATGCAGACGTTGACTTCTTTGTTCTCACCGGAGACATTTCGGAAGCTCCAATTCTATTGGACCAACTACAGATCCTTGAAGACTACATTTGCCGTCCTGTATACTTTGTTTGTGGCAACCATGATTTCTATAACGGTTCCATCAAGACAACGAGAGAGAACGTATTTCTGAAATACTCGGCTAACCTAAAGAAGAAGCTTACGTATCTTACTGTCATGCCCGAAGATCAGAAGCAGTATGTTCCTGTAAGTGACACGGTTGCAATCCTTGGTCATGATGGTTGGTATGATGGAGTCTATGCAGACTGGCATAAGAGCAAGGTCAACATGAATGACTATCACATCATTTCGGAGTTTACTCCGCTCTATCACAACGAGTTGTTTGCTGCGATTCAGCAGTATTCAAAGGAAGCTTCCGACTTCGTGTTCAAGGCAGCAAACCAAGCAATCGACGATGGGTTCAAAAAGCTTGTCATAGCTACGCATGTTCCTCCATTTAGGGAGAATGCTGTGTATAACGGCAAGATATCCGATAATGACTGGATGCCTCATTTCTCTTCTGGCTTCATGGGCGAGGCTCTTCTTCGTCTTGCTGTAGAGAATCCACAGGTAGAGATCACAACCCTTTGCGGTCATTCTCACGGAGAGGCATTGCATAAAGCAAATCCAAACCTTACCTGCCTCACAGGCTATGCTCAATACGGAGTTCCAAGGGTAAGCAAGATCATTCGGATTGAGTGATTGAAACAAGGATAAATAAAACCAAATAGAAAAGCTTAAGGCAGGTTCTCTTCACGAGATACCTGCCTTTCTTTTTGTTCGCTTCTAGGGTGTTTTAGATATTGCTAAGCGATGCCAATATCAGCTTACGTGCCAGTAGTAGCCAGCGGAGCCGGAAACCGAAACGTAGTTGCTTGCAGAGAACGCACCAATGACTGCTGCGAATGCACCTGCTGGTGATACGAATGGGTTGGAAGCGGTAACTGTGAATGACGAATCGGAAAGAATCTTCACAGTTGAACCAACTGTATCCGAAGCGATTGCTGGTAGAGCTACAACTGCCGATGACGCTGAAAGGACAAAGTTTGTCTCTCCGAGCGAAGCGGTGGTTGTACCTGCTGCATATGTGATTGTCTTGACTGCTGCGTTTGGTGTTCCTACAAGAACGTCGTAGCTGCCGATACGTGGGTCGTAAACTCTTTTAATTGATGCCATGATGTTTTGAATCTCCTATTTCTTAGCTAAGTATGTAGGCTCTTGCTTTTTCTCTCAATGTACGTTTGTTGTTCTAGAACTTTGTATTTTGTTTTTTTGTATCTGAAAAACCTACAGTCCTAAATATAGGAGATATTATCAATTTTCTACCACTTCTTGTGAAAACCGTCTTCAAACACTATGATGCATGGCTTTCCAAGCTTTTTAGCATAGTTTAAGGTGAACTCTGTACCGGAGCTTTCTTCATCCCAAAAGGCAATAATGAAATCGGCATTCTCCACAATTTGCTTGTTTCTGAGAATGCCTGCTTTCTTTCCTTGTTGGTTCCAGTTGGGTAAAAAGATATCGCGGTTTATCTTGCGATCGATTGCCCATTGTTCTGCTGTCTTATCTACGCCTCTGCAACCGCCAGATACGAGAACAATGTTCCCGTCCCACTTGTCATTGGCAAAATCTAACCATTGTGAAATTAAGTCTAGACTCTTGAACTCTCTTGAGCCTACGACAGCAATCCTTCTTCTACTGCTGTTACTGCTATTTGTTGTAGAAGAAGAAGATGAAATTACCTTCTTCCTTCTTGTTGCTGCTGCCATTGGCTCTAGACTATCTGCTGTTATTGATGATGATGGGTTTGCCGTGAAGTCTTGCATACTGTCCAAATAGTACGCGCTGCTGGCTTTCTTCTCCGCTAAAGATTGTTTATTGTTATGTTGATTATGATGGGTCGGCATGGCTGATCTCTGTTAGACACTCCTCTTGCTTGTTGTTTTTTGCTGTTGCTGCTGTTTGTTGAACTTTGTGACAATCGACACACCCTGTAGGTGATCGTATTCGTGCATAAAAACACGAGCGCGAAGTCCGGTTAGGGTTTCTTCGCGCTTTGTGAATGTTCGGGTTGTTTCGTCCAGTTGATACCATGAGGCTTGAATTGAGACTGGACGCTCAATAGCGAAAAGCTGTCTGGTGGTTTTACGCACGCTCAGACAGCCTTCTATTTGTGATTCTTTTGTTGTGGAGTTTGGATTGTATGTGTAGCTTGGATTGAAAAATGCTTCTGTCTCTGTTGTTTGCTGCCCGTCAGTTGGGAGGAGGTTGATGATAAAGAGTTGTCCGTTGAAGATTCCGAGTTGAGGTAGGGCTAAGCCGATGCCGTCTTTTTCTGCGCGAAGTGTGTTTGTCATCTTATCGACAAGACGGACCAAACTGCTGCACTCTTCTTCTGTCAAGAGTCTATCCACAAAACTATAGGGAATAGACTTCCTTCCATCAATCTTTGAGTGATCAAAGATCTTGGCTATAATAGAGTGCTTCTCTTCCGTTTTTGCTGCTGTCGTGAATGTGCTATTCATAAAACTTCTTGTTGCTTGCATACACAAGCTATCTGTTCTTCTTTTTATGGCATCTGCACCTTTTGCTTATTCAGCTATTTACAGTGCCTTGTTGTGTTTTCTTTTTTGCAGGTAAAAAGAACTATACCTGTTCACTCTCTATAAGTATAGGAGAACAGGCAATTTCTTATCGGGAGACTGTCAAAAAGATTCTGCCATACGGTTCCAAATTCCTCGATCTTCTGGTCCAGCGGCGTCATGACGTAGATGAAAGCAAAGTTCAGTAGTCTGCTCATTCAAAAAAGGGAAAGAGGGAATTGAAACAATTTGCGTAGAAAAGTAGTCTCCTGCTCCAAAAGGCTCTTCACATACTCTCTTCAAACGAAGCAAATTGTCAAGACGCTTAATCATTTGAGCTAGTTCCGTGTGTCCATAATTCCGACCGGGGTTAGCAATCTCTTGACATAGAGAAGAGATTCCCGCTACGTTTTGCATAAGAATCTCATGCAATTGAGGATCCGGCTTCTTTGTCACAAGAGTTACCTTGGTATGATCGACAAGGTTGTGACAGTGAGTAATGCGAATTGACATTTTTCTCCCTTCTCTTTTTCTAGTCGCAAACCGTTAGCTTTAGGTTCCGTTCTACAATTTCCCTTCGATACCATTCCCAAAAGAATGGACCAATGTTAGGAAACTCTGACATTGATACGTTATTGAAATTTCGAGACATGGTTTGAAATACATAGCCCTTCTTGTTTTTCTGGTATACGTATGGAGAAACTGCAACCACAAAGCGTCCTGAGTTCCTTATGAAGAGTGTGGGAGGACTTCTAGGCACTCCTATTCCATTCCAAGAACCAAGGGAAATTACAGGAATTCCGTTGAAAGCATGTACCAAACAAAGAAGAGCAGTACCACCCTCATTCTTTGTCTTGTTTGTTAGATTTGCTCCCTTTGGAACTTTCCAGTCAACTGTTGAGCGAATGGTCATTTCTCAATCCATCTTCCATATAGGCATTTGTTTGTCCTTATTCTTTTTCTCAGGATGGACTTGATTCCAAATCGAATTGATAAAACCAACCTCTTTCCAGAAGACACTGGCAAGACTTGGATTTCTAATCATGTTATTGTACGTAAAGGTTTCACACTTGGAGAGAAGAGTTTTCCCTGTCAAATCCTTGTGTGTTGAATACAGAAGAACACGAATGTAGTATTTCGTGTATTCCCAAACGCTGCCATGATAGAAATCTCCGTTGCTAACGCGGAGCATCTTCAATTCCTTGGTGTATTTTACGTTTAGACTCTGGCGAATGGTCATTATGATTACTTGCCCAACAAGTCCGTGTACTCATCCCATACACAATTAGGAATTCGATCTATTGTAGCCAGATGACTAGAATCGGTAGAATGGATCAATTTACGGACGTCGTAAAGGACCAGTATTTCTTTTCCGTTGTCATCGGCGTCAGGTACATACCTGTGAAGGGTTGGATGTGCAGGCATCACTGTCTTCATTCGTGTTCGAAGATAGAAAATGTAAGTCTTGCGCTTCTTTTTGTAGAATGATTCATAAGTTGGGTCATCCAACTGAAACAGGCTGTTCTTTGTATTTGTTCGAATCGCCATCGACAGAAATCTCAACTCTGGATATAAAAGTTTTGAAGAGTTGCCATCAACTTGTCAAGTTCGCCTCTGGTTGAAGCAATACGCTTTTCTGATGACAACATGCCAATGACAACCTGATAAAATCCTTCATCATTATCTTCTTCAAAAAACGAAGTGACAAGATGAACAGAACCTACGTTGCCAGCAAAAACTGCTGGATCCAATCCATCTTGTACGTACGCATGAGTAAGCGTATTTGTCAAATTTGGATTTAAGGCATACTTTGCGCGGAGTGACATTTGTGTCCTTACTTCGAATAGCCAACTGCCTTCATGTTCTCAAGCGTATTCTTGAGGAAAATGAATGCCTTGTTGTACTTCTGCATACGAACGAAATCCTTGTCTCGCAGTCCCTTGAGACGAGTGATATCGGAATTGTCTCGCAAGTCTTCCATCTTAACGCGAATGGCATCGGTGTTCGAAGAGATTCGACGAATGTAAATCTCGTAATCCTCATCCTTATCGTGAGTCATCAGAGCAAGAGCATCTGTGACACGCTTAGAGAATCCGTTCTCACGAAGCTTCTCAATGGTCCAAGCACCTCCAGAATCCTCTACAACGTCGTGCATGATAGCAATCTGCATTAGTTCTTCATCGGTCGTACGAAGGCGCTGCATGACTCGCATAGGGTGAAGGATATAAGCATTGCCACCTTGATCCTTCTGTGTCTCGTGGACAACGGAAGCAATCGCGATGGCAGTACCGAGGAGATTGGAAGTGTTGTTTGTGTTGATATTTGTGGTCATGGTTCAAAGATACCAAACAATATCCAAAATGTAAAGTGGTTTACTGATTATTGTGCTGTACTACAGTAAGCCTGTAATATCTAGGCATAAACAGCCAAGCGTTCAAGTCATTGTTTTGGGTGCAACGATTGACGTTGTTGATCTTAACAATTGTTCCATTATGCTCGGTACACCACGCTGCTTGAATAGCGCGGTTGGCTTCATTCACATCAAGCCTTTCGGACTGCAACTGATTGTAGTAATCTCGTTGAGCACTCAATGTAAAAGTTGCAACTGAACCTGCAACGTTGAAGAAAAGGCTAATGAGCAACATTATCATTATTGACAATGGAAGCAATGATTCGTCTTGTGTCTTTTGCTGTGTCATCATAATATTCATTCTATCGTTTGATTTTGGAAATGTAAACCGTAGGGTCCATTAAGAGATTTGGCATTGGCTCTCCAATATTCCAAATAACGGTTTGTTCTGGAATATCCGAATAAAGCTCCAAGTGCAGCATGGTCGTTGGATTCTTCCCTTTGTCTTTCTTCAAGACTTCGGCAATAGTACCAATGCAGTCATTAACAGAAACCTTTGTGCCAATTGCAATGTCCGTGTCAATCTCGCCATAAACAAAGACAAGCTTGTTACTATTGCTGCTTTGTACCCAAACCGCTTGTGTGTCCTTCCACCACGGAGTCGGAGGATTGCTCTTTGTTCCCGTGAACCATTCAACGTTGACAACCACCCCATCTTCAATCGGATACACTTTCGTACCATAAGGAAGGTAGATATCAATGCCCGTATGAATATCATGCTTTCGTACAGCACCAAACCTTGCATGGCTTGGAATATTATCGTTCGATTGCTTGGAGTTCATTGATTGTCTCGGTTACAAAATCCATATCCACAGCAAGGCGCTTAAACCAGTTAAGAAAATAGGTTTCAAGCTCGTTGGACCTTGGATGCGTCCCCTTGTGTGCCTTAACAAAATCCTTATAGTTTTGAATCTTGTCGGCAACCAGCATTTGATTGACTTCGGGAATCGGAGACAGTGCCACGCTTGAGAATAGGTTCTCTTCGGTTACATCTTGGCGAAACGAGAGATAGGCATTTGCAATGTTTCGGTACTCCATCGCAAGCATAATGACCCTCTTGTTGTCAATCTGATCAACATACTTCATGCCATACGTTGCAAGGTCCGAGTCTCCCTGAAAGATTGGATGAAGCATGTAAGCAGAAACGGTGTCACCGTCTGTTACCTTAAGCTTGTTGTGAAGAATATAGATTCCCTCATCAACGTGATTCATGTAAGGGATCTTAGAACGCTCTGCAATCCTAGAGCCATACACTTCCGAAATGATGTTGTAATGCTTCTCTGTGCTCTTGTTTGCAAGAGGATACGCACGGACAAAGCTGTATCGGTTCTTGGTGAACGTCCGCTCAAGATTGCAGTCAACGATTGTGACAAACGGAGTCTTGTTGGAGTTGTGCTTCAATCCATACATGTTTGAAACACGCTCAAACATTCCCTTGCCACGAGCACTCTCGTAGATATAGAGAGAAATGAAAAGGTCAAAGTAGTTTGGATTGGACTTCTGTGCCTTACGGAAGTAAGTCTTTGCAGCGACAGGCTTTCCATCTACGACGACTTCAATGCACTCACGACACCAAATATACCCATCTGTCAAAATCTGCCTTGCACGATCCTGATAGTATGTTGTGACGTCTTGAAGATTATTTGCGTTCTTGTTGAGGCGAATGTAAGTCATCTTGTTGCTTCTCTCAATGTCCACTGTGGGCATGAAGAACATTCATCTGTCCCGCATGATTCACTTCGATATCCCAAAGTGCGTTCGTGTTGAATCGATTGAAATCCGTACCAGTCTGCGGATTGTACTCCCAATGCGGCTTCTCGTCATCATTGAGATCCGTGAAGGTCACACTGTAATGACGCTCAATCTCAAGAGACTGTGGACCAATCTCATTTCGCTGTGCCACAAGATCCTGCGGATCACGAAGATTGTGGTCATTGAAACCGTGAAGCTCGGAAGTAGCAATCACCGTCCACTGATAGTAATCGTACGAACACCACTGTTCCATCGTAGGACACTGTTCATAGCAAGTGTCATACTCAGTCCGCGAGCAAGAATCACACTCGGTATGCGACTGCGGAGTGCAAGTCTCAGAACACTCGGAAAATCCATTTCCGCTGCTATGGCAAGACTCATGGCAGGATTCACCATCGCTCACGCTATGACAGTTGCACTCGTACGAGACACTGTGAGGATTGCAGTTATACGGATTGCAATCGTGAGTGCCATGCTGGCGAGTCTCGCAAACATCGTTGAAATGCGAAGCAGGCTCATCATCCTGCCAACCCGTGTCATGGTGCGTGGAACGCTGCGAAAGGTTCGCACGATGGCTCCAGTACGTGTTCGTAACCGTAACCAGCTTGGAATGATACGAGAAAAGCCAGAAGAGAAGGAAGACCAGAAGACCAAGACCAGCGACTACGGCACCAATCTTTGCGTAAAGAAGCTTCTCTTCATCGCTGAAAAAAGAATTGAGCTTATTGTTGCTGTTGTCATCGGTAGAAGGAAGCCAACCAGTAGGCTCAATGACGCGAGCAGGAGCACTATTCTTTGGGGCAATAGCAGGACGAAGAATACGGTTCCAGTCATGCTGGACCGGAGGATCGGCAAGAGTCTCCTGCTGCTTTTCTTTTGCAGCTTCAAGCGTCTTGGGACCACCGCAAACCGAACACTCACCATAAAGGTTACGAACATCGTTCTTGCAGAACTCGCAAGACCAATTCGAACCAGCCTTTGCAAGCTTCAAAAGCTCGGGATCCGTAACCGGAGCAGACGTAAGATTCTTTGAAGTGTCGTACTCCTCACGCTTCTCTTTGTAAGATCCGCACTTCTTACACTTCATATCGCGACCACGATTCACTTCCTTGCAGGAATCGCAAGTCCAAGTATTCTCAACGGTCCAACGACGCTTAACGTAGCTCATGCGTGCTCCAAGTCTTTGTTTTTCTTGTTTTCGGTCCAGTTTTTCTTTTGTTCGATCGAATCTTTAATCAAGAGCTTTGCAGCTTCCTTAATCGAAGTGCAAACAACAACCCGATCCCACGAAATCGCTGTCAGCTTAACGCTCGCATTGTCATGATCAAGAGTTGCAACAATTCGACCGTCAAAAGAGGAATACACTCGCTCAGAAACATTATCATTCACCATAGACGCAAAGGTCATTTGACCTTCAAGCTTTTCTATGGTCTTCTTGTTTACAAGAGTGTTCATATGATCCATTATAGCAAAAATATCCAAAATGTAAACTAACATTTGGATATTGTTTTTATGCTTGTTTTGCAGTCTATCGGTCAATCATCAACGAATAGGCAGAACTACAGCAGTACCAGTCTCGGTGTCAAACTCAAGGGTGCAGCATTCGCCATATTGAACCCACTTCTTCAAAGCAGACTCAACCTCTTGATACTCTTCATCAACCAATTGCTTGAATTCTTTCTTCGCAGACTTATCTTCAAAAGAACGTGATACAAATCCTCATGTCCATTCTCGCGGAGCTTCGCAACGGCATGATCCTTTATCGACTCGTAAAAGCCATCGGGATCCTTAATTGAAATTGTGATCTTCATTTTCCTTTTCTCTCTTTTTGATCAACGACGACCAAAGTTATTTGCGCGAAGAAATATTGGAGTATCCTTGCTTACGCATCGGAAGACGCCAGCATCATCCTGAATCAAAACGCCATTCGGACAATCTGGTCGATTCACATACTGATATCCATTGAATGCCCAGGCACCTACAATTACTAGGAGGACAAAAACAAAAAATGCTTGAAAACTTCTATCGCTATGCATATTGAATATTTCCTTTATATCTTTCTTTTTCTTGTTTTCAGCCCCAAGCGAAGCACTCGCCGTATTCCTGGCAGTATGCGAGGATGGCATCGAGACGGAAAAGGAAGCTAAGAGCCTGGTCGTCCTTCGGATCCAAGGTCGAAACGTTGGTTAGCTTGAGGATATTGCGACGAAGCTCGGCAATAAGATCCGGCGAAATCTTGCCAGTCGGCGCGGGATCGATGCCGATCAGGTTGAGAAGGTGGGATGCCGTGCTATTGCTCACACAAAGCTCCGGGGCATCGCAAATGCTAACCCATCCATCACCCTTGCAGAAATAGCAATCGCTATCCGGGGTACACGTACACTGACGCTCCGAATAGGTGGGAGTGTGATTCGCGGAGGTGGAGTAGAAGGTCGTCGTCATAACATCTATTATAGCAAAAATTTCCATAATGTAAACCAACATTATGGAAAAATTATTTTCTGCCTATATTTCTAGAGGATTTCTTCGATTCGCTTCATTGAGCCTGGATGATAGTCATGCTTTTGAGCAAACCAACCTTCTCGTCCTGCACCTTCATCAATAAGGATTTCAAAACAATCCGTATGCAAATAAACCGAAATGGTTCGCTTATATGGTTGAGGTACGCTCTTAACGTAATAGGTTCCGTAATGCTTAAAACCACCAACATCAACAAGCTTGGTATGCATTTCTTTTACAAAAGCTTCTTTTTCTTCTTTTGTCATGGGAAGAAACGTACGTTTCGATGGCTTAGGTTTCATGTTACTGTGAGTCTCCATCGTCATTGCCACCATCATTTGCTGATGCAATCATTAGCACAAAGATAATTCCCGAAAGGAATCCGCAAAGATAAGGAATCATGATTTTCTCTCTTTTCAATCCTCTGTTGACATTGGAGTTGTTGAGCACTCAACAACAAGCTCGAAATTTCCCTTTAACAAGAACTCTGCAAAATTTTCAAATGCCAGATCGCGGTTCTTAAATCGACATTCACACAAGGAATGACGCCGACCACCCTCTACAGAATAGATTGAGTAGTACGTATGGGTTGTAATGTCATTTACTTCAACATTGCCTTGAAGCTTCTGTGGAAGCCGAAGCTGTGGAGTGTGAAAGTCAACCTCAAGATTTCGAGGTGCCTTGCGCATGTAGTTTGATGATCGAATGGTTGTCATGGTAATAACTCTATTCTAGTCGTTCGACTCTGTTATGTAAACAGACTTATGCATTTTCCAAAATGGCTGTCTCTGCTGCCGCTGGATTCTTTGGTTCGACCTTACCTTCCCCATCGCAATCGGGGCAAGCGGTAGGTTCATAAAGAACGTTCATCGGATATTGAACTTCGACCTTGATATGACCAGATCCAGAACATCGATCGCAAAGTCGCATAGGACGCTTGCTATGCAATGCTTCTGCTTGAAAAAAGCTCCTTGCACGTCGTTCAGCCTCGCGACGCTCGACTTCATTTGAGTAAATACGGTAAAGCTTATAGCTAAAATCGCCGCCAACAGATTTGCCGTCCTTGTCAAACCAGTCTTTTTGTGCCAGCGGAGAGTAACTGTAATACTGCTCAAGTGTATCGAAGTCTTCGTTCAAAACATTCATTCTGACAACTGCGTTATCCCAAGATGATCGACGTCCTTTGATTAGCAGATCATCCGAAGAGAAGAACGTGAACTTCGGATAGATTCCAAAGAACTTTTTGATATGTCTAAATGGGCTCATGGCTATTTCTTCTTTTTCTTCTCATCCCAAAGCGGCTGGAAAGTAGCCGTACCAGTCAAGCAGATAGTGAATAACGTATGCATTCACCCAAACTACAAAACAAAGAAGAAATGGATAGACAGATTGAGCGAGCTCGGAACCAACAAAAGGATACTTTTCATCAAGATATTCCTTTCCAAGTTCGATCGAATAGACCTTGCTAATGCCATCATAGTTCATTCCGAATCGGGATCCGACGATGGTAACGGCAAAAGCAATGCCAACAAGGATCTCGCGTGAGGGGAGTGCCCAAGGCAAATGGTAAAGATGCCAAACATCATTCAGTACATAGACACCGAAAATGACTGTCAGCGGATATAGGATAAAAATCTTGAAAATGGTCCATAGAATGTTGTTGAGCATTTTTTCTGTTTCTTCTTTCTTTTCTGTTTTTTAGATATGAAATACGTGAGTCTTCAAACAAGTCTTGTTGTCATTGAAAACAGACTTGTCAAACATTGCGAACGTTACAACTCGGCGACCAGAATCAAGCCTGAAATAGCAATGAACCAAACGACCGCGATACTTGGCTTGCCAAATAACGTAGTCGCTAGGACCAACTAAGGTTGAAACTGCCTTGAAGCGATTCATTGATATGAACTTACCAGTTTGAATGGTTGAAAAAATAGATAGCTGCTTGACCAGCCGGTATCAAGCAAATGGCAGCCGTTGCCGGATCGTGCCAATAGAAATATCGAAAGATAGCTGCAACAGTCCACAAAACAGAAGTTACAGCCAAAATCGTTCGGTAATTACGCATTGGCTTCGACTCCGTTGAAAAGATGCCAGGCAAGCTCATCGAGAGTCCAACCATGCGAAGCGGCAATGATTCGATTCTGCCGATCATTCTTGATCAGAACTCCACCAACTCCCGTGCCCACAAGGGCATCCACAACGTCATTGGCATCGGACTGATATCCGTGATATGCCACGTTGACTGCCGCACAATCGGCAAGCTGTGCAGTCTCATACTGCTCACACGCATCGCGATTGAAAGCGTTTACGAACGGGAGCTTGCTCTTGAAGATAGACATTGGTCTTGGCTCTCTCTCTTGTTTTCCGAGTCTTTATATACTCTAACAGAAAAGGAGGATAGAGTAAACCACAATATCCAAAAAAGTTATTCCCCTGTTTTATCGGGGAATAACTCGTTTGAAATCTCTGTTAGCATTTCTGCGTAGTGAAGCAGGAGCTTTCGAAGGAAGAATGCGAAGAGCATGACAACGGAAGTCATTGCAATGCCGGACAAGATTAGAGAGTGTGTCTTTAGAAGCGCAAACTCCATCGTAAGCTCACCAAGGAAGATCAATAAGAAAAACATTGATCCCATGATCAACAGATTGAAGAGAATCACCGGAATTGCGATGACAAGATAGAGGATGGTCTTAAGCATTGTTTCCGCTCTCCCCAATCAGAAGATCCTTCTCAAGAATCTCTGCTGCTCTGTATGCAAAGTAAACAATCTCTGCACCAAAGTCCTCGACAAGAATCTTGTCGCCAAGAACGTCCTTAATGGAATTGCCCCAACGAATACGATGCCTGCAAACATCGATGCAGTTCTCGATCTTCGGGTTAGTCTCGTTGTGATTGATAAGGGGAAACATTGTCTCTGAACTCAAATGAAAAAGTTATGGTGCGCCAAATACTAGCAAGTATAGATAGACGACACCAATGAAAAGGAAAAAGGTTGCGACGCTTGCAAGGAACTCAAGAACCTCAGTCTTGCGATCTCCCTTGTAACTTCGAAGCTCTGGCATCTTGTTGGTTTTCTTGCTGTTTTTGGTCATTTTTACGACTGCTGCCTTACGCGAAGCTCGCCACCAACAAGCCAGGGATGACCCTCGATTGGACGCTTCTTGAAGAAGACAAGAGGATCCTTTTCATCTTGCTGTTTCATCAAACGAATTTGATTCTCTGCCCAAATATAGTCGGGATGCCTATCGCTCATAAAGTCAACCTACCATTACGAAATTGTGGATCTTATCACCAAGCTCATCAAACCCGAGGAACCAACAGATTCCTGCAATGGGATGACACACAAGGTTATGAAAGAGAAGTTGGAAGCTACGTCTATTAATCATCGTGGAATTGCCTTTTGTACCGCTGCCTTGAGCAAGGTCTTTCGAAGCTCTGCACGAATCGGAAACCCGTTTGCTTCTGCATTTTCAAACTGCTCAACGATTGCAAACAATGAAGTTGCAAGGGTTTCCACAAGTTCTTCATTTGAAGTTGTGTAACGATCAAGAATGATCGTATCGATTAGCTTTTCGACGTTTTGCTCTAGGATGGTCATTGTTCGTGTAGCCTATCATGGAATATGGAAAATGTAAACCAAAGTTGAAGCGATTAGCGTAGCGGTTAGTGCGGAACCTCTTTAACTACTGGACAAAAGTGACTCTCTGAGTCTGCTAGCTCGTTTAGAAAGACTTTGACAAAGGCTCGGACAGGCATGGGAAGTGAGGTTGTTGTGACTGCTGGAGCAAAATGATAAGATACAGTGTTCTGAAAAGTCCAGTAATGGTTGATCCAACCTGAACCCTCTTCTCCCTTATAGAGAAAGTTGCACGGTCCCGTGATTGCCTTGTCGGAGATTTCAATAAATCGTTTGGTTTTTGGATTTGTCATATTATTTCGAGAAATAGAACCAAGGAAGCCGATAAAAGATGCAGAGTTAATCTTGAAAAAGATTAATGGCATTGGTCCAAGAGTCTCTGTGTTTGTTCTACGGATTGTCATCTTTTTCTTTCTTCAAAAGCTGTGCAATCAACCCATCCCACATTAGCCGAAACTTGATATAGTTTGGAGGAGACTCAATATACTTGTAAATCTTCTCGTTCACAAAGAGTTCAATCAACCACTCTTGCTTCTCTGTGAACGGATCGGACTTTCCAAGATACCGCTTTATCTGGCTCTTAAACCAAAAGAGAAAGGTTTCCTTCTCGACGCAGTAAAGCTCAATTCCACGAATGAACCGACTGATCTCGTCTGAGAAGAAGATTTTCTCCTTTTTCTTCTTTTGGTATTTCGTTGCCATGATGTTGTTTTTAGTCGTGCGAGGTATAGGATCCGAGAGAAAAGCTGCAATACTCACGGGTCCACTCAAGCGTCTCAGGATCGTACTCTCCGTCAACATAGACGGTGATCTGTGGGCTGGTGTAATATCCACCCGTAGAAATCTCTTCAAGGTGGATCTCTGCCTTGTACTTCTTAAGAAGCTCCTGTAGATCCTTTCGGAACTCTGCTTCGACTTCCTGCTTGGTAATCATTATGGTCATGGTTCAATCATCATCAGTGTGCGTCAGGATAGATAAGGTAACAGTTGGTATCCAGTAAAAGTGCTTCTGCGTGAACTCGACGATTTCCACAAGAACATCGCGGTTCGCCTACAATCCAAGTCTCGCATTCGCAAATGTTGCTGTCAATCCTTACTTCTTCGTCTGATTCAGACCAAACCTCAAGCCAAAATGCAATTGCATCTTCTGCCGAATCGGCAATTACTTCTGCGGAAGAAATCGATTCGTTTCGAAAACTAGCTTTCATTTTTCTACTTCTCCTTGTTTCTTAGAAGAGAGCCGCAAATCGCGTTTAGCTTCTGCAAATGCTCAATTTCTTGTAACAATGCATCTACATTGGTGACGTTCGCGTCGTCTTTGAAATTTGCACACGCTTTCATCCAAGCAAGTGCAGCCTCATAATCATTTGGATTCTCATCCAAATTCTTGCGGGTGATTTTTACTTGATCAACCGCTGCACGGCATTGATCGATAATTGGTTTGGTGATTGTCAAATTCTATATCACGCAAGGTAGAGTCAACAGATTTAATTGTGTCATAGACTTGCCGACGAATAGTCTTTGGAAGGTATGGGACTTCGTGATAGGTTAGTTCTTTAAATCTTCCAAGGCATGACAGGCTGGCTGTTGAATAATCTGCTGGAAGTTGAAAGCTGCACTGTCGAACATAACCAAGGTAATACCAATCGCCATAAGAATCAAAATCATGTATAAAGATGGCTACGTAGATGTTGTCCACAGTCTCTTGAACATAATCATGACGGTGTAGTGCTCTTATGGTCATTACAATTCACCCCTCCAAATCTTCTTGATTGCATTATATTGCATTGGCAATGCTCTCATTGGACCAACCATGTAATTCATGGTGAAGTTCATCATGTAATATTTAGGTAGGGGATGACGAGAGGATTCATGGACAGGGATAACATCTTCTTTGTCCTGAAGAAGAGTATAGATTTCAAAGCCTTCAACAACATGCGAATATGTTTTTCTGATTGTCATTTCCAATCTCCCAAATCTTTCACCAAGATCAACTTATGTTCATTGCGAATCTCTTCGCAAAACTTATGGGCACTTTTCCTAATTGCTGTTGTGAAAACTGTGCCTTGCCATGGATAACAGATTTGATAAGTGTAAGCATAGCAGGCAAGACCAAAAGGTACATTCTTGTCGTTGTCAGCTACCAACAAATAGTTCAAGCTACCAAAATGAGGATATGGTTTCTCTGGTCTTCTTCGAATTGTCATACGTACAATGGTCCATTTCCTTCTTTTTGCTCAAGATAGCCATATTCAAGGCAAAGGGTTTGAAGCCAAAGAAACTCTTTTGAGGACGCTAGTGGTTTAATTCCTGCGTCTGAATATAGAAACTTTTCAGAAAAGCAATTTTCACCAGCGATGATTCTTCTAGCCCATGCGTTGAACCATATAAGCTTTCTAAGATCCTCGCCGAGATATGTGATAATCACAGCAGGATACCAATCCGTAGAAGCACGAAGAGGATTTGTTCTGATCTGATACTCGAAAGTATTCTTATGTGAGATTCTAATAGCCAAAGCTACAACCACTTTCCTGCATCATGCGTTGAAACTCCATATGGTGTTTAACGTTACCATTATAGAACATAAACGTCCAGTCTGATTTCCTGACTTTGCCGTCTGTGCCTATAAATGTTCGGTTTTGAAGTATGTATCCATGCCGGTCCAGTCTATTATTACGCTTTTTGTTGCCCCATGTGAGCATGATGAAACAATCCGTCTTTTTCAAGAGCTTTGTACTGTGTCTTGCTCGGATTGTCATTACTCAGAATCCTCTGATTGTTGTAGACCTACGTTCTGCTGCTGGCATCTGTGCTAGGATTCCCCACGCATAAGAAAGAACCAATGGATGAGACTTTCTTGTTGCCTTGGTGGCAAGGTAGATTTTGCCTTGCGATTCTTGTGTCACAACATCAAGAGTCATGAAATGATAATGTGGTCTAAGGTTCAAATGAAAGGCACGGAACAGATTCTTACTTTTTCTGTTCTGCATGAGCTTCAATGTCTTCTTGTCGAAGTTGAGTGTTTGTCTGATTGTCATTTTTTATAGGAGTCCTCTTGAAACAAGTTCAGCAATCTGCACGTAACGGATGTAAAGACGGGTATGAGCTACAGCACGACCAGAGAATGTCATTGGTATCTCTTTCTGGCAGCATGATAGACTGTAAAGCATAGTGTCAGGGGAAATCATCAAGTAAACAGTCTGTTTTCTTTTGAGCTTATCTGTGTGGGTTGTTCTAATGGTCATTTTTATAGCAGTCCATCGAAAGCTTTGTGCCAGTTTGGAATATCGGTTTGATATAGAAAGAGTCTTTTGAGAAATCCAGAGTAAGAGTTTACCTGAGAAAGAGTTGCTAGTTTGAATCCAACAGGAGTACGAGGACGCGACCATGCTGTTGGTGACACAGTGCTCTTGTGAAGAGTTACAATCTTGGCTCTTATGTTCTCAACTCCATGAGTCTTTAGTGAAAGAATATTTGTTGTGCAGGTTGATCTGATTGTCATGGCATTGGTAGTCCAAAGTGAGTTCTCCATTGCAAGGATTCTTCGTAACTTACGTTGCAACCCCAGGTAAACAGGGGTCGAGTGGGTCGAGGGTGATTACTTAGCCTTCTAGCAGAATAAGAATAAATCATCCCCGTCCAGTGCCGTTTCGGATCGTCGTTTAACGATACAATCTTCGCAAGATACCTACCATTGTAGCAGTCTGTTGGCAGGTTTGTAAACTTTGTTACGTGTATTGTCCTGATCGTCATTTGTTTATTAGAAGCTTCCTTGAAGCATTATATCCGAAATCAACCGAAAATGTGTGCCATTCATTGTAAAGAACAAATTGCGCAGACCCTCTCCATCAATACGAACCATGCAGCCTGCCCCAATGGTATATATGTTGCTTAGGTGTACAGTGTCATCTTGGAAAATCCCATGACCAGCCCAAAAGTTGCAAGCAAACGCATTGCTACAATCGTCGTATTTGAATTTTGTTCTAATTGCCATAATACTCGCACCACAATTGAATATATCTGTTTAGCATTTTCTCTGGAGCAAAGATTGGGGCATCACGAAAATAGTAGTGGTCTTGCTTGTATCCACTGGACACTTGCATTTCGTACGTAACTACGGTGCCAGATTCTCTCTCGTGAGTCCAGTTAACTGGACTTGTTTGTCTTGTTTGTGCATAGAAAGACCGCTTCCAAAAAACTTCCCATTTTGGCAATGCGTATATGTATGTTGTTCTAACGGTCATATAAACTCTGCATAGTATATGCGTACCAAGTATGACGCCGCGACGAACGCCTCATCAGAGAAAAACCAATTTTTTCTACTTTTTACCAAAGGGTATTCAAGAATAAGCCCAGAATGCCTCCGATGAATACGACGAGCAAAAGTGGTAGTTGCTGTACTCTTGGAAGAAGGTAGTTCTGCTCTGTATGTTGTTCTAATCGTCATTTTAGTCCATTATCTCCCCTCGCTCAATAGCCCAAACAAGTCTTGTGCATGGATCTCTTGGACCAAGCGGAGTTCGATTCAATGCGATTCGAACCTCGTCCTTCCCAGGTCGAAACCAGAAATCTCTATACATGAAAAATCCCGATGGTGTAGGAGAATATAACCCAGGAGGAAAAGAAGGCGGAAGAGGTCTGGCATTTTCTTTAAACAGACCAACAACAATGACCATGTTGTTTTTTGACTTGTATGTCTTTCGGATTGTCATGGCATGATGTATTCACTGGTAAGAGCATCAATGTTTTCAAAATCGTAGTGATTTGCAAGGTCTTCCCATGCCATCTTTGTTTGAAGTCTCATTGTGAGATGAAATGATTTGGGTTTGACAAGACCTAGCTTTGCCAAAATATACTCTACGTCCTGCTTAAAACTACGATAGTGATTCTCGGCAAGAAAATGAGCTAGACTTTCATGTAGTCCATGTGGCATAGACTTGTGAGTTACCTGCCAACTTTCTACATTCGCAAAAATGGGCTCAGACTGTTTTAGATTTCTACCATAACGAATTGCAGGACGACATATCACAATCTTTGGCATCGTGTTAACGTAGAAATGTTTCCCGTCCCCTGTCCGACCAGCATAAAGTGGTACTTTCCTTGTACGAGTCAAGGTTGTTGGAAGTTCTGTTTGATATGTTCTTCTAATGGTCATGGAAGTGTTTTGTTTCTCATAACAGAGACGAGGCATTCCATAACATCAGCAATCAAGAGAATTGATATTTGATGCTTAGTCATCGTCGATTCAGCTCCAAATAGACTGGACAGATTTGTTCCAATATCGGTGACTAGATCTATAAGATAACACTCACCGTCAGGATGATATTGACCTTTTCTGTCAGCAAACGTGCCAATCCAAGCACTCGACGGAGTGCTTGTATCCCAATCGTCAGTCCTGTGTGTTCTTCTAATGGTCATAGTGTTTTTATCAGAACACTCCAGTCTCTTCAATTTGCTTGAACAACTTCCCATATGTTGTGGGAAGTCCAGTTCTACCTTGACACATAGGAACTTTGTTATATCCGCTGTTAATATGCCTATATTTAGGATGAAAATACCAGTTACTTTTCCATACGAGTATCGGTTCGTTGTAGCGCCAGGAATATTCGTCTATAAACGCTACAGAAACAGCACTTGAATTGTTACTGGATTTTATTGTATGTCTAATTGTCATGTGACTTGACCAGTTCTTTGAACTCTGTCATTGCACAAGCACTCACAAAGTATTTATCTGCGCGGACGAAACGTTCCTCACGAATAGAAAGTTTGTGAATGCAGTTGAGAACGAGTTTGTTGCACAGAGACTTTACCTCTATGTTGTGATAGACATAGGTGTCAAAACGATATACTTTGCCTAGCTTTTCCGCAAAGCTTATCAAGCCATTCTGCACGTTTGTTGTTCTAATTGTCATTGTACCAATAGTCCATTCTTCTTCAAGAAGTCATAGAACTTACCAAACCGCTGCGCATCAAGCTTGTTGATCTTTTGCACTTGATTTAGCTTGGTTTGGTAAGCATCCCAATCAATGTCGTCCTTGGTCCAGTTAAGCTCAGAACCCTTATTCATATCCTTTCTAAAATCACCAATGACCACGGTTGAGTAGAACCCTCCGGTGCCCTTCATCTTGTTATAGATTTGATTTAGCAATTGGTTGAAGAGCTTGTCTGCAAGTACCTCGTTCGGAGTATCGTTATTGCGAGTTGCTCCAACGACTGTATTCTCTGCCGAAGTGTAATCTGTCATCTGTTGACGACACTTCAAATCAATCTCTGCCTTCTTGTGCCATTCGTTTTCATTGATCTGGAAAGATAGCTCTCCGGTCCTGAACGGCTTGTAGAAGTTAAGAATAACCTCAAGACCTGCCCAATCAAGATAAGGCAAGTCTTCTGTCTTGGTCGTGAAGAACGTATCGTGCCATACTTGATCGCACTCAAGCATTACGTGCTTAAGGCGAAGCAGAACACGACTGTTCACAAAATCATTCATTCCATCGTACTGAATGAACGCTGATGCTGATGATGCCTGCTGTTGCTTCTGTTGCTGCTTGCTCATCCTGCAATCTTCTTCCACGAGTTCATAAACGAAACAATATTCATCGCACCAGCGGGATTGCTGGAATGAACCTGATAAGCTGGACACTTTGGAAACTCGTCTTGCTCATAGAACCACTCCTCAAGCTGACGAAGAAAAACCATGGTTGTGTCGTCACCACCGAGATCATGGTCGAAGCTGAAAAACTCAGGAAGACCATAGAACTTGACGTAGTGAATCGCATCTGCACTGTTTCTGCAAATGACCCATTGTCCAGGCACGTCCCTCTTTGGAAGATGCTTAACGTCGTCAAGACCGCGAAGGTCGTCGAGAAAAAGGAAATATGCCATGACGGAGGTTTACTTTCCCTTACATCATGGCATATCTATTTTGTTTTGTAAACTCGAATACGTATTATTTCTTCGAAGTCTTTTTAGGCTTTTTTGGTGTCGATACCAATTCTGGTTCTGGTTGCTTGTTCACAACGCGCTTTGGAAGCTCTGTTGGCATAACGAACTCAACGTTCATGTTAACGCTGATGTTGAACTTTGGTGTTCCAATCACGTTGGCAACATTGTGCTTAACGCACTCATTCGCGTCCAAGAACCAGTCTGCATGACGACGTGAGGTAATCTCTTTGCCAAAGTATTCCTTGGTATGACCGCAATTGGCTGCCATGATCTCAAGAATCTTGTCGTTCAAGCGATCTGCTTCCTTGGCAGATGCCTTGATCTCTTCATTCTTACCAAAGGCAACGGACGATACTTCATGAATCATAACGGTTGCGTTTGGACCAACGAAGCGATAGCCCTCGTGTCCACAAGTGAAGAGTGCTGCTCCGCATGACATTGCCTTGCCTTCAACAATCGTAGCAACCTTCAAAGAGGGATCGATTGAGTTGATAGCGTCAATGCAAGCCATGAGAGAATAGACTTCTCCACCGTATGAGTCGATGATGATTGGAAGAACCTTCTGCTGCGATTCAAGGGCATGATTCTCTGATTGAATCAAGTCTTGACGGAACTTCATGCAGTTGTCTTCTGAGAACTCGCCTGTGAAGCGAACGTAAATTGGAAACTTTGAGTGCTTCTCTGGTTCGATTAGTGTAATTCTTGGATCTACATTAACGATATACTTCATATGATAATCTCGTTTCTTTAAGTCTTGTTGTTTTTTGTTTTTTGATGTTAGCAAGTGCAACAACAAGAATAGAATCTAACATTGAGACTCATATGTGTAAATGACTATGAATAATGTGGCAAAGTTCACTTAAACTTTGTTATCGTATCGCACATTTGTTCGTAGTCCTTTTGCATATCTTTGTCAAAGGCATTGAATGTCTTTGGATAGAGATAGTGAAGGAAATACCTGTAGGTTTCATCTGCCATGGTAACAGAGTACAGCGACGGATTGATCATTGTGTTTTCCGATAACACACGAACAGCAAATGGAAGAGTAATCACAAGTCCATCAATCCTCAAAATGATAAAGCTTCCAACATGACTAGAGCGTCCTAGTCCTTGGAAAAGCAAAATCTTCTTTCTTGTCTTGCTGTTATATCTTATTGCCATAGTGTTGAAGTGTGTAAAGGTTCTTTAGCTCTTTGTGAATCTGCTTCATTTCAAGGTTCTTTAACACTTTGAAGTGACTTGCGTGGTTTATGTATTTTAGTTCAAGAAGAGGATCCTTGAAGACTGCGTATCTCTTATCCATCAAGACTTGACGACCTTTTACTTTCCAGTAAGGAAACATATGGTTAATCATATCGCCAACAGAGATTTCCTCGCCATTGATGTAAAGCTCGTAATACATATCCCTTGATTTGACGTTGTAGGACGAAACAAGATGAAATACGTTCACCTTCGTTACCGTGATCCTTCGGATTGTCATAATCCAAAGTCCAGTAGACGACGGATGATAACATAGTCAGGAATAAGGTTAAAGATGCATTCTCTAGAAAGAGGATGCATTGAATTCTCAACGTTGTCTACAGACTCTTCGGAGGCAGCATGGATTCCTGTTTTAAGCTGCTCGTAGTAAGGAGCCAAGTTAGACATAGAGTTCTTCACAAGATTCTTGTCGAAAAGAATGAAGAACGCTTCGTTGTGCTGCTCTCCGTTTACCTTTTCTTGGAACCAAGTTACTTCCATTCCATAGAACTTTAGGTCTTGTTCTACGATGAATAAGTGAACGCAGCAGTCTTGAGACTGATCTCTGTCATCTAGGTTTACGTTGCGACAAATAGAACGGATGGTCATACCAATAGATATGACCATCCATTATGATTATTCTAGAACTGTCTTTTCTACTCAGGCTTCTTCGTCTTCCTCGGGGCGTTCGGGAACGAATGGATCGCAGTAGCTTGCGTAGGACATACCAGCTTCAATATGCTCTTCAAAGAATGGAAGATTTGAAAGACTTGATTGATGAACGCAGAACTTCAACTCCTCGTCATAGGGCAATGAATGACGGAACGTGATTGTTTTCAAGTCCTTGAAGTCACGGAATCCATTTGACTGAGACTCGTTGAAAGGCTTGCCATAGAGCGAATACCAATACTCGTACTCAATCTCTCCCTCTTCAAAGGTAATATCTCGTACCTTGGTGGTTGGATCGCCTGGATCTGTTTCATACTCAGAGACAGAGAAGAGACTGAAATAGCGAATATGTAGAGCAATGTCATCTTCAAAGAGATTGCCGTAACGACGCTCTTTGTTCATATCGACGCAGCGATCTACGGGAAGCATGGAAGTTTTTCGAATGGTCATTTTTGATTGGGATTCCTGTGAAAAAAGAAATAGGTGTTTTTAAAACAGCACAGCTAACAGTAACGAGGATACCAGCCGAAGGATTAAGAGTAAATGCATTTCGATATTATTGCTCTGTTGGCAATGGAATATCGTAGCTTGCTCGGAAGTAGCCACCTTTTTTGGCATCAGGCAAATAGAAGTTAATGCTCTTAACTCCAAAATAGGCTTGAAGAACATCGTGCATGATGTAGAAGATTGCCGAAGGTTGAACGGTTATGCCTTGCTTCACAACCTTTTTGTTATCCACCGTTACGAAAGGAAAGTGAAGGACAGGAAGGATTGGCATGTAGCTCTGACCATAGAGAGAACTCTTTGATTCAAGATGGTTCTCAAAAGGAATCTCAAAGCTTGTTACGTGCTCGCTAAGTGTCTTTGTGTAGCTTGCCCAAATAAGCTTAACAGAGACTCTACGAACGTAGAGTCTTGTGTTTGTTGGTACGCCAATAGCAGAGCGAATCATGCCGTTGGTTCCGTTGTTGTATGGAATTGGATAATAGCCAGCATCCAACATATCTCCTGTATAGGAGGCATGAAAGAAGTGAGTGGTTACAGAACCGAAACTTCCCGAACGAATTGTCATAACAATAACTAGCAGTCAGTTTTCGTTCTTGATGCTTTCAATAAGATACGCCTTGAGAGTATCCAAGTCACCGGAATCAAGAAACCTTTGAAGCTTGTCTTCGTCAACGTACTGATTTGCAGTTGCAAGATCTCTCCAACCTCTATCAGCACGTCCACTGTTGAACCGAAGACCTACGTTTGAAAGGTCAAAGTTCTTTGGATCGTTGTCCTTTGAATAAGCATAGATAAGACCGGAATAGATAGAAATTCCAACAAACTCAGGTGCTTTGTATTCAATCTTCACTTCACCGGAAGCAATCTTCTCCATAACGAACGCAGGGATTTTGAAGAATAGCTCAGGATCATCTTCGTCTTGTTGAACTACAGGCTGTCCAAGAATTGCAGACTGCACAGGAGCAGAGTTCACAGAAGGCGCAGGAAGCACCACAGAAGCGTTTGGAAACTTGGCAAGGTATCTTGCGTGTGCATTCTTCATTGCCTGCCTAGAATGCCACTCTGAGATGCAGGAATAGGTATCCACAATGCTATCGTCGTCTGGTCGATTGACTCGGATGACAAGCGAGATGATTGTGTTATCATCGCCACGAGCAGTAGTCTTCTCGTTGTACTTCTCCATACGAACAAGTTGGAACTCGATTTCTGGTCCGTTCCTTCCGGTATCCATAACAAGACGGCTCAAATATGAGCTATCTGCGGATACTTTCTTGTAGTGAGTTTGAATGGTCATAGTTTTTTACCGACGTACCAGTTTGGGTTTATCTTGCCTGACTCTACCACAAGTTCCTGCCAATGTCTACCAACAGACTCAATTACTGCACGAATGATATGAACAAAGAAGTCAAACTGCACAGGATATGCCTGTCTCATATAAACATCTTCGAATCCCATTGCCGATGCATGAACGTGTGCTTCAAGTCCTGCCTTGAATCTTTTGATCTCTTGTGGGGTAATACAATGATCTCCAACCCAAGTGTGGAATATGTCTATTTGCTTTGAATGAAGCCCTTGAACCCAAAGACCATATTTCATCCAATCAAATACGAAAACAAGTGTCTCACCCGTTAGATGGGAATGTCCGAAGTCCGTTCTATGCTTTGAACGATGGTGCCAGAGATATTCTTTTTCGGTGAGATAGCTTGTTCTTATGGTCATACCATAAGATAGTCTTTATTTGGCATAATTCTCTAGTTCAAAAATGTCATTTCTGATGAAATTCTGATAAGTGTCGTTCTGTTTTTTGAATTGCTCGGCAAGCATAGCGTACTTCTTTGATCCCTTTCTTACGCCTCTGAATACCTCTTTTGATGAGTACATGTATGGTGAAACGATGATTGGATTCTCTGGATCTACTTGCCTTGAACTATAAGTCCAATTTACAAAAATAGTGAAGCGCATCGAAGACTTTGAAAGATAGATTGGAGTATGAGTGATAGGTACATATTCACCAATCGCAATCTTATATAGCATATCCTTTGAAATTGCTACCTTCTTTTTCTTCACAGAGCCCTTGTTGACTCGGTTGAGATAGACTCCTGCGCTGCTGCCAGGGTTCATTTGCCAAAACACAGTATTTTCCTTGTTGACGATCGGATGGACCATACTTACCCAACCACCTGATCTCGCTTTGATGAACTCTTGAACGAAGGATGAATTTTTTAACCCAATCCCACCTTTCCAGTAAGCATGGAAATTCATGTGCAGATGGAAATTGTTCCTTGCAATTTCATTTGAATGTGAAAGTCGGATAGTCATCTCTTAGTCTTTCTATGTGTTTCTTCCATGAAGTCTTGGTCTTTATGTGTAAGGTTGGAACGGCTGTAATTTCACCTTTCCACAGAATCCACGAATCAAAGAATTCTCTATACCAATTGCCATATCTAACATGCATAGTTACGGTGGCAAGTTCACAGTAATCAAAGAACGAGCTTGTTCGTCGAATGGTCATTTTATAGAGCTACTCTGTTGTCCGTGATGGATAGATCGGGATAAGGTCTTGTTCGATACTCTCTGAGTACCCTTGTAATCTCTGCAAAAAATGGTGCGTTTGTCTCGTTTATGTAACCTATTGACAAGTCTTCTCTAACATGTAGGAACATACGTTCGTTTCTAATGTTTCTATCTGGATAGCTTGATGTATTAGAATCTCTTTCAATAATTCTGAAACTTTGACAGGCTAGAACATGCGTATCCGTGTAAGTATTGTTTATTTCAAACGCCGCAAGAAAGAATCGATGATAGCCTATCTCTTCAAGCCAAGAGAAACCCCAGGAGTTTTTACGTGGCAAATGCTCAGTTTCCGCATACGTGTAGACCGAGCTTATGTCATGAGGCTTGTATTTTGTTCTGATTGTCATACGACTTTACTGAAATCCCCGTTTTGAAGAAGCTCCTCGGACCATGCTATCTCTTTTTCCATGAGTATCTTTGTTTCTGGTTCAAGGAACTTTCTCCACTCTTCCATTCCTCTTTTCAGATAAGAGCTTCTAACAGACTCGTAGAGTTCTCTGGAATGAATGAGATACATTTGATCTACTTCTATCCACTCAAGCAGCTCCATTATTTTGGCATCTGCTTCTTGCGAATATCCGAACAAGAGAAAGTTTGGATCATGACAATTGCATTCTTCCAAGCATAGGTCTTTCAACAACTGCTCTCTTTTGTCATATGGAATCGTCTTGTAAGACAAGGTTCTAACTTTAGAATCCCATTGTTTTGCACCATAATTGACAACGCAAATATATGGCAGATGAAAGTGATACCTTCCATTATCTGTGATATCGGGAGGATGAATCACACTATTATCGTGGTATTTGAAGTCGTCGATTCTCAAGGCTGGCTTGAGATTTGCATATTGTTGTCGGATTGCCATTTTGAAAAACGATTTTCATCAATAAATGTTGAACATGGGCTTGATGAATCTCTTGTAGATCAGATCAAGCTCTTCTTTGTTTGTTGCCGTTGTAGCAATAACCCAAGCGGCATAGTCTTCGCTCCAGTCAGCAACGAAGCCAACTGTTCCAAATCCCCATTGGTATTCTTTTGGAGCCTCTTGAAGCTCTAAGGAAAATTTGTTGTGGAGCATACCCGAGATAGCATTGTATTCAAGATATATGGGTCTTGCATACGATGGAGTCTTGATTGTAAGCAATGGTTTCCATGGCATGATCATCTTTTGAAGAGTAATGAATTTGCCTGGATTAAGGTACAAACTGTTTGAGTGAGCACCAAATGCATTTGTGTAGAAGCCTGCATTGAAATGGGTCTTCTCCAAATTGGGCGATGCCATGTAGATAAAGGCAGGCTTGTTTTTGTTGTAAGGCTTTGCTTCAAACTTTGCTGTCAATCGAATTGTCATAGCCATTTCACATTTCTTTGCATGACGTTTACTGCTTGATCGTAGATACGAGTCTCTGTTGTGACCATGGTGATATCATGATCGCGGATTATGCCTTGTTCAACAAAGATATCCTTGACGAGAGTCTGGATCCTTATGCCAATGTCATCTGGATATCTGTCAAACTTCCAGTAGTGAGTTTTTGGAGCTACAATCGAACCATGAGCGATTTCTATGATGTAACTTCTCACATTATCAACGGTCTTGTATTGAACAGAAGAGAACTTGGTTTGAACAAACTTCGGCTCAAGCATCATACAAGAATCGAAGTATTTCACACCACTTCTCATGGTATCAGAGAATGTTGCTCTGAACGCTTGATTGTAGCTGTGAATGCTATATACGTCGCTGTTTGCTCTAATAGCCATAGGAAGGTATTACTCTTGAATAATGAGAGTATTGCTGAGCAATCGGGTTGATGAAGGCTGTAACTGCTCTATGATAAGGACCGCCTTTGTCATAGTGACCAGACGGATTCCGAAACTTGTTAATCACATCAAAAGACAATCCATCGTTTGATGGCTCGATGATAAATGCATACGAGGGTCGAGTGTTATATTGGAAGCCAGCACTTTTTGTCAGAAGGTACTGAGTGGTCTTTGCCTTTCTTTTGCGTCCGTCTCCGAAGACTCCATAGGAAAAATGGATCTTGGTTGTGATATGAGTTCTTACCGAAGCATCTATCGTATCGGTGTAAGAACTTATATGTACGTCAACACGAAAAGCCCTGATGGAGTCTTTTCTTATTTGAGGCAATCTATCTTGTCTGCGTATTGTCATAATAGCTTAATGTTATACCAGTCTGGTGAAGCAATAAACCATTAACAACATTACTTGTTGCTATGCCTGAAAGCATAATCACGGTCTAGCATATCACCAATTTCACGCTTCATTGCTGTTATTGCCTTGTAAACGTCATATGGCATATCTGGATTTTGATTATATGACTTTTGAATTGACTTTTTCTCCGGTGAGAACAAGGAGTTGCCATCGAAGTTGCATTCATATACTTTCCATCCACAGAAGAATTCTGAATCAACGTTCTTTGATAGTCTAACTTCATCTTCTTCTGTGATTACGTCAGGAATTAGAAGACCTAACCTTGCATCTTCTATTCTCTTGCTGAGACTGAACTTGTCAGAGACGTTTTCGATGTATAGGCTGAGTTCACTTTTTGTTGTTGATGATGATGCAGATGTTTTGGCACTAGGATTGATAGCTTGAAACAGAGTGAACTCTAGCAAACCTTCTCTCACTCTGATCAAGTTATCCCACGAATCATAGATGAATGTATTCATAACAGGAATATATGGAGCCCAGACATATCCAGAAGTTAACATGTTGCTGGTACCTGTGCCTGTGTATTGCAACGACGTTGTGGCACTACTTGCTGTTATCGAAAGTGGGGTGTTTGCGTTGATAGTGATTGATGCTGTGCCTGTTCTAGTTGCTGGAAGGGTGATTGTGTTCGTAGTGACGCTACTTGTAGTGACGCTATTTGGATTTACCGTTGACCACCAAGGATTAGACGCAGACATATTTGTTGGCATCGGTGTTGTTACAACGCTTTGTACTTTTCCAATGTTGTCAACTCGTTTATCTATTACAACATGCCAAAAAGCTCTCTGACCGTTTAACAGTCCTCCATGAAGTCCTTTTGCTATAGATTTCCTTATTCCCATAATGACGACACCCTCCCCTTGCTCTTTTTTCAGTTATTGTGAGTATCAGTGTACGGGAATGCCTTTAGCTCGTATTGAATGGAATTGCTAAATGGAGAACTTGTCTCTGTGCGACATACAACAATGTAGTGTTCGCTGCCGTCTACTTGTTCATTTACTGTACGAACTTCTGAATAAGACTCAATGGAAGCGGAACGTGATCCGGTCTGAGACTTGCAGAAGTTTGTAATTCTCTGTTCTTTATGAACTGCATCGCGAGCCATTTGATTATTGCATGAGCTGATTCCAGAAACAGCAAATCCAATCAAAATACCTATGAGTGCAATCGGAGTCTCGACAATAAGAAACTCTAGTAGTTCTAGTGTTGCGCTGTATATTTTCTTCAATAGTTCTAGCATGGTTTTTGTTTTCTTCATTCTCAATTATTGTTGTTGCTATTATTGTTAGTTGAGGTGATTGTGCAGTTTTCGTTTATGAACTCGATGACGTTGTGGCTTCGGTCAATGATGTAGAAGTAATTGCCACGACGCTCGCTGTAGCCAACATAATACGCTTGATAGCGTCGAACTGACTCTGGACTGCTCATGCATACAGTGTCGTGTCCTTCGCTGTCAAAGTTCATTTGAACCATACGGTGATCGCATGATACGGTGATTACATGATTTATTTCTCTGTTATGCTGCCAGGTGTCTTCAACGTTTTTTGCTTCGTAGCGAATAATTCCAACTACGATCAAAAGAATTGCCAAAAAAGTGCCGAAGATAATGAAAAAGGCAAGCCAGCCAGCTTTTAGCTCATATTCTGTTCCTGTTGAATACCGATATGAATCATAGAAAATGTTTGTTAGCTTTTTCTTGAATGCTTTGTACTTATCGTTGAGTTTGTCTTTGAATGTTGTCATTTTTTGGTTATTCTTTGTGATAGATTATTGATATCTTGGATTGAAACTCTGGAAGGGTGTTTGTTGGTTTGCAGGACTCGTTGACATTCAGCTCCAACTTGATATTCTCACGAACACAGATAGCATCAAGTGCTCTCAATGCTTCAATGTCAAGCTTTCTTTCTTCTGTCAGAAGAAATCTGTTGAATTCCTGTTCTGTTGGAGAAGAAAGAAGCATATGTTTACTTGCCATTGTTCTTTTCTTTCTCTAGCTGTTGCCTAATTGCAAATAATTGCTTGGTTAGTGGTCCTTCGTTGTTTGTTGGATCAAACTTCTCAATGCTTCGCTTTCCAAAGCGTTTGTCAAGCATTAGAAATGCTTTGGTGATATCTCGCCTATCCATTTGCAAAATATCTGCTGGTTTGTTATTTATCCAATGCATCATGCCAACCAAAGCAGAATGAGTATTGTAAATGCCATTGTCCCAAGCTTTAGCATTTCTCTCTTCTTTCGAAAGAGTTGGTTCTAGCAATCTAAGCTCATAGACGTATCTATCGAACTTGTTAGAGTTTGCTTTGAAGATGGTCTTGCCATCAAAATGAATACGAAACTCTGATTCAGAAGAATCATGAGACTTTCTATACTTGGTTAAATGAACCGTGACTATGCCTTTGACAGATTCGGCAAAGTTTGACTCAACAAGCTTTTTTGTTTTGCTCCAAGTCATAGCGACTCCAATTTCTCTATTTCTTCATCTGTTAAATCAATGTAAAATGTTACCGTTGTTTCGGTTCCACCGAACTCATCGCCAATGGCTCTACCAATCGTTTTCAGAAGCCTCTTACATTCTTTTCTTGCTCTCTCAATAGAAGAGCCATTCATGTTTGAGACGCCTTTGAATGTGATTCCATCTGGATTAGCGAAGTATTCCATTATCAACCTCAAATATTTGGAAGCAGTCAACTAAAGGAAAATAGACAACTTGTCCGACTGAGCAATGATCTAAGTTGCCAACATTTGCTAGAGTGATTGTTAGTACTCCGTTGTTTGTTTCTCGTAGAATCCCTGGATGTTGACTCCAAAAGTCCACAGCAACTACAGTGCCTTGAATGTCACCATAATGACTATAAGTCGAGGCATCTTTCTTGGCTTTCAGTTTGTCGCCTACTTTTGGAATGTTCATTTGATCAGCCTCTTGTGATCTTAAAGATGTTTCCTGACGCATCGACATTTAGATTGATTCTGTCAGGACGATAGTCCATTGTGCAAATAATGTGTTGACCTTCAACAAAGGTTACTCGACACATGACACCGTGCTCTTTGCAATAAGCTCTGGCATCTGCTTCTGTCATTCCAATGAGTTCTTGTGGATCGAATTTGTCAATGTTCATTTTCTGATTGTCTTTCTTTTTGTTGGTCTAGGAGCACCGCAACAGTTGCAAGTATCGTCTTTTGCAGAAAAGCCTTTGTCGTATGCTTTACAGTATTCACAGGTTCTCTCACGATTGATTTCTTCAATTGCGCGGAGAGTTGGTTCGATAATATCACGTTGTACGTTGATTGCCATTTGTCTTTCTCACTTTAGTTGATGCATTGGTTCAAGTGGACCACATGGAAGTCCATTGGAAATGAATGTGTCTCTGATAAAGTTTGCTACATCTATGGCAGTAACTCCAGCAGGCAAGTCCTCGTAGAATGAAAGCTCTTCCACTGTTAACCCTGCTGCGTTGTCGTCACCACCAGAGTCCAAACACACTCTAAACTTATTTTCCGCTTCTCTAACGGTTTGATGAAGGACCATATTAATATCCTTGTTACATTGGTCAGGAAATACTTCAAATGGATAGCAATCGATGACATTTGTGTGTTCATTAACCTGTTGGACGCTTACTTTATGTTTCATGGCTCTCTTTCAATGTTCTGTTAGTTCTATAACTCTAGCATCCGAGACAAGCCGAATAAACCATAAACCGGATTTCATCAACGACGACCGCTCATTTTATCAAGCTGCTTGTAATGGAAATCGCTCATGTAAAAACGATGATATGGATTGAAACCAACAACGCATGATTCATAGTTCAGAATCAATCTATCGTGCCGGTGCTTAGAGATCCAACAGAAGTTAACAACATGCTTCTTCAACTCCGCATTATCTATCATCAAGAATCCATTAAGGTTCTTGGTGTCAAGAATCTGTGTATGCTCGGGGCATAGTTCTGGTTGTCTTCGAATGGTCATAATCAAAAAACAAGTCCTCTTGATATGCTACTGTGGCTGAAAAGATATTCCTGAAAGACCCTGGTGACATAAATGTTAGCAAATGTGTCAGCTCCAATGCCATTAATTCTTGAATACCATGATCTTGGTTCATTGTACATTCGATACAATTTAATCCAGTCACAGACCATGACAACGTAGACGTTGGTTTTGTTCTTTGTCCAGTCATAGTCCAGATAGCGATCGACGGTGTAGCTAAAGGTTTTTCGTATTGCCATTGTTGTTGCTCTGCCCTATTCCCAAACTTTGTCTCTGGTAGAAAGAAACTCATGGTGCTCTTCAATAAAGTCATCAAAGAAATTCAAGAGCCTTGGACCAAGATGCTTCTTATGATGCCTGCCAATTCTACTTCCTGTTATCATTTCAAGTCGAATCGTTGAATCATTAAGCTGCATTGTCCAGTCCTCAATTTGTTCATCGGTAAGTTCATCCAATGGACTGTCAGAACCTCCTCGGATAAAAGACTTCGTGACTCTCTTGTAAGAGTCTTTGTGTGCAGAGTATTGGTACTCAATTGTCCCAATGGAATAATTCATTGTTGTTGTCTTCACATCAACAAAGAGATCTATGGGATTCATGGCATATCCATGATGGATTGAAGCGTCAAGTTCGTAATAGTAGTAAGGCACAAAGTTAGGATCTGCCTTGGCTAACGCAGTTTCTTCTTCCAAAGATCTTGGAAGCCTGCTTAGCTTCTTGATATCGAGGTATTTGTTGACTCTGATTGTCACGGTGATCGTTTCTTGATTGGAATGTTGTACTGCTCGCACAATGGGTACAAAACAGGCGAAATCAAGAAGAAGAACAATTCAGGAGAGATTCGTATGTCTGAGAATTCCGTCAAATTATACTTTCTTGAACATGGATTGCCCATTGTACCATCAGAAACAATGTGTGCTGTTGTTGACACGGTTTCTTTGGTATACATTCGACTGGTATGGATATATGAGTGATACCCGAACGTTAGACGAGGTTTGTTCTTCATCGTTCTTGCGACACGACGATTGGATAGAAATGTGGTTCGAATGGTCATGAAGCTTTTCTCAGTAGTCTAACCTGATGTTGTATTGCTCACAGAGCTTTTGAAGCTCTGGCTTCAAGAAACTGTTAAACATAACGTGTCCAACTCGATATTGGAATAGTTCATTGTCAATAGATCTTGTCAACTGCTTATTGGTTCTTTTTATCGGAATAATATAGCAAGTTTTGCTAGAGTGGTTGTTCTTGGTGTGAAGTTCTTCCTGCAAGAGAGAGTGATATCCATACGTGATAGCAAAAAATCCATTCTTAGACCAGTGCTCATTGTACAAAAGTCTTGCTGTTCTTCTTGAAGAGACAAATGTGGTTCTAATTGGCACGCTTTTTATTATCCCTGTTGTAGTCATCAATGAACTGCTTTGTTTGCCGTTTAAGGAATTTTGAGTCTACAAAAGTGTCATAATGGATCAGACTGGCTAAGTTTATCTTGCGTCGATATCCGCTGTAGTATAGAAAATAAGAATCTGTATATTGAATAGGCATTCTTGACGTTGGTGCCCATTCAAGATCGTTAACCATGACATGAGCAATTCTATCAGACAGCCATGAATCAAACAGATCTCTCTGTTTTCGATTGAGGAACTTGTCGTATTCGGTGTTCTTGAACCATAGCTTTTTCAAGAATGGAAACACGTAGGCATACGAGAACCAGAATGCATAGTAATGAACGAACGATCTGGTTCCAAGACCGATCTTGTTCATGTTGATTAAGCTTTGCGCTGTATTGTTTGATCGAATGGTCATATGATTGTACTCATACTGGCATATTCTGTGTATCAATGTCAACTTCTTCCATCATTTTCATAACGGCATCAACAGCAAATCTTCTCTTGTGCTTGTTTGCATAGATGAGCAAGAGTGCTTCTGTTGTTTCTCTGTAGTCGGCAGCAAAGCTATAAGATGGTCCATGGTTATTGATACCCTTTGTCCAAAGGTCTTCCATGAAGAAACGCCGAGGATCATCTGTTGCTTCCATTATGAATCCTGTTACCACGTCAATATAGGCATTTGGAGGCATACGTCGCATTACACGAAACTCATGACCAACTCTTTTGGTCGGGATATTCCAACGAAATAATGCGCGAGCACGAAACGTAGTGCTGCCATACAAGAAGACGTTATGACGAGCGTCGGATATCTTGTACTTGAAAGTCGTTCTCATCATAATGGCTTGATTCTTGGATTGCCATTCTCGTCAACAAGACTTTCTTTCGACAGAGCATGTTCTAGATTGTAATCATAGAGAACCTTGGCAATTTGGACCAAAGCAGTTGCCGAAGTTGACTTGAGCATTGTTGCAGGGGCGTGGGTTCTCGACATAACGTAACTGTATTCTGACGTCTTCGATGACCAGTTAGCTCCTACAACTCCTGCAATTGTCATGCTATGCTGACCGCCTCCAATAAGCTTTACATCTTCAAGACTCAGAAGCATATCGGCATGAACAAATGCCAGAGCATTAATGTGTGCCAGTTCTTTCTTACCAGGGAAAACGGGAACCTCTTTAAACTTGGCATTCATCGCATCAATGATATTTTCCGGTCCCATGAAACGACTTATTATTACTTTGATTGTATGACGCATTGGCATAAAAAATATTACTCTTCTTCTTCTGTTTCTGGATATATGGTACCGTAGGTTAAAACATTATCAATGGTTCTCTTGTACCTCTTGCCGAGAATATCATTCTTTAGATTGCAGAACATAGGAACGAACACTTCTCGTGACCAGACTCTTGAGGACCACAAACAACCCTTTGCACTTGGCTCCAAGAGAACCTCTGAACGATGAATTCTGAGTTCGTTGTTTTTGTGGTTTATCTTGTTCCAGTCCGTGAACGTTACATGCACCAAGGGAACGTTTATCTTGTGAGCGTACTTGTATTGGTTGGGGTTATCAGGAGAATAGGGTTTGCTGCCACGACGTTCGCTTCTAAGGCGCTTCAACTCCTCAGACGACCGCTTGTACTGTCCAAAGGTTACAGAGCCTTCTAGGGGATATAGATAAGACCCTTTCTTTGTTGATGATGATGATGACGGCTTCTCATGGAGTAGAATGCGAATGGTCATTTTCCAAAGATATCCTTTTTCTTTCGCTCTTGAAAGTTTGAAAGAATGGAGCAGATCTCTTTGTGCATGACAATTTCGTTGCTGCACATTCCAAATCCGTTTGATTGGCTAGTAACAGTCATTTCAAAGAACTCTTTGTTTTTGCCATCTCTTCCCGTTATTGATATTGACAAGGGCATTGAGATACGTGCAACGCCCAGGAGCGAATATGTGTTATCGTTCTCAGATTCATATGACCAAAAAACAACATGCCTTACTGAATAAGGATCGGGAGTATGCAGATCCCATGAAGGGAGCTTAACAGTCTTCATCAAGGGTTTTTCTATGGTTGTTCTGATTGGCATGTTATCGCTTTGGATTGAACAATCCGACGAAAGGATAGTCTGTGTTTGGATAGAAAATATGTTGGTTTCTGCTGGCAACAGACTTCTTGAACGAATCAACCTGATTGCGCTGACGCTCTCGCATATTATGATATGCTGCAAGCTTACTATAGCCGATCGAAAATCTCACGGAATTGAAGTCGTCCCAATAGAACCTTTTCTCTCTCCCTGCTTGTTGGCGAAGAGTTAGTGAACAAAGGAATATGTTCACAATAGAAGAGTGTAATTTGGTTATGCTTTCTGTTCTGATTGTCATAGACCTACATCCTACCATTTCAATGGATCCAAATAAAGATATTGATCTATTATTCGCTATACAATCTCATTTCTCATCCTACGAAGTATTTTGTCCATTCTTTGATGCATATCGATTCTACGAGCAAACTCTTCTTGGGACTTTGCTATGTCAATTAGCTCTTCTGTTTCTCTGGCAGAAAGAACAAACCTGCTTTTGATTACTATGGTTCTTGTATCAGGGTCAACAGTTATAGCGTTTCTGCTTCTGGTCTTTAGTTTTTGCCCACCCAACTTCCTTATCTTTTTGGCAGTCATGTAAGTTGTTGCAATCCCTGTACGAGATACTATCGTTTTTGCCAATATATTGCCTGTGTGTCCAAAAGTGTAGTAAGTCTTGTGGAAATCAAGACTTTGGATTGGATCGGATAGATAGTCCAAAACGTTCGAAACAACAGATGCGCCAGGCTTCATACAATCAAACATTGCCTTCCAGCGCAAGACCATTGTTGTTGCTTCCTTTTTTTTGCCAACCCTTGTGTTGATATAGAGACTCTTCGTCATGTTGAAATTTCCCCATGGACGATTGAAATATCTCATATGCTTCAAGCCAAGATACATCTTGCCTGTCTTGTGAGTTGTTCGAATTGTCATGGCAATCTTCCTTCTCTCTCTATTGTGTTGATGAAACTCAAAAGAGTTACATTTCTGTTTTTGAATGAATGCGAGTGAAAGTAAATGGAAGCCAAGTTGTCTTGGTACAGCATTCCAATGTGATACCAATACTTCCCTGATTTATAGGGTCTTAGCATTGCTTGTTTGTTGGTGGTGAAGTCCCAACTTGTTGGAGATCCAAACATGGCAAGCGTTACGTGAACATAAGGGTTTGAAAGACTCTTGGAGATTCTCTTGCGTTCAGCAGAAGGAGACTTGAATGGCTTGTATTGTCCTGTACGTATTGTCATAGCTGTTGCTCAGCGATATTGTCCACAGGTTTCATTCCAAGGATTGCACGAGCTTCGTTTCTATGTGCTGTACTCTTCCAAGGGCTTAGATCAAGAGCACCGTAGTTTTGATCAACGTGTATGACTCTGAGAACAGAACTAACATACATATTGCCATCATAAATACGGAGAAACCTAGACGATTCGTCTGCGTCGATAATGCAAATGCATAGATTGTCAAAATCCCATGGCATGTATCCTCCCGGTGAGTTTATCTGTCTTCTGATTGCCATTGTTTGTTGTTTTCTTTTTTCTACTTTTTATGTGCGCTGCGCGGAACGACAATCTGATTGTAATAGTCGTACGTTATGGAAAATGGAATTTGGCAGCAGTTCTCTTTCAAGAAATCGAGTACATATTTGAACAACCTTGAATCCGAGTCAATTCTGTCAATGCCAATCAAGCTATACAGTAGTGCATCATCTGACTGATGAAAACAATAAGCTGCCTCTATAAACGAGCCATATCGACTAAGACACCTTAGATGAGTTCTATATCTTAGAGAATGAGAATTGGGTTCTGATACCATAAAATGCACAAAGTTACCAGAAGCGTGCTGATACTTTGCTAAGTCTTGCTTCTCCAGCTTTGTTAGCTCTGGAGTGAACCACATTGCTGTCCTCCACAGATATTTGACTTTGCTAATGAAGGCATGAATCGGCGAGTTCACCTTGCTCTTAGGAATGCCAAGGTTGTCAATCACAATCAGATGATTGTTGTCTTTATGGTTTGATACTCGTATTGTCATTTGTCCAAATCCCTTCTTGCTTGTTTCAAGATTGGATCAATAACTCTGAGCTTACAATCTAGACCAAAGAAATCAACAGGAACTCTAGACATTCTGAATTTTAGACCATAGGCGTGTCTGATGTTCGTTGTTACTTCGTAATGTATTGAAAAGTTATCGTTTATAGGACCGATGCGCAATCGTCTTATGACATAAGACAGACTCTCCGTACGAAACAATCTTACAGACTGCTCTGTGTTGATCCAGTCATTATGACGGATGGTCATAGCTTCTCACCACACTCCATCTTTCTCCACAGCTTGATTGCATGTTGATTGGCAATGGAAATGTTGTATTCGGTTACAGTCTCTTGCGAGAGCATCCAAGACTTGTTGACGCGATCATACGAACCAAGTTGAAGTCTGTAGATAACCCAAGCCGGATCTGTGTTATAGCTCATCCACGCATGAGGAATGTTTGTAGGATTGGGACTAACATTATAGTTGTGAACCTGTGGAGGAGGAGAATGACGAGTTTTATTCTCACGACAACAGACAATCTTCAACTTGTTCATTTCTTGCATCATGGTGTTCATCGAGGAGCCCCATTTTGTTGGAGATGCTGCCTTTGAGAACTTCATGTACGAAAAGGGATATTGAATAGCAGGGATTCTTTGTCTAATGGTCATAGTTCCCACCATCTTGGTCGTTCTCCAAGCCCATATACAATATAGCTAACGTGCTCCTCGATGTAATATGGCACAGAATGTGCGTAAGCCGCAGTCATGAATCTTGGAAGCACAGCGGGATCATTTTTTGTGGACGAAAACTTGTTGAGGATTGCCTCACGATAGGAAATGAATGTGTTCTTTATTGGCAGCTTGGTAAGTGCATCTATTAGCCATGGCTGTGACGATTCCAAAAAGACTGCCATACGCATCTTTGATGCGTTGTATATTCTTTGTTGCTGTTGCTGTTGCTGTTGTCTTCGAATGGTCATAGGGTTTGTAACTCCCATTGTATAGAGAAAGATTCAAACAATAAACATAACCAAACATTATGCTTGTGGTACGTCCATCATCATTCTCGTATATTCGTGCGCGAATTCATCGAAGATTCGTTGAAGCCTCTTGTTGTCCTTGTGAAATCCTTTCAATGAGAGATCGAAAGAGATAACCGAAAGAAAATGAGAAACGAACTCTTTCGATCCTGAATAGGAGCCAGCAATTCTTGTTGCACTTTTTTTTGTTTTGCTTCCCGAAACGTTGACAAAAACATTGCCAATAACAATAAGCTTGTTTGTTCTAAGCCAATCAATCTGAGTGCCCACCGAGCAATGGATCGCGTTAAGATAGCCATGATAGGGGAAATAGGTATAGCTATCAAGAGAGGCATTCTTTTTTATGCTTGAACGTATTGTCATAATGACTTTTTCACCAATGAATCGTTCCCGTTTCAATGATCTTGTCGAAGTCTGTTCGATATTCATGAATAGAACCCATTCTGAGACAGAGAACAGAAAGAATCTTTTGTGCGCTCTTAACCCTAGCTTTTCTAAAATGCCAAGATTGAATATCAAGATAGAGCATTCTGTGTCTCATTTCGGTATGTGTTGTGCCTGTGAATATGTTGGTGTAAATCTCTTGTGTGTAGACTGTCATGATCTTGACAAAGCTTTTGCATTTGAATTGTGATCGGGTCTTATCAGAAATAGGAGCATACATAGACTTTCTCCAAGACTCATAAGTTTCCTTCAAGATCTTGTCGGTAAGCTCCATCTTCTTCTTTGATATAAGCTGTACTCGGATTGTCATTCGCGTATTCCTCTTTCGAAGTCTTTCCACAAAAAAGAGACTTTATCATTTGAGTCTACCGACTTCTTCCGCGAGAAGAAGTATTCGGAGCTTTTGTTGTAAGGAAACCATGTGATTAAATCTATTGTGACCAAATGATCAGGAAGACCAATATGAGAACTACGCAGCGTGACAATCTTGGGAGATCCAATTGGGTTATATGGATTGCCATGTACATGCTTTGTTACTTGGTCCAAGTCAGAAACGTAACTTGCTCTGATTGTCATAACTCACCTTTGCTTATCCGATGCCATATTTCTATTTCTCTTAACAAAGCAATAGTATTTGCTAGGCAAGGACCGAAAGAAAGATTGGAAACGGCATTCTTATGACGTGGAACGTCCACGGCATCAAACATGACATATGCACTTGTTGTGTTTCTTGATTCATAATAGATAACGATTACAAATCTTGTTGTACGATCCCATCGCATACGCTCATAATCAAATGGCGTTAGATGCCTGACTCTAATACTCATCGATAAGTTCTCCTTCTCGTATTCTACGAATATCTGGACAACTCGTGTTTTGTATACGTCTTTCTTTTGGTACCACGACATTATTGTAGCGATCAGGACGATGATAGAATGTATAGGCAAAAAGTGGTGGACGGCTTCTGTGATCCTCCAATTCTATTTCATTTGGTGAATGACAAAAACACATTTCAAAACCATATTCTTTCACGATACCAAGAAAGAGTTCATGAACTGCCAACGTTACTTTTCTGGTAAGTTCGACAGAGTTTTGAACCAGTTTGTAGTGAACAACTATATTGTTTCGCAGAGAATTTGCGTCTGTCTTGGCATAATGCAAAATTGCATCTTCGCCATACTTTTCCTTTTTTACAGATCTAAGGCTAGGAGAGTTGTAAAACGCAAGTTCATAAGGATATGTGTCTGTATAATGAGCGGAAGCGTGAAGGGCATAATGATACGCCTGACCAGCATAAAATCCAAACTCTAAATGAACATAGGCTGGCGCTGTTATGTCTTTGACATAAGATTTTGAAGCTCTAATGGTCATCTAGGTGTCTCCAAGACTTGTTGTAAATCTCTTCATAATGGTAATGATGAAACTTCTTTGGAAGCGGTGGAGTTGGAATGTTGTAGCCCTTGGGGAAATAGTTTCTCATGCGAAGATGAATAGCATCTTGCCAGGGATAATCCTTAGAATCTTCATGCCACTCTCTTGTGAACTTAATACCAATCAAAAAGAATGCTGCTGTTTCGTATAGTCCCTTGATTGGACCCCAATGAGCCATTGCTTGCCAGTAATGACAATGACAGACTCGTGTCACAATATCAAGGCTGTTGCCATCAAGGCTGTATAGGAGTTGGGTTCGAATGGTCATGAAAGGGTTCAGCTTCCCATTAGGTCTATCAGCTTCATTGCTGACTGATCGTACAAGACTTCAACGTTACGTCTGTTGAGTTCCTCCAACAATCCTGTTGTTTGATGCGGAGACTCCAGCAACGAATCCAATATATGCATTTCTGCTTTCTTAGAGAACTCAAAGGATTTTGGTTTCATTAGCCTAAGACCAACCAACATGTACTCCACGAATTCTCTCAAGGTCTTAATCTTTTCTAAAGAAGAGAACGTATATCTCACATGATATACGTCAGCATACACAAGACCCATTAACTCAACAGCGTGAGGCGTATAGACAACAAGCTTAGGCATTGTGTTGACACGCAAGCCTTCTGTAGTCCTCGTAGGATGAGGCTTGCTTCTCTGTGTATAGACAGGAAGATCTGATTTGAATGTTGTTCTAATTGCCATACTGGTAGTATTCCGTTCTCAACTTACGAAATTGGCTTCTTTGTGCATCAGATATCCGATTATCATCTACACCCCGACGCCAAAAGAAAATACGTTCAGATGGATTTGGGGCTTCTGGTCTATCGTATACGCAGATACCATATCGATAGTCTAAAACCCACGAAGAGGGGTTCCATATTATAAAAGGCATTCCAAGACGAGGAGGATAGGGACGACATTCAACAATAAGAGACTTAGCCTTTTTTATTGTCTCTGTTGGAATCTCGGATTTGAATGTTGTTCTAATGGTCATTTGCTTCTATCTGTATCCATCTGTCTGTGAAAATGCGTCCACCTGAATGAACAGAAGCATCTGGTTCATAGTCTGGTGAGTTCCAAGAAGGTGCGTACTGCCAACTAGGATAAAACTTGAACGTCGTCTTGTAGACCCAAGGAAATTCAATTGGGATGGTCCATGTATACGCAAACCATCTGTTTTTTCCAGCAGGCTTGCTATATTTGTCCAGAAGCGCAACAAGTCTCATCTTTGAGTTGTCAGACTTGAATGATGGTCTAATTGCCATACTTACCTGCCTCTACCTCATGCCATTTCTTTATTTTTTCTTCATCTATTTCGATCCGTTGAGCAAGTCTTTTCTTGTGGCTAAAGTAGAACCTTTCGTCGAAGACTTCTGGATATCCCTTGAACAGTAAGTCTTGATGCATAAAGCGTTCGTCAGAAATCATGGAACCGCCAATCGTCGCTCGGTAGAGAAATGCTTCTTTTGTTACAATACGAACTCTGTTGTTTGGACTCTTGAATGTAATTCGAATGGACATACTCTTACTTCCTTCTGCCATTCTCTATGTCATGCCAGATATCTTCAAAAGCACGATAGTCTTCACTAGCACAATTTGCATAGAATGATCCAGCTTTTCTAAAGAACCATCCAGTCTTCATTGGATAGTCGCTATTCATATACAAGAAATTATAGTGAATTGCATCTGGTTTATTTGGATTCATTGCCAGAGTGCGAAACTTCACTTGTGAAAGAATACGAACTCGCGTTTCTGTGTGCTTATATGAAGTTCGAATTGTCATGTGCTTTATTTTTCGTTTTTTCTGTCTCTCAGCAAGGGATATCCAATCTTCCGACAGATTTCGTAGTAGACAGGCAATATCTCTATCATGGCTTTTTCCGGTACGTTGTCAAACATGGCACTAAACGTTTCGATTGGATACCATTCAATCTTCGACAAGCCATTGTCATTTATCCACTGTGATATCCGTGAGCTGCATGTAAACAGAGTGCAAAATCTTCGTGTTTTATGAACAGAAAGATGAAACACTTTGCTCTGAACATCATAGAACGCAAACTGGTTGATCTGCTTTAGAGCTACTTGAAGTCTTGGAAGCTGCTCTTCCGAATATTGGCTTCTAATGGTCATTGTATTCTCGCAAGATTTCTTCTATGAATTGATGAGCCTTGCGAGTCGAGTCGTTTTTTGGATCTTTCTTCCAAGGGATTGTTACATACTGCTTGGTCCAAACGTTGAACTTGCTTATATCATCCCAATTGCGAGATTTACCATTAACTTGATAGTAGACCGTAACTTTTCCTTCTTGGAATTTTGAAACAGGAAACTCTAAAGGATGCTCACAGTTTGGTATAACCACCCCTAAAGTAAAGTAATAGGACGTTCGTTCGCTACTTCTCATGCTCAGTAGACTACTACAGGCTCTTTGAGTAAAGATATAAACCCTCGTCTTCTTTTGTTTCCAAAAGAGATTAGAAAGGGGTTTTGATAATGTTGTGGCTCTGATGGTCATCGCACTAAAATTGCAACCTTCCTGTGATTCTTATGGAACCATCCCTGCTTGTTTGGCGGAAAAGACTTTGCATATGAATAGGAGATGTTGTTAATCTCTCTGGCAAGATGGGATTGGCAAGTGTCTCCAAGCCAACAAAAACTTGGCTTCATTTCATGAAATCTCATATAAATGCTAACGTTGTCGCTACGAAGAAGATTGGTCATTATCAGAACTCCTGGATTATGCTCTGGTTCACGGAACATGGCAACATAGATCCATTCGTAATCTCCTGCTACTCCTACCCTGTGATATCTCGCTTTTATCTCTATTGTGGCTCGTATGGTCATGAAATTAAAGAGCCTTCCATGATAGAAGCAAGTGCTCTGAACTGCCCTGGTCCATACAAGGTATATATGTCAGACATATGCGTACCTTGCATGTAGGCATTCCAGGGACATTCGTAATCTCCTACATCTCTTGTAAGTTGGTTGATTATGGCAGGATTTCTTGCTGCCGGTGTAGTTGCCAAAGTACCATTGATGATCTTCAAGGCTGCGTCAGAGAAGAAATAAGCATGAAAGACGTACAGCACAGGATTGACAAAAGCAAAGGAAGGAGAAGAAGAAGAAGAAGAAGGCAGATGACTTCTTGAATACTTTCTTGTTAGTGAAGCTCGAATGGTCATAGGTGTCTTTTTCTCATCGTGTTGCTTTCTTTGTCATTTCTTGGATAGGGAATGTCATACACAATGTTGTCGTAGATTTCTCTAAGCCGACAACTTGGATTATGAACAAGAAATCTGTAAGAAAAAGTGCCGTCATCATCATCATCATCATCATCTACCTCGTCAATAATGCGAAGCAAATAACCTTTTGCGTTGCTATGAGAAACGATCTTGAACTTGTAGGTATTACGATATCCAGAGCTCTCGATCAAGGAGGCAGGAAGCTCTATCGATCCATAGCAAGAGTTTACGTTTCTTAGGTCTGTTGTTCGAATGGTCATAAAATAGTCTAACTTCCCTTCTCTCTTTCTCCTCTTCCGATTGAATCCCATATGTCTCGTTCTTCTGACATGTTCTGATTGCTGCGTTTGAAGTTCACAGAGAACAGAGTTTTGTTATTTGTTGTTCCGTTATCGGAAGAAATGCTTGTGGTACGAGAGATTGTTGCCGTGATTCTTCCTACTTCATAACTGCCAACACCGAACGGACTGTTAAAATCTTTCTCAATAGCTCTGTAATAATTCAAGTCCTCAAGGGTGTAAGTGCGGACCTTTCCATCAACAGCTTCTTCATAAGCTATTTTGTCAAGAATTCGATCAATGTTTGACTGGATCCTATCTGTCCAGTAAGCATGGGAGTCTGGATCTGGATACTTCTTTACATGAGTGAACGTATTGAGGAGCAATAGTCCCGATCCATCTATCATTGCTTCTCTTTTTATTCCTTTTCTTTTGCAAATGACATCTCCAAATAAAAGAGAAGAAGAAGAAAGACTTCTTGCAATGATCTCGATGTTGATTGTTGGTATGGAGATACGGATGGTCATTGTTTCTGTTCTTCCTCTTTGTCAAACAGAAGATGAAACTGTTCAGAAGAAGTGGTCTGACAGATTGACGATGAATCAAAGCCTTTGTCAACGCTCAGGAACTTCAATACAGGCTTGTATCCTGAATAGAATGCGCCATCGCGACACAATACAAGTTGCCTTGTTGTATAGGTTCCCATTCCGGTAGGAGAACGTTCAATGGCATCAATGACACGTTGGTTTTGCATGATAGATTTTTCGTAAAACAGTCTGTCTTTTTTATGCTTTGCTGTGTACATAAGCCTGTTTAGATTGTCATTCTGTTGTTTCAAGTTCTTTGCCATTGCAGCTTGGTCAAAGTTCATTACATGCTTGGTAACGATCTTGATCCCTTTGTCTCTAAGGAAGAGGAGGGAGGAGAATGATAGATCTTTTTGTTGTCTACGGATGGTCATATAGAATGGAATATAACCCCATTATAGGTTATTGTGCGCCGACAATAAACAAAAGAAGGGATTTTCTCAAATGTGCTCTTGAAAGCAAGAGCAATTGCCGCTAAAAATAGGAAGATTGTTGTTATTATCTATTGCCGACACTAAAACTGCCAAGAGGAAGATCTAGCAGATGAGGACAGTGATCTAAGATAGCTTGCCTGGTAATGGCATGAAGCTTTCTATTGATCTCGTCACATTCATCATTCCATTTTTTGTTAAAAGTGGCATATACATGCTCTTGAGAAGAAGAACAGTTAAGCCGAAAGAGAGTTCCTTTAACGGTATCCATGGAATACTCTGATGAGCTATTAGAGGAAGAAGAAGAACTAGCATCATGAGAATGGAAGTTCAGTCTAACGTATGTATAAGGAAACCCAAAGGCTCTTGAATGGTTGGCTTGGATAGCTTGTTTGTATTGCCAGAGAAAGCTATCCGATAGCTTTACTGTTTCTAATAAGACTGTTGTTCTTGTTCTTCTGATTGTCATAAGTTCCTGACAGTAGTCTTTAGTCGTATAGATACCAATAAGCTACGTCCCAATAAGCTTACAGTAAAAGCTTAAATAAGCTTACAGTAAAGCTACCAATAAGCTTAGCCCCTCAACAAAGCAAAGTAAACATAATCGAATGGATTCTTATTCCATTGTGAGATTATTCAAAGTGTTCAGAGTAAGTGCCACCAATGATAGGGGTAGGGTGGCTATAGGTGGGTACCCCTACCGTATTAGTGAGGGGTTTACACATGCAGAAAGTGGTGCTAAGGGCTTAAAGGAATTTTTTGGGAAATTTGGAGGTCAATTTGGAAATTTTTTTCCTGGAAAATTTTTTTCTGGGAAATTTTTTCCATACTTATAGGGAATATGTCAACCAACAACAATAACAGTAATAGCAACAATAGAACCTTTGGTGTGGAATTCGAACTGTTCTTTACGAACAAGGGATGGGTACAGTTTGTATATGACAACAGGGATGTTATAGGACCAGAGGTTATGAGAACAAGAGTTCCTAGAGAAGATAGAGATATCTTTATGAAAGCTATGAATTCTGGTAATGCGAAGAAGTTTGAAAACGAAGTCAACATGTTTATGTCTGACAACTATGATGTGATTGAACTTGTGCTCTATAAGAAACTGGGCTTTCCTAAGTCCTGGGAGACTACCAGTGACCAGTCGATCAACGGTGGACAGAGTGAGGCATTCTCTATAGAGATTGTCACTCCACCGCTCTCAGAGGCTTCTGGAGGGTTTCAAGAGATTGTTAGGTTCTGTCGGGCATTCAAACCCTATGCTTCGGTTAACAAGTCTACAGGCTTGCATGTTCATGTTGATGCCAGGGAGTTTGTTAAAAAGAGCGAACAAAAGAATCTATCTCATAGACTCTTGGTTGCTCTTATGAGCTATAAGAGCGTTGAGCCTTTGTTTGATCAACTTGTTGCTGCCAGCAGAAGAGGAAACAAGAACAAGAAAATGGCACAGGCTACTCCAAAGGAAGAAGAACTCTATGGTGCTTACAAGGCTGCCATAAAGAGAGATAGCAAAGACCTAGAGAGTTACATTTCTACCTTTCAGGGCGATAGATATAACAAACTCAATCTTTGGAGTCTTGAGAAGCACGGAACCCTTGAGTTTCGACAAATGCATGGAACCCTTAACGAGAAGCTCATCATTGGTTGGACCAAGCTTGCTCTTAACTTCATTGAACAAGTCCTTAAGACCGATGCAGAGCTTAGATCATACTTTATTGAGCAACAGAAGCTCATAAAGAACCAATACGGTCAAGTTAAGAAAGACCTTGAGACTCAATATCCGAAAATGAAGGATATTGACATAGACCTCATCATAGACGAGTTGATCCATAGCAATGATGATTTTTGGTTATCGCGCGTTGTTCAAAATCCAAAAGACTTACAAAATGCAAAGAAGATTATTTTTGCACTTAAGAACAACTCTGTTGATTCGAGGGCAGCGATCGATTATCTAAAACAAGTGATTGCAAAGAACCAAAAGAACCTTGTTCCAACAAGAACCTATAACCAAGCCAAGCAGGCATATCAAGCAAACCCATTGGCAGAAGAACAAGAACAGCAAGAACAATGAATAGTAGTATTATCAACAATAACAGAACCTTTGGTCTTGAGTTTGAGCTTGGATATCCAAGCGAGGCTAACTACATTTCCCTTATTCTCGACAACATCAATGCTCTTGAGAGATTCAGAGACTATGAGTATGATGACGATGAAGAACTTAATGCAGAAGACCCATCAAGAGAAGCTAGAGTAAAGAAGGAATATAACCTTGTTATCTCTAGAAAACATCCAAAGACGGACTACTACACGGACATTGTTTATTTCCTGTTCAACTTCTTGCAGAAATACTATTATTTCAGAGATTTTGCAGACCCAGAGCATCCAGACACTTATGAACTTATGCGAGTCATCCTTGACTCTAGAGGTTTTAAAGGATGGGACGTTCACCTTGATTCGTCTATCAAGAAGCTAAAGCTATCCATGGAGATTGTTACTCCTCCTCTTATGTTCAGTCCAGACTCTATTGGGCAAGTGACTAGGTTCTGCAACTGGATGCAGAAGTATGCCATGGTCAATGATACCACGGGTCTTCATTGTCACGTAGACGCAAGGGAGTTCAAAGAAGTTCCTGCTAAGTTCACAGAAAGACTTGTCTTGGCTTTGTTTCATTACAAGAGCCTTGAACCTGTTTTTGATAATCTTGTGATGGCACAAAGAAGAGGGAATGAAGCGTACTTTGCTCAAAGCGGTCCAGAGATTGAAAGATTGCTTAGCATCTACAAGAATGCCATTGTGGATAAGAATGCATACGCAGACGAGCTTATCACAATGTTCCAAGATGAAAGGTACTTCAAGCTCAACCTTCATTCCCTAGAGAAACATGGTACCTTGGAGTTCCGTCAGATGCACGGAACATTAAATCCAATCCTCGTTAAGAACTGGGTAACTATCTGCGTTAGCTTCGTTAACATGATTCTATCCACAGAACACCTGTTCTTGGATCTATTCTCAAAGCTCAACAAGGAGCTGGCAGCAAACCAACAATCCAGCAGCACTCTCCCTAGAGAACGAATCGATCATATGATTGAAAGCGGAGAGCAATTCTACACCGTTGGAATACCTTCTGTTATAGCGGTAGCGATAAGAAATGCATTTTATCCTTCTTCTCCTTCTGGGGGAGATACTGTTGAAAGCAAGAATGCTTCGTTTGTATATAACAAGATAGCAACAGCAAAACCGCCGCAGCTTGGACTCTCGTACGTTGGATTCATTGAAGACAAACAGCTATATCGCTGGTATCTAGATCTAACCAAGATCAAATCATGGATGGACCAAGTTAGCGGACAGGCTCTTCCTGATACTGTGTTTCAAGCTCTGCTTCAAAGGGTAAAAAATGGCATTCGTAGATACTATAATGATCCTGAGAACATTTATGTCGAGGCTGCTGATGACCTAGAGACACCTAAGCTTGTTGCAATCTCTATGACTGAAAATATATTGAATAATCGATTTGGAAGGTTTGAAACAATCGACCGTCTATCCAACAGAAGAGCAAAAGACAACCAAACCATTAACCGAGTTGGCCAAGACTTCAAACAAACCCAATATGACCTTGCAAAGAATACACCTGGCATAAACAAGTCTAGAGCAATTGCGCAGGCAAGAAGACAAACCGAAAGAAGACCTCTTGCAGAAGATTATCTGGATGAGATAGAACTTTTTTGATCTTTTGTTGTATACTTATCCTTGGCAACACCATCGAAAAGAGTATATATGCTTGTAACTGACATTCAAAACAGAATTAATTCTGGTGAAAACTTATTTCATTACACTATATTTGATGTAAATCATATTAGTCCACATAAAAATGGCATTATATATAAAGTAAAATTTACTATAGATGACAAACAGCAATTAGTTGAATTTGTCGAATCTAGTGGCAAAAGATTTTTGAAAATCAATTTTGCAGATGGAAGCTTTAAGCATTTATCTGTAATTGGCTATGTATGTGGTCTTACTGCTGACAACAGGGATGCAGTTTGTGGTATTACTAATATTTTTGCAAAAAATTACAACGGAAATGAAAATTCCGGTGGAGTGTATAAATTAGTAAATCCAAAAAACAAAAGAACTTACATTGGGAGCGCCAAAGAATTTAAGAGTCGGTGGGCTGAGCATGAAAGAAAATTGTTAGCTGATCGACACGAAAACAGCTTTTTGCAAAACGATTTTAACAAATGCAATACTGCATTCGAATTTTATATTTTAGAAGTTGTAGATGACGAACATAGATTGATAGCGGAACAAAAGTATCTAGATCAATATTATGATTATCAAGAACAGTGCTATAACATTAGACAAAGTGTTACAAACCAAGGAAAAACGTTTTCTCATACACCAGAAGAAACAAGAGCTAAAAAATCAGCAAACTCAAAAGGAAAACCTAGACCCGCTCATGTTTTAGAAGCTTTAAGACAAGCTTGCATTGGGAGAAAAATCTCTGATGAAACAAGAGCAAAACAACGCGAAGCTAAGTTGGGTAAAAAGTTAACTCCCGAGCATCGACTCAAAGCTTTAAAAACACTAAAACCAAGACATAAAGGATTTAGATTGTCTAACGAGACTAGAAAGAAAATCTCCAAATCAAAAATTGGAAAAGTACAATCAGAAGAGACTAAGAAAAAGATAAGTGAAGCCAATAAAAAAAGATGGTCTGACCGTAAGAAAATGCTGGAGCAAGCAGCTAATTAAAATTGCACCCTATATCGAGGAATCGCAAGAATATTCTATGGCAGCGTGAGTGCCGAGCAAACTCACAAAATATAAACATGAAAACGGGAAGACAGCTTATGCCATCTTCCCGTTTCGTTTTTCTGTATAGAGAAGAGATCAGGCTTCCGAAGCGTCACCTACAACCTTGTCGAAGGCAGCAAGGGTTGTCTTGGTATTCATGAAATCGTTGTGGATGATATAGACAGCCTCGCTCTCGTGGAGAAGACGAATCATGTAAGGATAGACCTTACCATCGCGCTCGAAAGCAATGCAATCGAGAACCTGACAGATATCGCCCTCTGAGAGCATACCGCGTGCCTTGGTGGCAATGAAGAGAGAACCATCTTCCTCGATGATCTTTGGATCGCCGAAAGGCATGGTATGAGTCTCGACGGACTGACCCTTCTTGACGGCGAGGAGATCTCCCTCGGTAATGTCGTCAACGTCGGCAATTGCCTCAAGCTTCAACTGCTTAAGACGCTCAAGCTTTTCGTTTACTGCCTTGGAAGCTTCATCTTGTGTGGTAGTCATAGGAATATTTCTCTTTCTTCTTCTTATTGTTGTTGTTGTAGTAGTTGGTGGTTAGGAGCAGGAGCTATTCATATAACCTAACAGACAAACTGAAACGAATAAACCATATGACTCAATTTTCAATTCGAAAAAGACGAATAAGCCTTAATCTTGGCTGGATTCTTCTGCAAGAGCATCGGCTTCCTCTTGTGAGGTAAGATGGTCGAAGTGCTCAAAAAGCAGACTTTCCTGGGAAGTGTTCTGGACTCTTAGGGTAAAGAGTCTCTTGTTGTAGAAGAATCTGCATATCCAATTTGGAATAAACTTGGTTTTCCTATCAAGTCTCATGCTTGGAGTAGCTTCTTGAATGTCGGAAAGTATGACAATCGCGTTCTTCTTGATATTAAGAACCATTCCGTTGACGTCAATTACGTCAATATCGTTTTTGGAAACAAAGTAATCCCCGGCAATCGGTTTCCTTATGATTTGCTTTGCCTTCATATTTGAGGAAGAATCTACCATGGGTCTTTCAAGATATCCGTTTCTTCTTGGTCGATGAATATTTGTTATTATCCGTGAGCGAAGGGAGGTGGTCTTTTTTTTCTTCTTGCTCTTGTTGGTTTTCATGCTCTACAAGAATATCTGCAATGTACTGATATGAGCAGAATATCTCTTCTGGATTTTCATTCCAACAGCTAGCGGACCACATCTTGTTGCGATACATAAGCGTCAACTTGTATCCCAAGAGAGTTGTCTTGTCATTTGTAAATGCGCGAGGAGGTATGATTGGTTCGGCTTCGATCAAGGTGATCGGATCGTAGTTGTCTCTTAACTCGCTAATAGGTATTCCTCCAAACTGAGTAAGGGTATTGTGATCCCAAACCGTTGTCACAACGTAATCTGAACGATCTTCTTCAATGCCAAGAAGAGAATTGAAATGCAGAGTATCTGCATCTATGCTTGGAGGTTGCTTTGGAATTCTCGTGCTAAAGTCTATCTCTGTTAGAATAACGGGGCACTTAACAAAAATCAGATCTCCTGGCTGAAAGGGAAAGGGTTTGTTTGGTGATGATGATGCTATTGTTAGCGGACGCTTGCTTTTCTTGCTATTGCTGCTTCTGTTGGAGGAGGTTAATGTTGCCATTTGAGTTTCTTCTTCTTCTTCTTTTCTACATCAGTTGATTGTATCTAACGAAAACAAAGAAGTATATCAAACTACTCAACAATTATTTTGTAATCAAGCAAAAACCCGTCAACAGTTTTGTAAATCTCGGTTGCCCAAATCGCATTATCGTACATGAAATAAGCAACAACGGTCTGATGGTCTGCTGCATGAAGATGTTGTTGAGTTGATGGGTGTTCCTTGATCAACTCTTCGCTTGTTGGGTAATAGTGAATATGGGACGGACTATTGAAGAAATGGACGATGAACAGAAACTCGTCACCAGTAAGATTCAAGAACTTGTCCGTGACAAGATGATGCTGGTAGACCTCTTCACCGTTCCTGTTGTTGAAGCCGTCATGAAGAATGTTGAGAGCTTCAAAAGGCATCTTATAGATTCTTGGAGTAGAATCCTTTCTTGCTTGAACAATCGCTCCGGGCTTGTACTTGAGCTTACTGTCCACTGAACTAGGTAATGAAGATGACATACAAGCAATAAGTATCTTCTCTCTTCCCTTCTTCTACTGTTATATAAGGTTCCACTAATAAAGAAATCACAAATATTTTCCAATAATATGGATAGTTCTTTATTGATATCCACTCTCATGTTATGGTTAAGTTCAAATGGACAACTTCCTCTTTGCATTCTTGGTTTCACTGATAGTAGGATTACCGCTAACTTTCGTAGCTTCATTCTACTACTTCATCGTGATTCCAGACAAAAAAGAGGCAGAAGAGTCTATATCGGACAAAGAGATAAGGGATTTTCATAACCATCATGACGTTTAACGGACACAACCTAGAAATTGACAAGACTCTCTTCATTCCAAAGGATGAGGGATTTGAGGCAATTGTTTCTTATGGACCAAATATGGAAATCTCCTTGGACAAGGAAGCTATGATTTTGGAAATGGTCCATGCAAGTCATGGCATTTACAAGACTGCCTTTCAATCATCTGACGTTAGGTATGTATTGTATTGGTTTCGCTATCAACGAAATCTAAAACGATTCCTAAACACTTTCTCTGGCAGGACTACCCTGTTCAATGGATGGTCTGCCGAAGAGTTTCTAAAACAAAACGAATTTCATTTGTCTGAATATGGTTTACTTTCTGATAACAAGCTGTTAGATTGAGACTTGTAAACTTCTTTCTACATACACCTCCTCCAAACCAACAAATAACAATTAACATACAATAGGACACGAACAATATGGATCGCAAACAACTTAAGACAGTATTCCAAGGCATTAACGCTGGTGACACCCTAACCGTTAACTTTGGCGGAACTCGTGGCACCGAAACTCTAAAGGTGCTCAATAAGTGCGTTTGGAAGGGTAAGGGAGGTTCGCTTCTTGCCGAATGTCTGAATACAGCCACAAACGAAAAATTGAACATCGGAACGTTCTCAGCCGATCAGGTTGTAAACATTGCCGTCAATGACGGTGAAACTGTTGGACTTCCCGTTGGAACTTCTCTTCCAAAGGTCTATAAGACCGACGCAGCAAAGACCGTTGCTCTAAAAACCCAATTCCTTGGGCTTATGAGCCAACTTAAGACCGCAACTCTTACCGTCGAGGTCGAAGCTGCCTCTGCGCCAGAGCTTGAGGGCAAGTTCACTGTTAAGAACATTCGTCGTACCCCAGGACGCAATGGTCCCGTAGTCATGGATCTTGTTAGCCTCACTGATGGCAAGACCGAAAGCACAATCTCTTCAAGCCGTCATTCTGGCGTCATCGACCGCATCATCGTTAGCTCGGAAGAGCTTGAGTCCACAGAAGATACAGAGATCTGAGAAAAAGCTTTCTCAACAGCACAGAATAATGATATGCCGAGGATCGAAAGGTTCTCGGCATACTTATTTCTATGGGGTTGAAATACATCAAAGGTTTGGCAGTCCTTGCCAAAGATTCTTTCATTGAAGTGAACATGACTTCAAAAGGGCGCTATAACCTCAAAAGTTCCATAGAAGCCTATTACAGCCTTTTAGACCTTTACGATGAAACCATGCAAAACGTTTCTGACAAGGGTGTCATTGGTTGTGGTTTTGCTCCCGGAAGGTTTGAACACCAATACGAGGCAATCACTTTTTACTACAAGGGTGTCGAGGTCATTTACATTTTTCCTTGGGAAAAATCAAAGAAAAACAAGACCCATTCGTTCATTGACACCAAATACGGTTATTTGTTTGACGATTTTTACGAATATGTCAAGTTCAGATATGCAAAAGAGAATTTTGACAAATAGTTATTGGTACCAACGAAGACTTCTATTCTTGGACGAAAGGATATCTCAACACTACTATGGCATTACCAATTTTCCCATTCACAGTTTCCGCAACATCATCCTACGTCAGTGGCTCCGGCGCTAACGGAACTGTTTACGTAGGTATCCAAGGCATTGCTAGCGGTTCATTCGAGCTAGTTAACTTTGGAAACCCAACAGTGCTCTTTGCAATCGCAGCATCAGCAATTCCAGCACTTACCGGAACCTTGTCAGCTTCTTACTCTAGAAGCCTTAACGTCTGAAATTAAGACTTAACCTCTAGAGAAAAATAGCTAACAAACAACAAAAATAATGCAAAACAAGCTCTAGGATTTACTTCTAGGGCTTTTCTGCTATACTCATATACATCATGCACCTGTATCGGAACCGCCTTCTAAGCGGTAGTACCGTAAGTGGATCAATGAAGGTTCGAGTCCTTCCGGGTGTGCCAATTTGGAAAGTTGACAGAGTGGTCAATTGTGCTCGCTTGGAAAGCGAGAAGTCGTATGAAAAATGCGGCTCAGAGGTTCGAACCCTCTACTTTCCGCCAATGATGAACAGCAATAACAAACTTGCCATACCATTCTGGTTGGTAACAACATCAGTGATAATGGTCTGTATTCAGACTGTTATCTTTTTTGTTTTCTAAGCAACGGAAAATACATATGTCAGACAACAAAGTCCTCACCACAAAAGTAAATTCAAGCAACATCGAAGAAGTGTCATACGATCCTCTTATGAGCAACCTCACGGTTAAGTTCTTGAACGGCTCAAAGTATGAGTTCGTTTCCGTGCCAAAGCAAGAGTACGAAAACATCGTCACGGCACCAAGCGTGGGACGCTATTTCCAGGCTAATATCAAGGGAAAGTACGACTTTTTGAAGCTTGGTTGACCATTTTAGATATCCAAATTGACTCAAAAGTCCTAGACTAATAGACTATTTGGATAAATCAATATGAGTACAACAACAAGCGAAAAAAATAGTCAAGAACAAGATAGCGGTACAGGCAAAGTACGACTTTACAAAAGTCAAATAAGAAAACTTTGCTCTTGGTACACAGATCAAGTTCTGCTTGAGAACCCTAGCCTAAGCAATAGGCTTATCACACCAGCGTTCATGTTAGAGGTTGAACGTGCCTTGGAGTTAATCCAAAAGAAAAGACAGAAATACGAACCACAAAATACTGTGTGGACCATTCCCGTTAAGCCTGTCTATGATAGAGCCCATCATACTTTTGAAGTTGATGTAGCTGACTATAACACTATCTTGATTGTGGATTTTGAGAATCCGAACTCATATTGATTTTACCAAAGTAACAAGGGTAAAATCATGAAAATAACAAACACAAAAAAGCAAACAAAAGCCATCAGAAAATATGTAATTGGAATGCTCGCTGCGATTCTTAGCTTGTCGATGATAGTGTCAACAGCAAAATCTCAGCCATTGATGACAACTGTGGGAAGCCATATTGATCACAATACGGTAACGCAGCAGCAACAACAAATGGTTGTGTCTTCAACAATTCCAGTTGCGTATGAGAGTGGAATTTACTACAGCATCTTGAAGGAAGCTACAAAGCTAGCCATTCTTGAACAGCTTGTAATTTCCCACAATCCAGAGACAGGCGAGACTGTTTACAGCAAGTCCTGCATGGATAGAATCTATGGATGCGAAGCGCATATAGAATCTGTCGTTGATATGTTCTTTGAACAGCACTACAGAAGAGGCATCGATCCTCTTGTGCTTGCAGCAATTGCAAAACATGAAACAAACTTCAATCCATTTGCCGTTAACGAAAGAACAAGAGCGGCAGGTCTGTTGCAGCTAATGCCAGGAAGCAGATTTGCAGAAGGCATTTCTTTCATTCATTCGGCTCAAGTAAGGGCAAGATGTGCCAACTCCTACAACGCTTGTCAGGAAGAAGTTGTAGATGCCTCTGTAACGCTCCTAGAACGCTCTATAAGGCGTTGCGATAACTCTTTGAGAGAAGGACTAGGCATGTACGGCTCGGGCTCCTGTGAGGGTTCTAGACGCTTTGCCAGCTATGTCATAAGATTGTCAAATCATCTTAGACAACGAAGAGATTTCTATATGACCCAATTATCGGAAGCGTATAATCACAACTATTGTGACGGCGAAGTTTATTCTCTCTGAATCGGGGGTTATCATATAACCATGACAAAAGCAAAAAAGCCAGTTGATCCAACCACAATGCCAGGATTTTCTATTTACGACAATACCCTACAACGGTTTTTCGTAAACGATGCCTATTTCTATCTGAGAAACAAGTATCAGGTTCATTGGTATCGGAAGAGGCTTATGGCAAACGCTATCAACAAGCTCAATCTTGTTGATTGGAGACACAGAGACTTGTCGAAAGTAAGGGCATTGTCAAATGCCTTTGACAAGCATGTTCTTCAAGCCAGAACGGTGTTTACGCCTGTCAAAAATATTCCGGGGTTTGCAGCTAGAGTAACTGTTACTCCAGACACGTCGTTTACGATTTGGAATGCAGAAAATGGCGAGATTCTGCTGCCGGATAATATCAAGTACAAAGAAACGACAAAGATGGTAAATTTCACAGACTGGCAGTATGTCAATGTTTTAACGGGAGGTCATCCAGCTACGCTTATTGATAGCTTGCATCTTCTTCCGTTAGAGATTGATGATAAGAGTCCGCACTATGGAAAGAAGATTTGCTTCACAGGCAAGTCATCTCTTCAAAGAGAAACTCTTGAGTATCTTACGCTTGTTTTCGGTGCAACATATCAAGCTGCTGCTTCTGGACAAACAAACTATCTTGTGGTTCCCGCTGGTGGAGCTACAAGACTCACAGGAAAGCTAAAGCTTGTCGCTGAACGGAACAAGACCGTATCAGAAGATAAGAAGACGAAAATCATTGAGGAGGCTGACTTCATCAACCTCCTCCCGGATTTGGATAACTCCATAGATCTGACTCAGTTTATTATCTGAGCCTGAAAAACAGATCAGCTTTCTCTCTTGAGGTTCTCGTGGGCTTGTACTACGAGATCCCCTAGCTTTTTGACCAGACCAACTCTTGCAAGGATAAAGCGATTTCTTTCGCCAACCTTAGCAGAGCCAAGAATGTCCTTTGCCATAAGCTCAGAACCTTCATTGCGAAGAGCCGCCGCTTCTTCAACAATGTCAGTCAAGAACTTGTCAATCTTTGTAGCGTAAGCAACAAGCTCGCCGTCGTCAGAAGGAAGAAGTTCCTTAAGTTCATCTGAAGCATCCTTGCCTTCGTTGATAACTTGCTTAACAAGCTTTCTAATATCTTCTGCGGTTAGTTTCCTATTTGTCATTTTGCTACCTGGGCTTCCTGTTGGCTATTGCGTGGGAATGGTGTGAGTTTAAGAACAGCTTCCTTGATTGCGTCTTCAATCTTTTGTTTCATATCAGAAACAACGTCCATGTACTTTGCTTGAAGTTGAGGACTCATCTTGTTTGGATCAACAATATCCAAAGACTTGATGATGATGTTCTGTTCAATCTCTTTCATGATGATTGCCTCAAGACTTGCCATAATCTGTCTTCTGGCAAATAGATCTGAGCTTTCTGCAAGCTTATACACAGCCTGTGGATCGGTCTTCATTCTTTCAATAAGAGCTTCGCGAATGATTGCTCTCACTTCTTTTTCTTTGATTTTCATTACAAAATACCCCTAGTTTTCTTTAATTATGCTCCAAGCAAGAACTTCTCTATGTAATCAGCCACTTTGTCAAGTTCAGGGACTTGCTCTTCTCTAAGCTTCTCTGCTACAGCGAGTGCTTGATATTTCTTTTGTGGATCGAGTAATCCAAAGTCTTGAAGATAGCCCTTGGCTAGTTTAACCAAGTCTATAGTGCCTCTTCCTTGGTCGGCATCCATTTCTTCTATTACCTTGTCAACGACACCTTGAGTGAGGTCTTCTGGCTTCTGTTCAGAGTCTTCGTCGTTGTCTGACGAGTCATCTTCGCCATCAGTAGCGGTTGGATCATCTGGCATTCCGTCACCATCAAGATCCATTGGAGGTGCTCCTCCCATGGCTGCTGGATCGTCTCCAAGTGGAGAAGGCATAGGTGCAGCAGCGTTTGGATCCGCTACAGGTGGTGCTGGTGGAGCATTCGGATCAAGTGGAGGAACGGGAGGTGCTGGTGGCTGTTGTTGTTCTGACAACATTCTGGTGATTGTTGCCTTAACCATTTCCTTCAACAGAAACTTTGCCTTGTCATTTTTTTTGGAGTTATGCATCATTGTAGTAAATAGTTGTCTTTAGGGCTCATTTCTAGCCTCAAATAAGAAAAGGCTCTGTCGATTAACAACAGAGCCAATTATTGCTGATAGAGCCTACTATTTAGATGGCTTCAACTATTTTTTGACGTTGAGCAAGTTAGCGATTAGCTTCGTTACGTGAAACATAAGCTCTTGAACAACCAAGAATCCAACCGTAAGGAATGGTAGAACGAATACCATGATCCAAAGTAGCCAGGCTGATAGAGTGGTCCAATAGCTCATTGGTTGGAAATGGAACGAAGTCAAAACCCTGTTTGCCAAAACATTTATGATAAACGCTACTGCCATCTGAACAACAAAGAACAGTCCAAACGAAATGAACTTGTCAACAGTTGTTAAGACTGGAGGGTTTGTTGGAAGTTGTTCTTCACTCATTGGTTGTATCTGCTGGTGTTACAGCTTCATCACCATCAGCAGAGACAGTCTCGTCTTCCGCTGAAGCGTGCTGTTGTTGTTTTGACTTTTTTGGTTTGATGACCAAAGCAGGAACTTCTTCTGTTTCTGTGGTTGTCAAAACAATATCTCTTTTTCTTCTTGCCGCGATCATATCTTCGATTGTCTTGTTGTCCATGTTTATCTATATCCTTTTAGAATCCGCTAGAGTTAATTAGATAGCAGAGGTCGTTTCCTCTTGCTTAAGCTCCTTGTAGGCTATATACAAAACTTCCTGTAGGGCTTGGTGAATCTCTTGGTTGTTAACCAAGTCGTTGATCTGCTCAAGGGAAATTTCCGAACGCATATCCTTGACAAGCATGTTCAGAACTTCCTTCATTGCTGCTACAACCTGATTTCTGGCTGTGGCATGGTTCATATCATAACCTGCCTTGGTCATGATCTTTCCAATCTTTCTGAAATCCATCTTTTCTGGAAGGGTGATATACTTTTTGTTGTCGTCATCAACCGTAGACGATTGCTTATTGTTATTCGTTGTCATCGTTGTTTTTACCTGTCTTTTCTGCGGCACTGAGGAATTCTTTGAATATCTTTTCAATCTCTTTGTTGTCGTTGTCTTTTTTCTGTGGCTCTTCCTCTTCGACCAAATACTTGTCGTATATCGTATTCGTGTAGAGCTTTTGCTTATAGAGATTGGTTTGAATGAACTTGAAGATGTTCATATACATTGTGTTTGTTGATGCCAATGGCTCAATCTTACCACCTATATCCACTTGTTTGTCTTTGTCAAGCTTTGCCTGAAACAAATCTGGAAAGTCATGAAGCTTTTGCTTATTCATCTGCTGAATGAATGTCTTGTACTCTTCTTTTGTGTTGAGTCCAAGGAAGAATTTTAAGTAGTCGTCAAATGAAATAACCGTAGAGCCTTTGACTCTGATTACTTCTTTTTTCAGACTCTCTTGGTCCATTAGCTCAATCTTTTGTTGTAGCTGTTGTTTTGGTGCTGACGATGATGTTGTCATTGCTGTTATTAGCCTTTGTAGTTTTGGTGGCTTCTGTTTTCAAAAGGTTTGGTTCCTCGATGATGCCGAATCTCAAAAGAAGTACGTTCCTCTTCTTTGGTCCTAGCTTCTTCAAGGCAGACTTCATGTTTTGGATAAGAGCAAGCTTATCCATATCAAGCTCACCGCTATGTTCTGTGTTCAGATTCTTGTTTGTTGATTCAAGCTTCTGGAGCATCGAAGGCGACTTCTCGCTGTTTGCGGAAGACCTAGAAGAACCTGTGGCATCCATCGACACAAGCTTGTTTGTGTTAACGGCAGCAATAGCGGAGCGCATCATCTTTTCAGAGATTGCTCCCTTCTTGAAGTCTGCTTCAAGAGCTTCTTCAAATGACGTGCCTGCTGCTTGAGCAATGCCTGCATACTTGTTTTGAAGATTGACAATGTGGGGAGGAATCACAATAGGAGTTTCTGTTTCCTTTATTGCACTTCCAACTGCCTGTCTAATCCACCAAGCTGCATAGGTTGAGAACTTGAAACCCTTGTCAGGCTTGAATCGTTCAATTGCTTCTGCCAATCCAAAACAACCTTCTTGAATCAGGTCTTGCATGGATGACTTGGAAATCATGTTCTTACTGAAATACTTGTTGATGACGTGAGTAACCAACGGTTGATTATGCATAATCAAACGATTTCTGGTGTTAATGATTTCCTTTTCGTTGTTTGAATCTTTCGCTAAGATATAGTCTTCAAACAATTTCGTATTTGATACCTTGTTCTTCTTTGCAGGCAATTGTGGTGATTGCTTTTGAGATTTCTTCTTCGGAATTGCTGTTGAGGTAATGCTTATTGTTTCTGGAATTGTTGTTGATGATGATTTCATTTTTTGATCTCGGATTTTTTTCTTGCTGTTCTTCGTCTATTGTGCCGGCTGGTGGAAGTTCAACCAGAATGGACGTAATACCTTTTGCCTTTGGACTTTTCTTGTTTGTGTTAAGTGCCCACGACATATAGGTTTTTAAGCAACGAGACTTATAAGTCTCAAACTTTTTCCTGTCAAGAGGGATGCGAATCTTTTTTGCAAAATCGTACCCTTCGTTCCATGCGTCCATCTCTTCATATAGCATGGCTATGCGAAAGGATAAACTACTCTTCGTAACAATCTCAGCAACCTCAAGTACCCTTCTTTTGTATAAGCTTTTCTTATTCGTCTGGATCACATGACCTAGTTCGTGCAGGAGGAGGTACGTCATGTTCTCCTTATTGTTATAGATTTGTTTGATGACTATCTCCTGCTTGTTGAAGTCAATCTTCCCATACTCAGCATCGCTCTCCGCGTAAACAGTAAATCCAAATTGTGACTGAGAATATCTCGCAACCTTGTCGAATTGCTTATTCCAATCTATTTCATTGGGTGATTTTGAAGACTTATTGCGTTTTTGCACCTTTGTTGCCATTTCAAATCTTTCTCCCTGTTTAGGATAGATATGAGATAACGGGCAATCAAATTGATTATCAAATGCAAAAAAGAAGAGAGGCACGAATGCCTCTCTTCCCCGGTTTACACTAAAACAACAACTTTCGTTGCTAAGTTTTCTTTTTCTTACTTGCTCTGCTTAGCTCCACGAACGGCAGGAGCAGCAGGAGTTGTGGCATTTGCCTTAGCATCCTTGCTTAGTTCGTCGAACTTGGTGCAAAGACGAGCGCGAGTTTCCTTAAGATCCGAGTTCTGGACGTTGGTTGAAGCAACGATGATCTCACGAGCATACCGCTGAATCATCATAACGTTTGTTGGGATCTTTGTCGCAGCCGAGTTGAAAGCCATACGGATTTCAGGTGGAGCGTCGCACATGAAGATAGCAAGGTTGACTGCCTGGATATCTGTAAGCTTGTTAGCCTTGATGAAATCAACAAGCTTGTCCTGTAGCTCCATGAACTTGTCGTTTGGAATGACGCCGATACCAGCGTTCTTGATAAGATGCTCGCGAGCCTTGTTCCAGTTTGTGAGCACGTCTTCTGGAGTGATCACCTTGCTCTTGTATTCTGTGCAGAATGTCATGAACTTGGAGGCAAGCTCGGGACCAACCATCGAACCCGTGAGGAGATAGAAAAGATGGTCGCGGGGACGATCGTAAAGACCATTCTTCTGTAGAACGGAGTCGAGCTTGAACCAGCTACGACGATCGGGATACTTCTTATTCTCCTCATACTCGTCATTGTGCTCAAGGTTCTTTGGATTCTGGCGAATGAAGTCAACAAGCGCAGGATTGCAATACTTCTTGGCATACTCGATCCACTCTTCAACCTGTGGAACGAGGGTGACGGTAGCCGCGCGAGAAACCTCGGCAGGGTCGGTCTGATTTACCTCGTAAGTTGAACCGATGTTCTCGGCAACAATGATACGAGTCTCCGCATGAAGAACGTTTCCGTAGAAAGCCTTGGAGTCCATAAGTTGAAAGACTGCCTGCTTTACGCCAGGAAGAGCACGGTTACGCTCGTCGAGGAAGAGAAGTGCAGGGAACTCGCACGAGTTGATAAGCCAATCGCAAGGCTTAAAGCTTGTGCCACGTCCGTTTGTGGACTGATATGGAAGACCGATGATATCGCCTTCTGTCATCTGTGAAAGACGACGCTCGATAACTGGAATGCCCATCTCATAGGTCCAAATTCCATTTGTCTTGGCAATGCGGTCGGCAATCGAACGCTCGCCGCGAAGCGCGTCAACCATCTTGGCACAATTCTCTGGATCCTTGTAGAAATCCGAGAACATTTGCTCTGCTGCCTGATGGACGCCTTCGGACTTACCTACGGCGTGTCGTCCACGTACGCAAAGTGGAACGTCCGCACCGAGAGTAACGGCAATCTTCTGGAAGCTTGCCATGTTGACTGGAATTGCGAGAGAAATGCCTTCTTGATTTTTTGTAGCCATAATTGAAACCTGTATCTGTCTTGATTAGAGTTATTGTTTTTGTTTAGTGTTTGTCTGTGAACCGTTAGTTTGTAAACCATAACCTACTTCGATTTTTGAATAAACCGTTTCGGTTATTTTCTTTCACTTGCGAGCAAACTTTTTGAGCTTGTCGTCCTTGGTCATCTTGATTACAAGATCACCCTCGCGGATATACTCACGAGTACCAGTTGGTGTGATAACCCAAAGAACCTTGGAACCACGAATCATGGGCATTGTTGGAGCGTAACCGTCCGAGAGGATGATGATACCATCCCAATGCGGAGTCTTTGGATTGTTGCAATACTCGGCAATGCAGTCAAAGCTAGTACCACCACACTTTGTACGCTTAAGCTCAGGGAATCGCTTGCCCTTCTTCCACTTGAAGCTTGAAGCAAGGTCAATCTCTGTGTCGAAGTTGAAGCAATCAATCTCAACGTGCTTTGCCAATCCTTCCATTTCACCGAATAGAAGTGCGATATCTTCATTTGCCATAGAACCAGACTGATCGATGAAGCAAGCAAAGTTGCTAATGAACGTACGCTTTACGCCTGGGAAAATGTAAGGAAGCTTCTTGTTGATTCGCTTGATCGTTGACTCACGATCCTGAGAACGAACGCGACCAATGAAGGCACGAAGAATCGAGCGCCAGTCAACCTCACGAGAAAGAGACTTACGAATCATATCACGCATATCGTGAGGGAGAGTTCCCCACTGATTCGTACGATCGGCTTCATTGACAGCATCTTGAAGAATGTTGCGAATATGATTCTCAAACTCTTCCTGAACGTCCGCAGGCATGTTATCCCACATATCGTGGTCGTCGATTGGACCGACGCCAGCGAAAGGATCATCGTTTGGCTTTTTCTTCTTTTGCTCTTCGGCAAACTCACGAATCTTCTCAAAGTAAAACTCAGAAGATTGATTTGTTGGCAAGCTACGGATTAGATCCGAAACCTCAGACTTGATTGGCTTTCCCTCATGATCATGGAAAACCTGTCCGGGAATCAAAGCTGCCTGTGGAAGACGAGCCTTTCCAATAAGGCTGTTGATTGCCAAGTCTGTAGCAATGTTGTGCATACGAGCAAGATTCTTGTCGTGCGTATTGCGCTGTGTAAGATGCTTTAGAGCAACGTGGAACATTTCGTGCGAGATAATGCCCTGACGTTGACGACCGGATAGACCTGCCATGAACTTTGGATTGTAACCCATGACCATTCGATAGGATGGATTCTTCCTATCGAGTGCCATATCCGAAACGCCAACATAAGCAGTTGGCTTCTTCCAGTCCTCTTGCTTGATGATATGACGTGAGATAGAGCTTAGGAATGGCTCATCGAAGGTGAATTGCAAAAAGTCCTTTTCGAAATCCTTATATGGATTCTCACGAGGAATAGCACCTTCTGCGCCCTCTTCTTCTGTTTTATCAGTTTCGGCAGAAAGTTGTTGTGTGACAACAACTCCGAGAGCCGAAGCCAATTGACCGATTGTTAGTAGTTTCTTGCTTGAAGACATAGTTGTGTTGTTTCCTTTTATGTAAACCGTAAGTCAGTAACCATCATAGTTACACACAGCAAGATAAGAATAAACCTTTTCACGATTTATAGATTATGAGATATTCATTTTCCTGTTTGGAAATGCAAATCCCCTTGCGCTCCATCTTCCCATGAAGTTGGAATTTCTGTATTAGTGGAACCTTATAAGACAATAGAGAAGAGAGTGAGAGTGGAAGTAACTGGCAATGGTCTGTAATTGATAAATATGCTGTAGAAATAGGTATAAACTAATTTCGTTATTGTTGTTTACATTTTCCTTTTTCCATGCTAACTTATATGGACAATGACGACTTCCGCCAACAACTCCTCCGTCTCTCGCACTTCCACCGTTCGTAGGGATGGTCGCAATTCTGCTAAGCGTCTCGTCGCTGCGCAGGCTGATGCCTACCGCGCACGTCATCAGGCAGGAATTCGGGCTGAGTCAAATGCTCACCAGATTGCACGTCTGATCGAGCACTCGGGTATCACTACTGATTACCAGTCGATTCAGTGGCATTGGATCGGTCTTCCCCTTACTGGTCGGATTTCTGGCTTCATTGCCGATTTCCTTGGAGTGAAGGAAACGGAGCTTACCAACGATTCGCTCGTTCGCAAGTATTTCGAGATCCTTTGGAACCGACGTTTCGAGGGAAAGACGCACGAGAAGTGCAAGGCAAACGCTCTCAAGGATCTTCGGATTCCCGCGTGGTCTACCTTTGCCGGTACTGATAATTGCCCTTGTTGTGGGCTTAAGCTCGGTTGCGAGCATTCAAAGTTTCGTAGCATTCCCCAGGCTGAGTGTCGTACTCGTGGAATCTATCACGCCGGACGTTGCTACAGTGTCTCGGAGTGCCTTGATTGCGGGATTGTCTCGGCAGTCGATAGCAGCGATTGAAACAAAATAAAGGAAATTATGAGCCAACAAACTTGTCGAACCTTTGAAAACGGTACAAAGGAATGGTATCTAAACGGTGTTTTGCATCGTGAGGATGGACCTGCCGTTGAAAGTGCCAACGGAAACAAGGAATACCACCAGAATGGTAAGTTCCATCGCGATGATGGTCCCGCAATTGAGATCAATTACGGAACAAAGGTTTGGTACAAGCACGGCAAGCTCCATAACGAAAATGGACCAGCGGTCGTGTGGTCCAATGGCACACAGGCATGGTATCTCGATGGAGTTTTGACCAACTTTCAACAGAAGTGATCGTCAAAAATGACAGGCATCCTAGTTTTCATCGTCGTTTTCTTTTTCATTCTTCTGCCAAATTCGAAGAAAAGGCACTAACAAAAATGAGTTACAGAACATTGATCGTGGAGTTTCCAGTAGAGTCGAAGATTCGTCTTCGATTTCAAGACGTTGTTGTAGCTGGAGATAAGCCATCCGATAAGGAATTGGTTACAGCGGCTATGTTTTCGCTCGCAAAGCGTATCGAGGCTGATCCCGTTCTTGCGGCAAAGCATTTCGCTTTTACAATTTACGAGGAGTGAGAAAAAGAAAATGACTACCAAGGTTAAGCTGGAAAAGGATGGATACATTTTTGCATCCATCAAGGATTCGTCTGTAATCAAGGCGTGTTCCTACGAGAAGGGTCTAAAGCGACTTAATGTCACTTTTACCAACGGCAATGTTTACTCTTTCGACGGAGTGAGTTATTCTCGTTTCAATCGACTTGTAGAGTCTGAGTCTGTTGGTTCGTATTTCGCGAAGCATGTCAAGGGCAAGTACCCTTCGACAAAGCGAAACTTCGTTATTGCCAATGAGATTTTGCATTCTCTGAGTCGTTCGTTTCGCTGATTCACTTTCAAGAAAGAGAAAACCAGAACATGCAGCTAAATCTAGGACAGCCAAAGGTCAAGTCTACCACAAACATTCTTGAGGTAGAGATTCCTGAGCAAATGAAGGACAGCATTCCAAGCGGAAACATGTTCATCGATGCTCTTTTTGCCGGTGACGGTATTCTGCCTTCAACGGTAGCACTTGTTACAGGAATGCCAGGAGCGGGCAAAAGCACGCTTATGATGCAGCTTGCCGATTCGCTGACAGCGGCAGGGCATATCGCTCTTTACAATGGTTGCGAAGAGTCTCTCTATCAGGTTCGTCGAGTCGTTACACGTCTTGGTCTTCGCAATGGTTTCGTGGTTGGCTACGATCGCGATGTTTATGCGATCGTTGATCACGCTGCTTCGCTACAAAAGGCAAATCCAAACAAGAAGGTTTTCATTTTTGCCGATTCTTTGCAAACTCTAGAGGTAGGACGTAAGAAGGGACAGCGAGGTCGAAACCTCTCTCGTCTCAATACGCAGATTGCCGGCACGGAGATCCTTACGCAATGGGCAAAGGAAACGTTCAACGCTGCTTTCATCATCGGACAGGTTACAAAGGCAGGCGAGTTCACAGGCAAGCAGGAAATTAAGCATACGGTTGACTGCCATATGCACTTGTCTTTTCATCGTGAACATCGTCGCGGTCCAGAAGAGCGTTTTGCACGCATGGAAAAGAACCGCTTTGGTACAGCGGGAGTCTACTACAACTTTAGTCTCGACGCTCGTGGAGTGAATTTCCAGATTCCTTCTGGCGATGCCGATGATGACGAGGATACAGATACCGAGGATTGAAAGAGAAAATAAGCGAAAACAGAATTTTTTCTCTCAACGGTTTACAAAACTGTTTCGACCTGCTATATTGAGAATATGAATAAGGGAAACAAAAACAAGGCTGGTTCGCCCAACAAGCGTAACGCAGCAGTCTGCATTGCGAAGGGTCGTAACGGTGGTGCCATGCGTCACAAGAACGATCGTCGCAAGAACGACGCCCGAAATTCTTTCAAGAATCAGGAATGGTGAGAGAAAATGCTTTCCGGTCTACCTGAAATGTATTACGATAAGGCTTTTTTGCGTTGGTGTTCCAAGCGTGGAATCGACAAAAAGAAGCTTGTTGAAGGAATGCTTGAGGAACAGGTTGAAAACCTGTTTGATATCTATCAAGATAGTCTAGAAGGCGATGATGATCGCTAATCTATTCACAGTGGCTAAGTCTTGGAGAAGTGAGATTCTGATTCTCGTCTTCGGATTCTTTTTTGCAGTTTTCGCAGGTTGCGTCTTTTCTGGCGCAACTGTTTTGACAAATACCAATACGACGACAAACCAACAACAACCTCCGGTTTGTGTAAGTGGATCCTACTTGATTAGAGATAGTCAAGGTGTGTATCGCTGCGTGAGTACCGGAAGGAATTAGCTAGATTCAGAAAAAATCATCTAGCAAAAGAAAAAAGTTTCAAGTCTTGGTTTACTTTTCAATCCAAGCATGATACTTATACACATACTGAATAAGACAGTGGCTCCCAAAACACAAAGAGAGTAACTGCATCGGTTAGAAAAACTCAAGTTTCGAGTTGAGAATGCCCGTAGGGATTACATTAAAAAAATACATCTCTACAACTTTTTGTCTCTCCTCAAATAATTTAGAAAAAGACGTTCCACCATGGCGATACTTACATGGTGCAGATTGAGAACCTTTTACTACGGTAAATTGTACTAGGTTGCAAAATCACTTAATGGATGCGATTCGACACTGGTAGTCGTACCCGGCTGTAAACCGGGAGCCTTTGGCATCTGTAGGTTCGAGTCCTACCGTATCCACCAAATTATGCCGAAGAAGCTGAATAGTGCAGCGTCCGGTTGAAGCCCGGAAGGTTATGGGGTCGTTACCCATGTTCGGCACCAAGTTCAAGAAAAATGATGTTTTGCTATTTTACACGCCGCTCTTTTCTATCTCGATGCAAGAGGTAGTTAAGGGGAAAATAGATGACAACAGGGAAAGACCGAAAAATTATGCGGGATAGAGAAACGGCATCTCACAAGGCTCATAACCTTGAGTTCTTAGTTCAAGTCTAAGTCTCCGCTACCAAATTAATCTTTGAGTTTTGTGCAGGTTCTCGGGAAAAACCTGGGGTCAATGGGGGAAAGTCGCTCGATCTTTAGACTTGACAGCTTGGAAAGACAGCAAAATTTTTTTGGGGACGCATGTTCTAAGGTAGCGAGAACGCCTTGCAAGCGATCTGTTGTGGATTCGATTTCCACCGTCTCCACCAACAAATAAAAACATGACTGTTATTTAGAGAGCAGCCTGGCAGTCGGGACAGACGACAAAATATTGGAATGTAGCATAATCGGCAATGCGGCGCACTGTTAATGCGTATTATGAAGGTTCGACGCCTTCCGTTCCAGCCAACTTTATGAGTGAAACTAACAAAATTTGTGTTAAGCATGGGCAAACTAAGTTTTTGCTTTGCAAAAGTAAAAATGCATCGCGATTTAGATGTGGAAAATGCTTGTCTGATGCTGTGCAAAAACGAAGGGATAGAATCAAAGAACTGGCAGTTGAATCCAAAGGTGGAAAATGTGAACGTTGTGGATACAACAAATGTATCAAAGCTTTACAGTTTCATCATTTGGATCCAAAAGAAAAGGACTTTGGAATTTCGCGAAAGGGTCATACCCGATCTTGGGCTAAGGTAAAAGTCGAGATTGACAAATGCATTTTAGTTTGTGCAAATTGTCACGCAGAAATTCACTACGAAAATAGCTAATGCGAATATAGATCAATTGGTAGATTACTTCCTTGCCAGGGAAGATGTTGTGGATTCGACTTCCACTATTCGCTCCAAAACAAAATAGTTTGAAAACTTAATATGATGACAGTATATTTTGCGGATATGGGGGAATGGCAGACCCGTTGGACTAAGAATCCAATTCCTGTAATGGGAGTGTAAGTTCAAGTCTTACTATCCGCACCAATTTTATGCCTGCTTAGTATAACGGATTATTACCCGGCCCTTGTAACGCTGAAATGTGAGTTCGATTCTCGCAGCAGGCTCCAATTTTTTAGTAGACATGCTTCTTAGGTGTTATAGGTAGCATCCCTATTTCGTACGTAGGTGGCAACGGTTCGATCCCGTTAAGAAGCTCCAAAAAAGTTTTTGCAAAAATATCCCGATACGTGGTGAATATCAAGTCTTGCGTCAGTATGAGCTTGAGGGAGAAATGTCGATATTGACACTAATGCCTATATAGCTCAAATGGTAGAGCACCCGTTTCATAAGCGGGGATAGTCCAAGTTCGAGTCTCGGTATAGGCACCAATCTCTTTTTATGCTACAGTAGCTCAACGGTTAGAGCAGGTAGCAGAATTTGCTACCGTCGTATAATGGTTAGTACGATCCCCTGATAAGGGATAAACGAAGTTTCGATTACTTCCGGTAGTACCAATGAAATATCTCTAGAAGATATGGTTTGATCAACATACTTATAGCTATGGGGTACAAACAACTGAAAGAGTTTCGAAATAAGCGTAAGAATTTGCTAATAGCTGCTTTTGGTGGCAAGTGTCAAGTGTGTGCTTACAACAAAGCTAGAACAGCTTTAGAGTTTCATCACATAAATCCAAACGAAAAAGAGTTTGGATTCTCTACAACCAAAAATTCTTACAATCAAGCGCAAATAATAGCGGAAGCAAAAAAATGTGTTATGGTATGTGCAAACTGCCATAGAGAAATTCATGACGGTCTTTTAGAATGTCCGAAATCTAGTTTTGATGAAAATATCTTCTTAGATCAAGGACAAAAGATAGTAGACTTTGCATCTTGCAAAAGATGCGGAAAAGAGACAAAGAACAAGAATTTTTGCTCCTATTCATGTGCAGCATCAAAGATAACTTGGGATGAAGAAAAGCTTCTAGAGCTTTATGATGCCGGAACCTCGTTGTTACAGATCTCAAAACTGTTTAATGTTTCTGATGTGGCTGTAGCAAAAAAGCTAAAAAAGCTTGGCGTGTTTAAAAAATCAAAATGATACGCGGCAGGTTATAGGTTCGATTCCTATTTGTAGTACCAACTTTGTATTCCATTTTTTGGAAATACTCAATATCAGTCCGACCGCTTGTTGGTAAGCGACTCCATTTGGAGTGGAGACTTTGTGGGTTCGACTCCCACCGGACTGACCAACTTCCCTTCTTGCAAGAAGAAAACTGTAAACTGTCTTGGACGTGACAGTTATGGTTCGCGCGCGAACCATATACAGGGGTAAGAGTCCTTCCGTCTGCCCAATTTTATGTTGAATGTAGACCAATATTGGTTATGGCTAGTGATTGTGACTCACTATAATGCCGGTTCAATTCCGGTCATTCAACCCAAGTTTCTTTTTTCTCTAAACGGGATGGTTAACATGACAACTTTACACAATGCAAAATCCGTGTGGTTTGATTGGGATAAGGATGATGACGTTGATGTTGTCATCAACGACCTAAAACCATTCAAACGTAACGTTAAGCCAAAAAGAAGGGAAGCAATTTTTGCACGAGATAATCACTCGTGTTTGAAAATGCGGAACTAAAGAAGAACTAACGATCGACCACGTTAAGCCTCTGTCATGGGGCGGGTCAAATGAAATCGACAATTTACAAACTCTTTGCAAGAAATGCAACAATAAAAAGGGAAACAGTAATTGCGACGATTTCAGGAAAGTCAAATAGTTTTATTTCGATATCGTCTAACGGCAGGACGCAACGCTCTGAACGTTGTAATCTAGGTTCGAATCCTAGGATCGAAACCAAATATGATATTTTGCTCAAGATACATAGAGCACAAATTGACGAAAATCGATTGTAGCTGCATAGATAGGTAGACCTATCCATCGATTTAGTCGAAACAATGGCAATATAACTCAACGGCTAGAGTAGTCCCCTGTCTAGGGAAAGGTTATGGATTCGAATTCCATTATTGCCGCCAATTTTAAGTAACAATATGCTAGCTTAGCTCAGCGGTAGAGCAACCTCCTTACAAGTGGAAGGTCACAGGTTCGATCCCTGTAGCTAGTACCAACTATGTACGGTCCTTTTTTAGGACTTAGTACCAAAATTACGGGATACAAGCTTTAATGGTGAAGCAGTCGGCTCTTAACCGATCGAACACGGATCGTTACCGTGGTGTCCCACCAATTTCTTATTACGGAACTAGCTCAATGGTAGAGCAGCGATCTCAAACTCTTTGCAACTTTTTCGTCTCTTTATTGAGAATGCAGCAAGGACTACATCAAAATCGCTGGTTATAGGTTCGATTCCTATGTCTCCGTAGTCATTTTATATGTGCTTAGTGTAGTGGTAACACGCGAAAAATATCTCTTCGCTTTTGTCTTGAAAAAGAATGCCTTGTTGGGATTACATCTATACGGAAGACGAGACGGTGGTTCGATTCCATCGGCACATGCAATGTTTTAACAAAAAGGACACTATCTATGAGTAGAGCTAAATGGCTTTGCCTAGACTGCAAAGTGGATACAGGTAAGATTTACGAACACTATTTCATCAACACAGATACTTGGTTGTCTGTCGTTGGTTCTAAAAAAGGAATGGTTTGCGTAGGTTGCTTGGAAAAGAGGCTCGGAAGAAAGCTTGTGAGTTCAGACTTTCCAAAAGTAACAATCAATGATCCAAAGTATGCAAAAAAGATGAGTTTGAGGTTGTTGAGCAGGATTTCATAAAAAACAAACATATACCTTTGGTGTAACGGTAGCATTCTAGATTCCAAATCTGAATAATGATTTTGAGTCATATACTTATCTATATGACTAAAAAATGTGCCTCATGTTCAACGATAAAAAATGTATCTGAGTTTGGAAAAAACGGATTGAAAAAAGATGGTTTGCAAACCTATTGCAAACCATGTATGAAAAAAGCTAACAACACGCATTATCAAAAATCTAAGAAAAAATACAAAGATAATGCAAGAAATTTCAAATTGAAAATAAGAAAATTTCTAGCTGAGTTTAAAACCGGAAAACCCTGCAAAGATTGCAATCAAATCTATCCACATTATGTTATGGACTTTGATCACTTATCTGATAAAAAATATGGAATAGCTAAAACCATAGGTTCGAAATCAATAGAAACATTGATGCTTGAAATTGCTAAATGTGAATTAGTTTGTTCGAATTGTCATCGGATTAGAACTTGGGATAGAAAAGAACAAACTAAATTAGGTCGCTAGTTTAATGGTAAAATTGTCGATTCCAAATCGATCGGATCAGAGTTC